TTCTTACTCTGTTATCGCCAGTATAGAAGCAATGATATCATGGGCACAAAGTATAGCAGATGATCAAAGTCATGGCTATTCTCAAGATAACAGAACAGGTCCTGATTATGACTGCTCTTCTTTTGTCTCTTACGCACTTGACGCAGGGGGCTTTAAGGTTATTGAAGCCAACGGCGGCTATCCTTGTGACGCTGACAGTATCTGGAACGCACTTGAATCTCTTGGTGGATGGGAGCGTTATAATTACGCTGACGTTAGCAGAAATATCTTACGTGGCGATATCCTAATAAGAGAAGGGCATCACGCAGCCATAGCTATAGAGAGTAACAGAACAGTAGAAGCGTCAGGTGTTAATAGTGGACAAGGAAGTCCTGAAACAGGCGATCAAGGTGAAGAAATAGATTATTATCGTATTGAAGGGCGTTCTTGGACTTACGTATTGAGATATAAGGAAGCTTACAATACAACTACTGTATCGGGACAATCTGGAGCAACTCCTAAGCCATAAATCACAGAAGGCGGTGATATCATGACCCAAACTGAGCTTACAGCTAAGATTACAGAAATTGAAGAAGAACTGTTAAGGTTAAGAAAAATGTCTTCTGACGCTACAAGCAGCATTGGCGCACTAAGAGAGAAACTTAAGGATCCTACTAACTGGACAATGAATGATACAGAAGAAAGTATTAACGCTGATATCACAAGGACACAATCTACACAAACAGAAATAGAAAAACAGATCAAAGCTGGAGAAGAAATTCTTGAACAATATAAGGCAATGACACCTACTAACGAAGTTACAACAGCTATAGCCAAGAATACTATGACTGAAGAAGAGAAGGTACGTAACGCTGCTCTTGCTGCACAACACCCCGAAAGAGTAGTTGACGGTGTCTATTACGCAAGTGACGAAGCCTTACAAAAAGCTAAGGAAGCTTACGATAAAAGGATAGCTGAAGAGACAAAACAAGCTAACGCTGAAGCTATAGCTAAAGCTAATAATCTTGCGGCAGCTATGAAGAGAATCAACGAAACTCTGTACGGTACGGATAATGCTGAGGTGATATCACAACTTCAAGGATCCGTAGGCGGTGCAGAACTTTCGTCAATCTTAGGTAACGCTACTACTATCCGTGCAAGACAACACCTTCTTAACTTTAAAACCTTTAAGAATGACTTCAAAGAACCAAACTCAGGCAAGCCGCCGCAGAACAGAGATCCATTTCCCGTAGATCAAAAAATAGAAGAATTTGAAACACATTTACCAAGAGTAAAGATCTACACGTTAGACACTCACAATCACGGTTTACAAGCTGCTAAGGCAGTTGTCAGCCAATGTGACGCTATCGAAAAACGCTTGGTTCGTATCGAAAATAATATTTCAACGTTCTCAAGATATCTCTTTCGTATGGGTGCACGAGTAATGATAAATTGTCACTACTACGGTGGGCAAACGACATTTGAGAATGAAGGGTTGACAATGTAATGTATTGTAAGCTATAATCAGATGAAGAGGGAGGAAGACAATATGTCTGAAAATATTTCACTGGTTATAGATACAAATAGTCAAGATAATGATATTCAAAAACGTGATCAAAAAATCTGTAACGCTTTTCGGCAAGGCAGTAAAGTTGCTGAACTTGTTCAAACTTTCGGCTTAAGCAAGCATGGCATTTTAAATATCTTACACAAATATCAATTAATGTCACCTAGTCCAAAGGTGCTAAAAGTTGCAGATGCAGTAGCAGACTCTTATAATCAATATTATTCAATACGTAAGGTCGCTGATGAGCTTGGTATTAGCACACATTATGTATATCAAGCATTATTTGCTAAAGGCATAAATACTGGCGCTAGAGATGATAATGGTATTCAGAAAAACAGAAAATATTTATTTAATGAAAACTATTTCTCTAAAATATCTTCAGAAGATCAAGCGTATTGGTTAGGGTTTATTTATGCTGATGGATATGTTGCAGAGCGTGGTGTCTTGGTAATTACTTTGAAAGCTTCTGATAAACTGCATCTTGAAAAGTTTTTACATAATATTGAAGGACATATTCCATTACGTTTTGAAAAAAGAGTCAATGCTTATAGCTTAAATGTTTGTTCAATAAAAGTCACTAATGACTTAATACGTTTAGGATGTGTACAAAAGAAGTCTTTAGTTTTAACTTTTCCATCTGAAGAACAGCTTCCTAAACAGTATAGGAACCATTTTATGCGCGGTTATTTTGACGGTGACGGATACGTTAATGTAAAAAGTCGTATTTATAATAGCGTATTTCAGGTATTAGGAACTCCTGCTTTCTTAGATGTTTATGAAAGTATCTTATTATCTCACTGTCATAACCAAAAACCAACTAAAAGGATACATCAAAAAAGTTGGAACATTAATACTCAAGCAATAGCGTACAGTGGAGTATATAGACTTCAAGATATTTACAGGTTTTTATATGATGAAGCAACTATCTATCTTGACAGAAAACATGACATATTCAGCCAAATCATAACTCGTCCAAAGTCAAATGTTACAGAAGACTTTGGAGTATGAACGCGGAATTAAGCAGGAAAGCCGTAACGATACTTTTACAGTGTCAGGCAACCCGAACCGAAGGCGTTTAACAGTAAACTAAACTGTGGTGACACAGTGATATCCACAACTGGATAGTCAGGGGCAGAGCGTAGATCTTGAAATAATAGATCCAAGAGTCCGCGTTACGTTGTAACAAGTAACTTGTAAAAAGTTATATATTACGTAAAAAGGTACGCCGAGCTACATTGTAATGATGTAGAAGTAAGGATAAAAAGCCTTACGATAACAAAACTGAAATATCGTTGTATCCGTTGTATGAAAGATGATCGCGTTGGCGATGCTGCTCTGGTACAAATTGATCAGTGCCTTTGTTGTACACGTTTTGAGCCTATATTTGGTCAGGTATACGAATGTATGAATGATATCGGTGTCAACGTAGCGCAAGTGTTAGATGATCTACAAATGTCATACACGAATAACGAAGAATACGTTAGAATGTCCAGAGTAGAAGAATACGTTAATCAACCTAAAAGTGGTAAGATAGATTTGACTAAGGTACTAAAAGATCAAGGTAATGACGCTGCAGGTCTTAACGATATATGGGGCCCTGGTATTGTTATGAATTGGTCGTTAGTACCACTTGAAGAACAAAAGCCGCATATTAACTGGAGGCGTGCGAAATGTTGCGCAGAAAGAGTAGAAATACTTGGGGATTGCGCGGCCTAAGAAATTAGGTACAACTTGTATACTGATTAGTCGAATGAAGGAGTAACGTCCTGAAAGGCTAACTTTGAGACTTCCCCACGCAGTTATAAGCGAAAGCTAAATTGTGTGAAGCGGGATAAAGTCGGCTGAAGGTAACCCTACAATACTAACAAAGTATGAGAGTGGAAAAGAACGTAGCGGTACGTTTGTTACTGATAGGCCGGAAGTCGTATAATGTGTCTATGGATAGTATACCGTAAAAGGTTGACGAACCGGAGAAATTAAAGGGTCTAAAAGTTAGAAATTGTCGAATGGGCATTTACTATGTAAATAGGGCTAATGGGGTAAAGTAATAATGTCGCCTATGAAATTCCCTATACTGCGAATCGAAAGAAGCGGGCAGTATCAAGTTAGCAGGCTTATATTCGGGTCCTAAGGACACAAGTGATAAGTATATAGGAACGTTGAAAGGTAGGGAACGGGAAAAAAAGAAGTTGAGTGACGAAGAAAATAAGCACTCTTAATCCCTGCTGAAAAGTAGAGATCGAAGCGTTGATATCTCATATAATGTGAGAAGTAGTAATGAACTCAAGCCTATGCTTACAAGAATTATTAGCTACATAGGGATAATAGTAACCTAGAGATAGGCGAAGGAATTTCAAAAGGAACACGGAGGTGTCGCCCTATGGTAAACGAATACGGAAGAGAAAACATTAAGGCTAACATTAGGAACGCGGAGATTGAAGGTATGCTGGAAGTATTCGATATGCTTCATTACAGAAGCAGCATCGGTGACAACTTTGAAAACCTAACAGGACTGATCTTCTCAGACAATAACATTAGGCTAGCATACAGAAATGTCAAGAGTAACAAAGGAAGTTCTACGGAAGGAACAGACGGAGAAACTATTGACGACATAAAGGAAATGACTATGTCGGAAGTGATTGACAAAGTTAAAAACCTTACATTAAGTAAAGCGGGCTATAAGCCTAAAGCAGTAAGAAGATTTGAAATTCCTAAAGAGAATGGAGATCTTAGACCGCTAGGCATTCCTAGTATATGGGACAGATTAATTCAACAGTGCATATATCAAGTAATGGAACCTATTTGTGAAGCAAAATTTAGCAGATACAGTCACGGGTTTAGAACTTGTCATAGTGCACAACACGCAGTTGCAGACGTAAACTATAGAATAAACAAAAGTCATATGTACTATGGAATAAAGATTGACATTACAAAGTTCTTTGATAACGTAAACCATAGTAGACTCATTAAGAGAATTTGGTCATACGGTATCAGGGATAAAAAGCTAATCTATATCATAAGACAGATTCTGAAAGCAAAGATTAAACTTCCAAACGGAGAACTGATTGAGAATACAAAAGGAACGCCGCAAGGAGGAATAATCTCACCACTCTTAGCTAATATAGTACTAGACGAATTTGATAAATGGATAGAAAGGCAATGGATAAATAACCCGCGTGCGATAAGGAAAGCTAGGGAAGTAAAACCGGGAGTACTGCATAAAGGTGAAAGTTACAAGAAAATGCGTAAAGGTAATCTTAAAGAAATGTATCACGTTAGATATGCCGACGACGTAATTATCTTCGGAAAGAATAATGAAGAATGTCGAAGAATATTAATAGCGTGTAAAAACTTCCTAAAGAGAAACCTAAAACTAGAAATATCAGAAGAAAAAAGTATAATCGTGAATCTAAAAGAAAAGGGGATCGAATTTCTTGGGTTCATCTTTAAGGCAGTAGCAAAAGGTAAAAGTTACATAGCAAGAACTTGGATCTGTAAGAAGGCAAAGGCTAGAATTAAGCAAAAGCTGAAATTTATGCTAGAACTGATATCACACAGTAGAGATCCAAGACAAGCTAGGAAAAGGGTAGCTGAGTTTAACCGAAAAGTCATAGGGTTCCAAAATTATTACAGATATGCAACTATGGTCAATATAGATTGTAGAGAAATAGGATATCAAATAAACAATGCTATGTTGATAAAGTTGAAAAGTGTTAAAAGAAAAGGAAGACTAGACAAAATGGGTAGAGAACTTACAAGGTCGGAAGCTAGAAGATTTGGACAAAGTAAAATGTTACGATTTGAAAAGTCTAGCGGAGAACCGCTATATCCGATAGCTTATGTTCAGTGTGAGTATCCGAAACCGCTAAATAGACATATATGCGCATTCAGTGAAGAAGGTAGATATCTTATTCATAAGGAAATAGACCTTAATGAACTTGAATGGCTAGCAGAAGTTAATATGGGAAGCGGAGATAGAAGCATCGAATATCAAAACAACAAACTCAGTTGCTACGTCAATCAACACGGCAAATGCGCAATAACAGGTAGAGAATTCGTCAGCCCTGAAGAGATTCACTGTCACCATAAAACCCCGTTGAAGCTTGGAGGTACAGACGAATACAGTAACTTAGTTTGTGTAGAAGAAAAGATTCATTTGCTGATACACAGTACTAATGAAGAAACAATAGAAAGGTTAACAAAGGAATGTAATCTTGATTCCAAAATGATAGCCAAAGTGAATAAACTTAGAAGTATATGTGAACCATCTGTAGTATACGCAACAAGAAGAATTAGCAAGAAAAGGAAAACTTGAAAAATCAGAACTATCGTTATAAAAGAAAGTAAGCATAGGGGGAACGCCGGATAAGGTGAAAATCTTATGTCCGGTGTGGGTCCGGGGAAAAGGGGGAGATAACTTCAAACCCTTACCTATGGACATAGGCGATCGATGACGACGGCTCACGATTAGGTCGTCTTGCAAGTTGGCAGGACATTGCGGCAAATTACAGTTCAGGATCAGGCGGCAGTGGTTCCGGCATAACTGCTTCTTCTAACGGATCTGTGGCTGTTGCAAACACTAACATTAAAAATAAACAAGCAATGGACAGCTATAGTGGAACAGAGTTAAGAAGCTACATTGACGATGGCAAAGCTATTGCTGAACAAAAACTTGATCTTGCTATTACTAATTACACTAATCATAGTGACGAAGTTAGAAAGTTAATTGGTAATAGCGATGACCTAGACGTTATGTCAGTTATTGCAGCCGGTACTGCAATGAACAATAACGAGAATTACGCTGATATCATAACTAAATATCGTGCGATAGCACAAAGGTTAGGCACCAAAAATCCTGCCCTTGTTTGGACAGCAATGAATACCAGTGAGAATATTGTTAAAATGTACATTGACGGTACTCTTGATGCTTATCTTGAAGGTGACTCTACAACTACAGGAGGCAGCAGCAGTACTACCGACACACAACCTGCAGTCAACAAGCCTGACGCAGATAATGTTACTTGGACTGAAGCTGCAGAAAAGATCAAGAAAGGCATTGAAAAAGAAGGTACAAGCAGCACTAACGGGTTATCTTTGTATCCTGCTATCTGTTACCTTACTGCCGGTATGGTAAACAGCATAAAGACTACAAAATTCGATGGTCCTGAATGGGGCTTCCCGTTCACTGAAGCAGCTATGAATGATGACGCAGAAAAGATGGTAGTTATGACTGCGCCGTTTAGAGAACCAAGGCGAAACAGTAGGGGATATTACGAACATGAAGGTGTAGATCTTTGTACTGCTGACTGTAACGAACGTCCTGACAAAAATTACTCGTTTTGTGCTGTTAAAGACGGCAAAGTTATTTACGCAGGGTTAGAGTCATGGTGTAACGCAATCTATGTCGCACACTATGACGGTACCTTTAGCAGATATTTACACTGCAGAAGAGTGCTTGTTAACGAAGGTGACGAAGTTACAAAAGGACAAGATATTGGTATTATGGGTGATACAGGCAGCCCCGGATCTATACATCTTCACCTTGAGTTTGGTACCCAAAACCCTTCTAACCTTGGCAACGAAAGAACTACAAGTGTAGAGAACTGTGGCATAGATCCGTTTTCTTGCTGGGCAGCACCTACCGGTCCAGATCCGGTAACAGGAAAACCTATGTGGCAGTTGTAAACAATACAGCAATATGATAAAATTAGCTATCAAGACTACTCTTGATAGCTTTTTACTTTTAAAGGAGGCTGTTATCTGGTGGAAGTTAATATCTTAAACATTTTAGTGCCCACTGTTAAGGCTAACGCTAAGACGGTAAAAAAAGTCAGTCGTGCTTATCAGCACATGTACCCTGAAAAGAAAGAACTACCTGATATCAAGGATCAGGTAATGACAGTGATATCAGAAAAGAACGAAAAAGAGATCTTAGAAGTTCTGTCAGACAGTTTCTCGCCGGTTATTTCTTACGTTAAGAATGGCGTCAGGTTTAGAGACTTTTTAGCTAAGCGTAAGCTTAATCCTACAACAGTGATATCACACTTTGCTCTTTACAAAGTTTGTGAACTGTTATTAGGACAATGGCAAGAACCTGATATTCTTGAAAAGCAGTTATTAGGCCTGATGTATCATAACGCAAAAAAAACAAAAGATTCTGACCTTGAGAAAGCCATTACTCTCAGCAGTGAGAATGTTCTTATGTCTATGCCGTTAGTTTTTGGTCTCAGCGGATCTTACGAACTCTTTGCAATGTTACACGATATTTTTCTTCGTAACGATGTGTCTTTTGAAGAGTTTGGAAAGATACAGCTTTCTACCAAAGATTGTAAAGAGATAGGTTACGAAGTAGCTGCTTTACTCGATGCTAACGATAATCAGAAAGAAAAATTGGCTGTAGACAGTTTTGACCGTCTTTTCGTTAACGTTCGTAACCTCAATGTCAACAGCACAAAAGAACAGATACAGCAGGCCTACTTTGCGTCGTGCGTAGCTATTCTTGCAAAACTGTTTCTTAAATTCCTAAAGCAGAAGCTTAACGAGACAAAGAAGACGGAACCGGCAGAACCCAAGGTCATTATTAAGGAAGATATTGATACCAAGAAACTGTTAAAGAAGAAACAAGACGATCTTAACAAACTTCAACTGCAGTACGATAAACAACAGCAGAAGATAGAAGATCTTCAGAAAGAACTTGAGAGTGTTAATGACTACGTTGTTTTTATCGAACAAGCACAAAACTTTATCGAAAAAGTTAAAACAGAAGACAGCAACAAGAAACCGGTTATTCCTGAAGGCAAGGGCGTCGTTCTCTTTGGTGGGCATCCTAACTATCAAAATAAGATATCACAGCAGTATCCTTGGGTACAGATTGTCGATCCTACCAAATCAAAGATCGATCGTAACATCTTGATTAACGCAAGATACATTCTTATTAACTGGAAACACTTGTCTCACCAACAATTCTATGCTATTATGCCTGTCATAAGAAAGTATAAGAAGGAGATAGTATATGTTTGGTGATATTAGAGTACAATACCCTCGACTTTATCTTGTAATATCAAGCTTACAAGAATTCGGGATAGCCATCGTACTGCAGTCAGCAATCATAGTACGCTTTTTTCTGCTGGATCGTGACTTTAATGTTTTGGTGTTTGCAGTAATCATTATGATATCGGCAATGATAACGTGCAGAGTGCTAATCTTTAATGACTTATATCGGATTGCGCAAAATGACAGTATCGTTAATTCTACCACAGATCCTGACGTCAGAGAGAAGATATGGTTAAAAGGCGCTATCGACACTTATGATCTCTTTTTTAAGAAGCATAACGTCCTTAACAGTAAATTTCTCTTCTTGTATCATCAGGTAATTTTTGCTATCCTATTGCTACAGATACTGCTACAAAGTTAACGTTAATCCTTCTCAAAAAAAAGAGACAGATCAGGCACGAAGATCTGTCTCTTTTAAAATTTTTATCTTGTTGGCAGCTATGTCTTTAAAGACACGCAGTCTCTTTTGATTACTGTTTGGTGAAAAGACCCACTGAGTATCATGTTCAGAGATATCCGCAAGATCAACCTCACAAACTATGCCGTCACTGTCTGGCTCTGTTGTGACGGTTATCCATGGTGTGCGATATGGTACCCAGTCAGATATCGGATCAGAGAAACACTGAAAACCTTTTTGCCTTACAGTATTAATTTTATCCTTCTTAATTATACAATACCAAATAGTTGTGTTATTAGCAGGATTTATCACGGCCGTAAAAATCCTCCCTTAGGAAATATGTAAAGTCTTACAAGCATGGCTTGGATCCTGTTAGTTTGCCCTTTCTAACGTCTGCTACCTAACGATTGCGTAGAGTAACAAAAGACAAGCATTCTAAGCGCATCTTTACAGTTCCCACATATTCCTCGTTGTTTTTTCTACCCGTGCCTGACAAATGTCGGTAGCGTTGCTTGTACCACAAACTGATATGATATCAATACCTTCGTTCCAAGTATCAGGTTCTCTGATAACCGGCCAGGGTGTATCGGTTAATTCGTTATCAACGCCTCTGTTGTGTGCACTGTTAACACGGTTAGGCAACTGATAAAGGCCAAGTTTATCCTTATTTTCTGACGTGTCAATACCGATAGTGCTTTCTTCTTCAGAGTTACTACGGTTAATTTCACTGTTAACAGTAGAAGGTTTATAAACAAGCATAGGTTCTGCCATAACAGAAAATCCTCCTCTTCTTTTTTTTCTTCCCTTATAACACTTGCTCTTTTTTTAAAGTTTATACCATTCGTTGCCGTCAAGAGTATTACCGTCATATGTTTCCGTAAACTGCCACCCGTAATGGTTAAGTTCGGGGTTTTCACGTTTAAGATCATTATGACGACTGTACTGTGCTACCCACACAGGTATCTGTCTTGTAGCAATATCCTTGATATCAAGATAGTCATGGAAGTAAGAGTAGCTTGCGTAAATACCTACTTTCTTGAATTCCCAGTTAAGCAAGGTATCAACTGCGTACATAGTTATCTCATGGATATCAGACACTTTAGTAGTCTCGTCTTCCATATCCCACCATACACCCAGTGCAGGTTCATCGTAACCGCCCCAGAACTCGTAAACTTTGTCATTAATGAACTGTGCTTCAACTTTAGCCAGTTCGTAAGTATTCATCTTAGAGTAATAGTAAATACCTACAGGTAAGTCTTCCTGTCTTGCTTTATCTAAGAAAAGCGTAAATTTTTCGTCAAGCTCAGGGACACCGTTATAGGTTAAACCTAAGCGTAAGATAATACCATTAGCGTTAAGCTTTACAAGGTAATCTATTATGTTATCAGATTGCCAAAAAGAGATATCAAAAACTCTCACGGTATTCTCTTCCTCCTCTTCTTCTTTCCTTTTAAACCTTGCTTATCATATCCTTAGTTTTATCCATAAGTGAAGATCTTATTTCAGAAAATGTAACTTTGCCGTCACAGTTTTTATCAAACAGTTTCAAGATATCACTATCTGCAGGCATTTCACCTTCAGGGCTGTTTTTCCAGCTGTCTGTGCAATATTTGATAGCTGCCAAGACACCTGCTCCGCCTATGGCAGAAAAGCCGCCCCAGCAACTTGACAAGTCGAAATGATAGCCGTAAATCGCGTTAGCCAGATAACCTATAGACCATAAGAAGAACAATCCGATAAACATTAAAATAATGATCTCTGATACATACTTTCTTACGAGGCCAAAACAGACGTCAGTAATGCGTCCTACTTTGTTAACCATTTCCATAACACCATAGCCTCCTTTTCATACTGCTGATAAGTACTGTGTTTCAATCCCGGTAACAGACATGTCCAGCAGTATAAGTCTAAAGAAGCCTCCAATAATGTGTCATGACAAAGTATAATAACTTTGTTCTTTGTCTTAAAAGAATACCTTAGTAAGAAAGGAATTTTACTGATATCAAAGATAGGTATTGATATCATATTGTCTGTAAAAATAATGTTTTGTTCCTCGGTAACGTAACCTTTTTCTACAAGTATATGCTTACTTTCCTTTATGATATCAGATATCTTCTCTTGTACAGATAGTGACGACTTCGTAAACTTGATCTTAACCAATGCCAAAATCTTCCTTAGTATGACAAGTATCTTCTTTCTACAATATGCCGTCATTGACCTTACTTCAGATAAAACTTCTTTGGTTATCCCTTCTTATGATATTATCTTGGATAATACTTTTCCTGTTCTTTGGCTTTTCTCTCTAACAAGTCAATTCTTGTTTCAAGCTCGACAAGATAGTAACCAAGCACACCAATAAAGACAGCAGGCAAAGGATACGTTATAAGACAGCAGACAAAACCTACGATAAATAATAGTCTTGCTAATATTAACAAGGCAGGCTGAAGTTTTACGATCATACTTTGAATTAAAACCTCTGTTTCAACAGGTGTCAACCCAAAGACTGCACCTACAGTACTCTTGATCTTTTGCATTGAGTAATCTCCTTTCATTGCTTAGGTAACACAATCCTTTTTACTCCTGCACTACGAAGAATTCTAACTATAGTTTTCTCTATCTTGGGCTCTATAATATGTCCTGTAAGATCTTCGCAGTAAAGATATAAGCTTGAATCTTGTAATCTTGACCTGTCAGCCGCCAGTATAGCACTAACCTCAGGGAACATATAGTCACACTGTTCAGGCGTTCCATAATTATCGGTAATGCCTTCTCTTTCAGCAAAAGAGCAATAACCGCTTTTTCTGCAGTTGATAATACCACTTTTGTCAGTAAGATATCCCGTTGATATCACGTTATCGTCCTTGTCAACGATAACACATCCCAAATTACCGTAGTAACAGGTAGATCTTTTGCTAACTGTCTTGGCAATCTCAAGGTAATAAGAATCTCTCTCATTTTGGTTCATCTCTTATCCTTCCCAGTAGATGTGTGCACCAATCCCACCCTCACGACAGTCACAATGGATAAACTGAGAATAGGGGTAGTATCCGATTCCGTCCCAATCCATTTGTTCTACGTACCACAAGAACTCTGGCATAGTTAACCCGCTTGGACAAGCTACGTCAGCGGCGGTACCTTTAGTATGTTGTGAGTTAGGTACTCCGCCCACGCTTTGGTTATGCATAGGGCATCTGTACGCACTGTTTATTATAAGCGGTACGCCGCCAATGTTAGATCTAAGTTCTTCTAACAATTCGATCAGACGTGGATCAACCTTAAGGCTATGTCCGCAGTTACAGGTGCCTTGATCTTGACCACGACACCAGAATTCGCTCTCGCTAAAATGTTCTGATAACATTGTGTCTCGCTCCTTGACATTATTCTCAAGAAGCCTCCTCTGATCGACAATGTATCTTTAACAGAAAAAGAGAAAAGCCTGTACCTTTGTAATTTACCGCCAGACAAGTACGAAGATTTTCTGCCGGTATTTCTTATAACTTTCATTACCTAAGGTACAGGTCTTATTTTTATCCTTTTACTCTAAGATTTCTTCAATATCGATCTTAACGTTTTTGATCAGGATTGTGTCATCTTGTCTTTTTCCTGCTATCACAAACGGTCCTTTTTTGTCTTTGAGTGCTTGTCCGTTATGGTTAGCGTAGTCACTTGCAAACATAATCGCTTTTATCTTACAGGCATCTATGGTTAAGTTACAGAATAACATTAAACGCCCTTTTTTGTCTGTACGTTCTGATATCGCTGTTACACTGTTAACTTTGATATCTTTAAAGGAAGATCCATTTTTAATACTGTCCCACCAGCTACTGTAAGTTATCCTTGCACCCAACAGATCTTTCTCAAGTTTCTTACACTCGTCTTCGTTCCACTTATCGACGTTCTTTCTTTTTGTCTTCTTATCTTTTCTGATATCAAGGACCTTGTTGTAAAGAATAAAACGATTTTCATCTTCAAAGGCAAAGGCACCTGCAAGAACAAGGGTAAGAAATACGTTAAGGCGCAACGTCTTTTTTGGAAGACGACTGTTGATATCTTCTACACCCTTGTAAAATCCGTTCTTCTCTCTGTCAGATAAGATATCAGCTACTGTACTTTCCCCGATCCCTTTAACGCTATTAAGACCAAAGAAAATTTTCTTTCCTTTAGAGTCAGCTGTAAAATCCTTGTTAGACTTGTTGATATCAGGAACAGCAAACTGAATATCCTGTTCCTTGATCGTAACAAAGTACTTTTCTTTCTTGGCATCTTCTGCTATCGACAAAACTGACGCCCAAAAGTAAACAGGGTAGTGCAGCTTAACGTACATAGTATAGATTCCCAGCAGGCTATAACAGGCAGCGTGACTACGGTTAAAAGCGTAGCTTGCGTAGTTCTCAATACTGTTAAAGAATGATATTACTTCGTCAGCACTGTAACCTCTGTTAATAGCACCTTCTATCTCATCACCGTACTTGCCCTTGGGGTCATACCAAGGCAGATTGTCGTTATCTTCCCATCCGTCAGGTCCTTCGCAATTTTTCTTACCATAGGTATGACAACGAACCAGCATAGGCCAAAGCTTGGCTATTTTTTTGCCGATAATCTTCCTCGAGATATTGTCTGCTTGGTTGTCGTCAAAACCTGCTATTCTTTTAGAAATGGCCATTACCTGTTCCTGATACACTATAGCACCATAAGTGATATCAAGAATATCGTCACAACCCCTGATCGGATATTGTATCTCTTTCTCTCCGTTCTTAACGGCAGCATAGTCAACGTGCATATTACAAGACAAAGGTCCCGGTCTTGCAAGTGCGTTAATTGCGATCACGTCGTCAAAACAGGTAGGTTGGATAGTGTCGATAATCTGTTTCATAAGATTACTTTCAAGCTGGAAGACAGCGTTAGTTTTCTTTTCTCTGATAGCTTTGTATAACTCTTTATCGTTGATATCAACTGTTTCGTAAATGTCTCTTATTGAGAGTCCTACGTTTTTAACGGTTGTGTCTAACAGGTCAAGAGTTTTTAATCCTAACAGGTCAAGCTTACAAGCTTTCATCTCGTCTACCTGTGTGCCTGTCCAAAGAGTAACAGCTACACCGTCAAGATATCTGACAGGGAAGAGATCACTGACAGGTTTCGGCATTACCAGAATACCGCTTGCGTGTACACCCATTTGTCTTGGTATACCTTCAAATTTTCTTGCAAGTTCAAAGATATCTTCATAACTGCTTTCAAGTTCTTGAAAACGTTTATACCTTTCTCTGTCATCTAAAGATCCGTCAGCCCAACTGTCTATCGTTTTAAAAGAAAGATTAGGATCTTCTGAAAGAGCGTCAATAGCCTTGGATATTTTAAGGCTTTCCGTAAACTCAAGACCAAGGACACGGGCTACGTCCTTAATAGCACTCTTAACCTTAAGAGTAGTGAAAGTGCCTATGTGTGCGACAAACTTTGTACCGTAAGTTTCCTTGAGGTGTTTGATAACTTTGTCACGTTGTGCCCAAGATACGTCATAATCGATATCAGGAATAGCTGTTCTGTCTTTTGTCATAAAACGAGAGAACCAAAGTTTCATTTTGATAGGATCGATCTTCTTGGTTACACCTAAACACAAGAGTGTCAAACTTCCTGCTGCAGATCCTCTGCCGGGACCTGTAGGTATGTCGTTGATATCACACCATGTAGCCAGTTCCTCAAAGGCAAGGAAGTAAGGCGCAAAACCTTTAGAACATATAATATCAAGTTCTTCTACAAGTCTTGTCTTGTAGACTTCTCTGTCAAGATCGGGATTGTCGTAAAGATATTCAAAGAGTCCGGTAGCAGCTTTCTCATACAAGACAAATTCTGCAGTCTTACCTTCTTCTACCTTAACAGCAGGAAACAGGTGATACTCTGATCCAAGTTTAATATCAGGATCTACTTTATCAGCTATTTCTTGGGTAGCAGTTAACGCTTGCTTACAAAAGCTAAGATAATCTTCTCTATCTTGTTCTTTAAACTTAGAAAACTTTTCTACCATACTATCGGCTTGTTCTTCAAAGGCCGATATCATTTCTTCTTCGCTTCTAATCCAAAACACAGGCGAGTAATGCATACGTGCCATATCAGCTTGCTTGGCGCCCGTACCTATGCACAAGAGTACGTCATGATCAGCAGCGTCACTTTGATTTATCCAGTGAGAGTCATTAGTAGCAATAACCTTAACGCTATGATCTTGTGCCCAGGTATGATAGAACAGATTGACTGTCTGTTGCTTCTTAATATTTAACGGTTGAATTTCAAGGTAAAAGTCGTCACTAAAGATCTTTTGCATTTGACTAAGGTACCAAGCAGCAAGAGACGTCTTTCTGTTGTTAATCATTGCAGCAGCAAAGTTAGCTACACATGCTGTAGTACAGATAACCCCGTCATGATACTTTCTCAAGATATTCATATCACAGTGATATCTGCCGTTAAAGGTACAAGCTTTGCTGCTTTCGCTTTGGATCTTAACAAGGTTGTTCCACCCTTGTTGATTCTTAGCCAAGAACAAGATATGAAAACCTGACGTGTCATAACCATAATCTTGCCAAAGTTGTTTACGATCTTGCTTGTCTAAACTTTTGATATCAGCCTCAGTCCACTTACCTGACAGAATAGCGTCACGTTCTGCAATCTTGTGTCTTTCTTCGATGGGCGCAGACAAGATTTTTGTGCTCACCGTAAAATATCCTTCCATTCCTAAGATCGGTTTTATTCCTTGCTTGAAACATTCTTGTTGAAAGTCAGGAATGCCTCCAAGGTGATTATGATCCGTTATTGCTGTAGCAGTCCATCCAAGTTCTTTACTCTTTCTGACAAGATCGGGTATCTTACAAAAACCGTCAAGAAGACTGTATGTACTATGCTGGTGCAATCCAACGTAACCTGTCATAAAAACGCGTCACCATCCTTTTACAAGATCGGTTCTACCAAGTGCCAGATATCATTGCTAATATCAGCAATAGGTCTTATGCTGGTACCGTAAGTACAGTAAATAGTAGCCCAAGAACGCTTGCCTGCCATTCTTTTATAAACGTTGTAGACCTTTTCAAGATAATGAATGTTCTCCTCGTGAATATCAGAACTGTCTCTTTGTCCCATTTTTAAAGACAGCGAAGGTGACACGTCAAGAAACAAGGTTAGCGACGCCTGCGGTGCACCAAGCTTTGTGTACTCAAGTGACGTCACCCAATCAAGAAAACTGTTTCTCTCTGTCTTCTTTACAATCTTGGAAGCTTGATATGCTACGTTAGAACTGACGTAACGATCACAGACAACAACACCACCTTGTTGATAGAAGGAATACCAACTGTCTAAACTTAAAAACCTGTCAAGCGCGTAAAACATAGCTACGGCGTAAGGACTAACTGTCTCAGGTTTCTGTCCAAAGTCACCATTAAGATACTTCCGTAAAAGAAGAGAAGACTCTGAACCATAGTTAGGGAAGCTTACCAGTTTGGTCCAAAAGCCTTCTTTTATAAGTCTGTCATACAAAATCTTTGCTTGTGTCTCTTTACCTGACCTATCAATGCCTTCTAACACTATCAGTTTTCCTGCCATTCTTTAGTCTACCTCCAAACAGTCGTTATAGCCTTACATAGTGCTTCACTGTCTTTACTTCTTCTGTAATTTCTACTGTCTTCCACCCATTAGTTACAGTTTCTATTTTATCTTCAGTTTTTATCTTTAACGTTAGTATCCCCCTTAATCCAAGCTATAACTTTTGATATCAAACTTTGTTTAACAATCTGTCCTGTACTTTGTTCAAAGAGATCACCAAAGCACCAAACGCTACAGTTATTTTTGTACTTGCAGATATCACAGACAGCGTGAACTCTCTGCAGTCTTGACCATCTGTTAGGCTTGTTCATTTGGAGGCCCTTCTACGATAGTGTAAATATTGTTAGTCAACGGGAGCCTGTACTCTAATATATTGTTAGACAGCGCTACTCCTGTCCCCATATGTAAGATCCTGATATCACCCGGATATTCTAGAGTGCCTATCATAGTCTCTTGGTCGTCATTAAAAACGATTGTTTTGTCGTCATTACCTATAGCGGTAATAGTACACGACAGCTTTTCCTTAGCTGTCAAAATAAGGCCTTTTTCCTTAACTGTTAAAATAAGGCCTTCACTGCCAAGTTCGTAAGTAAAGCAATACCTGTCGATATCACCAAGTGTCTTTTCTTTGTTTCTGTTACTTACGAGAACAATATCGGTCATAACTCTCACTCCCTTTTTAAGTATGGTCAATAAGGTAAATCTTCTTATCCCACAGGTTTTCTGCAAGTTCGATACCTTCGTACAAAAACTGTTGAACGGTATGCATAAAGAAAGCCTTGTTCATACCTTTTGCTGCAAGGTTACAAATGGCTGCAAGATTACCTTGTCTTTCATACCGCTGTATCCCGTTTTTCACCATACTAACTTTAAACGGTATTAAAGTATTATCTGCAAACCAAAGTTCGTAATGTTCGCCTTTCTTAAGGTGTCTTTCTCTTACCTTATTGCTACCTTCTGTTAAATCGCGCATCTTATGTCCTCCACGTTAAATACTGCACTCCCGGCTTCGTTACCAAAGCCCCTTGTAACCTTACCTATGATATCGACATACTTTGGACTTCCTATAGCCTTGTATGTCTTATCCTTGTTCCAAGCCCAAAGTTTGTAAAGGTTTTTGTCTCTGTCAACAAGGTGCAATTTAATATTGTTAGGATTATTCTTTGAATGTTCGATATCAACAACGGTTAACCCTTTAACGATAAATACCGGTTCAGGAAACAAGTTATTATCTGACGGTATCATAGCGATATCAGACATAAGCTTGTTGTTAACGTCAGCCAACGATATCTCTTTGTCAACTTCAACTACTTGTTCTTCTTGTTTAAACTCTGACAAAGGTATCCTGATATAACCGTTGAGCTTTGTCTGAAATGTTTCAAGATCAGGAAATAAGGATATACCGCAAGCTTGCTTGTGCCCGCCATAGTCATAGATTATACTTTGTTGTTTTAGTCTTTCAAGATAAGGAAGCATATCAAACCCGTTAGATCTCATACTTGCAGGCCAAGTAGTACTGTTAGTCCTTGTGTAAACAATAGCGGGTTTGTTAAATACCTCAACAAGTTTGTTAGCTATCAAGCCTGATATCCCTGCAGGATAGTCAGTAGCGTCAAATAAGCAGAAGGCATTAAAGTCATAGTTTTGTGCCAGAGCTATACTTTCAGCTTGCTTTGATAACGCCTTCCTGTCTCTATTAATACTGTCAATATCTATTATCCTTCTCTCAAGACCTGCCGTATCACCTTCATAAAACAGAAAATCTGACGCAAGTTTAACCTTGCCCATACGTCCTGCGGCGTTAAGCTTAGGCGCAAGTTTCCAGGCAATGTCAACTGTTGTAGGTTGTGATATCCCTTCAGCTATAAAGAATTTTTGGATATTGGGTACAAATCCTTGTTCGATCATCTGTAAGCCTGTTCTTACAATAACCATATTCTCCAGCGTCATAGGCATAACGTCAGCTACTGTACCTATGGCAGCATAAGGCACAAGCTTCCAAGCTTCTTCCTTCCCTAAAATGTCATCTATATTCATACAGACCTTCCAGGCTACAGCAGCACCACACAAGTGGTGTCCTTTACCGTTAGGATCATACCAGGGATCACAGACAGGAATGTCTTTTATCTCTTCCTTAGGTTGGTGGTGATCCGTTATGATCAAGGTAATGTTATGATCTTTACAATACCTGATAGCAGGCAGGGCGCCTATGCCGTTGTCTACCGTTACTATAACTTCGTCGCCTTTAAGTTTCTGTAAGAACGATAAGCTGAGACCGTAGCCTTCGTGTCTCTCAGGATAGTAAACAGAGACATCAGTGCCAAGTGTTTTCAGATAGTTACACATAATGTATCCCGCTGTTAAACCGTCAACGTCATAGTCAGCAAACACAATTACTTTCTTGCCTTCGTTAACAGCTTTAATAATGGCAGCAGATACTTCATTGCACCCATATATCTCGTCCGGGTAGTCAAGACAGTTAGCAGGGTCTGTTATAATTCTTTTAATATCTTCGTACTTGTATCCCCTGTTTAACAGTACCTTTGCCATAACATTACCTATGCCTATCTTCTTGTACTCGTTTTGTACAATTTGTAAGTAAGGTTTAAAGTATTCTCTGTCTTTTATGATCCATTTCACCGCAACGTCCTCCTTTGTTAGCCTTTATTATACCATAAGACAGCAAGTTTGGCAATAAAAAACTCCTTGACTTTTTCAAGGAGGGACACAATTTTGTTAAACTTGTTATGTCTTTTTGTTGTTTCCTTTACGATTCCTTTTTATGTTAGACTTATCTAAGGCTAAAATACCTGCCAGGGTTTCCGTTGCAGAACGCCTTCTCGCGTTAACGAAGTTAATGTGCAAGCCAAATCTTTCTGCTACTTGTCTGTCGTTCCAGTCTTCAAGGTAATACTTGACAATAATCTTCCTTTCAAGGGGAGTAAGTCTTTCAAATAACCGAGAACAACCTAATCCTATAATCCAGCTTGTGTCAGGAATACCCATTTCATTTTCACACAAGCTGCCTTCAAAAGGATTAGTCTCTGTTACAAACTCAGAACTGTACTTTTGCATGTACTCTTCATACTCGATATTGCGATAATGGATATTGGCAGGATTATCAATGAACTTCTTTATGTTTCTCGCAACCTCGTAACAGTAAGCGTTATAAATGTATCCCGTAAAGTTACGACCAAGTTGTCGATATCTTTGTGCCATAACCATAAAGGCAAACTGCAGGTCATTCATAATCTCTGCTTCAGGCAAAGACCCATAAGTTTCTCTGATAAAGTTAAAACGATAGTAAATGGGTGCCCTTACTGTTGCACTTTGTTGGTTACGTTTTAGTGCTTGTTTTAACTTTGGATCTCCGATAAAGTTAAGAATGAAACGTTTCATTTCGACGTCGTCGAAGTTAATCTGGGCACTTTTTAGAAGGATAAGGTATTTCTTAAACAAAGGATAAAACTTGTCTAATAGTGACATCATTGCAAGGTCTGATTGTTCCTTAGCTGAAGGGTCCGTAAACTGTTTTTGATATTGCATTACAAGGTCTTCTACTTCTTGCCACTCATTTATATTCTTATAATAGTATTTTTTTTCTTCTACCGTACCAGGGGTTTGTACGGTGTTTTTCATCTTTGATTACTTACCTTTCTTGATCTCTTCTACCGTTAACCATAGGTTAGTTTTACTGACAAGTCTCATACAGACAAGTTCGATATCAGGATATCTGTACTGAAACATCTTTCTTTTAATCTTAAATACGTCTGTCTCTTTTCCTTTAACGTCTACTGCAATAACTCTTTTGTCAGACATTGTAACTACGAAATCAGCTATGTAGGTTATCGCCCTTACACTTTTCCCCGTATTCTTGTCCTTAAATTTAGGCTGTAATTCGAAGGTAACTTGGTTCTCAAAACCGATAACTTCTTTGTCAGCTTGCATTGTTAATAACAGAAGATAAAATTTTGACTCCATAATCGAGTCAAATGTGATATCATTAATGCTAACCTTGTAAGAGTTATACTTACCATTTCGCGCCTTCTTATCCTCAGACATTTCAGGTAAGTGAAAGGTCTTAACATACTTGTTGTTCTTCAGTTCCTTGTGATATTCTGCAAGAACCTTTGACTTGTACGTTATTCCGTCTATCTCGTATCCTTTGCTTGTCTTACTGCTTTTTGTCGTTTTCTTGTACGCCATTGTCTTTGTCTTCCTTCTTGGTATCTTTCTTAACAGTATTCTTTTTCTTCTTATTAACGTTTGTCTTTATCTCAACAGGTTTGTGTCCTATATATTCTTTGATTTCAACCATGGCTTATTCCTCCCTTCAACTGCGTGAGTCCAAGATCGACAGGCACCCATAACGCTGCATGACGTACAAACAGGACCTTCTCTTGGATAGAAGATTTTGTTAGCTATACAGTAACCTATATTTGTAATAGTCGTTTTTAGTCTTTCATAATCAGATTCTGCCCTGTAAGAAAAGGTATCGGTACAATGTTTTGTATTCCTAACGTGAATGCCTATATTGCGTCCTGTTTGTTGTTTCAGTGCAAAACAAGCAAGGGAATACCTTAGGTTCATATCGGTTCTAACCTGATCAGTGTGTTTATCGTTATAGTCCATAATAAGAACTGCAGGTTGATTAGCTTGGTTAATCGATACACAAGGTATCTGTCCTCTGATATCAAACACCAAGTTATCCTTACCATAAAACAATAGTGCGTAAGGAATCATAATATCTAATATCCGAAGTTGTACACTTTCAGCCCACTTGTATAAAGAGTTAAGAGCTGCGTAGCCTTGCAGTCCTTTTCTCTGATTGATAAGGTCAGAGTTAGCCGCCCAGACCTTATCCCATTCAAGCTTCAAAGTTTGCATATCAAGAACTGTACCTTCCATAAGATTAGTGAAGAACATTTTGCTAACCTTGTTGATACAGCTTTTGAAAGTTCTCGGTACTATAGGTATGACTCCTCTTTGTGCCATTTCGAACTGTACAGGACAGTTACTGTAAGACCATATCTGATCTTCTGATAGAGTTATAACCTTGCTCATAAGAGTACCTTAACTATCCAACAGCAAAGAGCAAAATCTTCTACCGGTGTATTAGGATTAGGACGTGCACTGACTACAGGCATATCAACACCAAGTTGTCCTTCTACTATACTAAAAATATGTTCTACGTGCTCACCTTTGATATCACATTGTTTTGCAAGATCAGCAAGTTTTTCCCTTGCCCTAAAACAAGAGATCCAAGTACCGTCATAGAATAGATTGTGAACAAAGGCTGCGGTTTCCATTAGCTCAATGAAATAAGGATCACAGTTAGGACGAATAATACCCTTTTTTGTGTATAGTGCTTTTAATACACTGATTACCTTGTTTGCTTCTTGCAACTTTTCTTCTGTACCGTATTTTGTTACAGCTTCTTGAGCAAACTTAGCAAGTGCAGAAGTAGTTATTGTTGAAAGATAACGATCTATAGTTTCTTGCTTGATATCAGACATAAAGTACAGTCCTCCTAATCATTTTAGCCAACAACTGGGGAGTATGTTTTTTTCTGTTACAAACATTACGTTTCTTGTCAGCTTCGCACATTTCACACTTTTTATAACTTGGATCATAAGAACGACACCCCCAGCACAAGGGGCACGGATCATAATTAGCACAAGAATGTTGATAGCCTAGAGTATCGTATTTTGTTTTCATAGCAAGACTTCTTTCTTACTGACTTGAACATTGTCTAACGTTAATGTCACTTCAGCTGATAGGTAATGTGTACTCTGCTCGTTAAATCACCAAGGACTTTCCCAAGTCTTTTGATCAAGTTGGAATCCGTTACACGTTATTGTACCTTGGATATAGGCATTTTCTACTTTAATGTTAACGAAACTACCCACTCTCAGATCTAAGTATTTTTGTTTCGGTAATGACCAAATTGTATTGTACTCTTCAACAATGTCCTTCATAGTAATGATTTCCCTTTCTATTGTACGGTGCTTAGTTCTTCCATCTTGTGTACGAACTTCTTCATATGATCAAGACAGATAAGATAAGGTCCTCCGGGTATAGGGAACTTAAACATAGGTTTTGTTGCAAACTGTCCTTCCAGTTCTCTTGCTGCAGTATCATGGTTAATACCTGTACGTTTTTTTGCTTCTCTGTTAGCTTGCATACGTTCTTCTGCACAGAACCAACAACAGCTTGATCTGTTACCGTATATTAATGCTTGACTGTTAGTTTGTAATCCTTGTATTGCCATTGATATCACTTTCCTTTACGTTTTGTCTGTTAAAAGCGTCAGTACATTCTCGTATCTGTTCCGAAGATAAAGCTTTAGCTTGACAGAAAGTCTTAAAAATTTTGGGTGCCTGAAGTGCCAGCCAGTCAATAAAGACTTCACTGATATCACTTTCGTCACCCAATCCTGATTCTCTTAAAAAGGCGTGAATAATTTCGTGTCTTAAAGTTTGATTCGTTATCTCTTCCAGATCACCAAGAATATCGTTATAGTCATTGCTTCTTGTAGCCAAATCTTCTACGGTTATAGTTTTAACAGTATGATCACAGTAACCTTTGTTCTCTTTGAAGTACCAGTCAGGCATGTCTGTTGCCTTAACGCACCTAACGTAATAATCAGTGCCGAGAATAGGCAACGAAAAACCTTCAAGTCCTTTATCTTGTGTCAGCATTCTGCTAAACCTCCTCTTGTTTTAGATATTGTAGATTAATGCAGAAAAACGATCCATTGCTTCCTGACTACATTCCCATACTCTTGAAAAGTCTGTTTTAAAGTAACAGAATGTTCTTCCCTTAAAAGACGACTGTTTGTTCTTGGCCCACAATATCTCGATAACAGGCAGTTTGAAGTCGCTGTCGTCTTCTACAGAGTAGATAGCAGCTGCTTCACCTCTACGAGATACGTCATTGTACAGCAACCATATAAGGCTTGCTTCGTAAGCCCATCTTCCTGACTCTTTGATATCAGCTATTGTAGGTCTCTTGTTTTGATCAACCTTTCTGAGATGGATAGTGCCAAAGATAGGACACTTGAGTTCTTCTACGGCAAGCATTTTCATACGAGACGACGTATAATCATTAAGTTCTTTATCTGTGCTAAATTTCCTGTTTGCCCAAAAGATATCAGAAAAAGAATCAATACAAACAAGAAGATTGTAGTCAGTATCACCTGTGTCAAGTTGCACATAATTTTTAAACCTTTTACAGAAGTCGATCAACTCTTCACCTGTACGGATAGTGGTACCGTCAACAAGGTGAAAATATGACGTCGTCTCTTTTAACCATGAGTAAGCGCGATATCTTGTGCTAGTCTCGAAGGTATCGGGATCTTCGTTAAGGTTATCTGCTATAAGCGTACCTCCTGCTGTGATATCGTCGTACAGATAAGAATAATACACAGCAGCTTCGTCACTGTCAAGGTCTAATGTCTTTAACTTCTCAAGGTATCGTGCGGGTTTGGAAAAGACCGATATAGGTATGCCCGGTGATTCCTGTCCAAGTAATTGCGCATGGCTTGCCAAGAGACGCGGAATAATTTTGTCACTGGTATCGTCAAGAGAAAAGTACAGACCTATGAGTTTATTGACAGGATTGCTGGCATATCTTAAGGTTAACTCCGTTGCCAAGGCGCTTTTGCCGCAGTTAGGTTCTCCTGCAAATAAGAACAAACCGCTTTCAAGACCTTCTATCTTGTTGTCAAAGATCGGAAAATGTCCTTCAGGCATCACGTAACCCTGTCCTTTTTTCCAAGACTGTTTATTAAAGTTGTTATAACTTTCTTGTGCTTGTTCAAAGTAGTCTTGATATTGTTGCTGTTCTTGTTGATCGTTATTGTTGTCTTGTTGTAACAGTTCGTCACGAAAACGTTCAGCAATAGTTTTAGTCATAATCCTTACCTCTTGTGCTTTCCGATACTGCAACTGTTATCACAAAAACCTATGTCTTTAATTCCGGTACAGCCGTAGTACATTTCTTTATCATCCATACGTTTGGCAGACATTATAACCTTAAACAATTCGTCTTCGTCAAGGGGCGGATCATTGTTGTCGTTCCATTCTTGCATTATGTTTATGACGTCGTCAGAAGAGATCTGCAGTTGAAATAAGGCGCTTGCAAGGGCTACCGCAACGTTATTTCTTTTGCCTTTGCTGACAGAAGTAGAAAGAATGTTTTCTATACAGGGCAACATTTTTCTTTCTTTCTTCTTTTCCCTTGTAATCTTTGTCTCTGCCTTTTTATTGTCACTTTTAACAGTTTGCATTGCCCTGCACAGTACAGTATTTGCAACTTGGTTGTAATTGCTGATATCAGACAAAGTTTTACAAGGCTGTATTGCTAACTCTCTGATATCAGAGAAAGAATAACGCTTTAAAAAACTAACGGGTATTTCAATTTTGTAAAGATTACTCTTACTGTTAACAGAGTTAGGAAGTCTGAACATACGTCTGTGATCGTAAATCCGTAAGTCAAGACATGACACAGCACCGGGTTTAAATTCGTGCCAACAACTGACAAGGATTTGCGCAATGGCGTGATACGTTTTCGTTAGAATTGTGTAGTCATAAAATCGATTACCAAAGACTTCTGTAGGAACAATAACGTGAAATCCCTTGTGTCCTGAAAAAAATACTCTGATATCAGAAGTGCTTATGTTAAAGATCTTTTGCAGATTAGCAACAGCTGCTCTTACTTCAGTTTGTAATAACTTGGCATCACCGTTTTGCGGCATATCAAAGTCAAAGAACAATGGACCTAAAATTCTGCTGTTACCAAGATCAACGTTTTCATAGGTAAAGATACTGCGATAAACGTCAACGTTATTATACTTGTTAGTTTTGTTTGTAAGTACAGCATTCTCGTCAGTAACGTCGTAAGTTTCTCTTACAAAAGTATCCTTGCCGGATCTTACAAGTTTTGTTCCGAACTCTGCAAAAGGCATTGATCAGACCTCCAAACTATTTTGTCATACCCGAAAGCTCTAACGTAAGCTATCCTTTCTTGTATCTCTTTTATTACCGTGCCAAGATATTGCTGTAACTGCATAAAAGTCGAAAAATAGTAGTTCCCTTGTTCTGCAGCAAAGTCAATAGAGTAAAGCAAGATATCTAACGGGTCTATGGTTGTTATAGCGTTCTGATACACCCTGAAGTTTTGAAAGATACTGTTCACAGAGTACTGCGTATCCATATACATTGCGTGAGTCCCAATCTTGGTACAGAAATAATCTATCAGGTGATCTACCGTGAAACGACACCTTGGTTCACAAAAGTAAGGTTCGATAACTTCTTTACCATTTTTTATAACAGGCAGTTTGCTTCGTAACATAAGGCAAGGGTGATAATAATACTCGTTACGTTTAACAAGGTTGTCGTTAACCTCATAGAGTTCACCGGTCTTCTTGTTTTCTTTTATTTTAGGATTAACTATCCACAAAATATCAGGTAAGTTATAAGGCGTTACAACTTCTTCCTGATAAGACATTAGCAAGCTTTTAATCTCAGTTTCTGTCAGATCGTTTTCCAGCAGATACTGTAAAGTCAGTGTTGTGATTGCTTCGTTAGTGTCAGAAACACTGTGTCCAACAATATTCTTGTAAAAATAATCTGTAAGATCTTTTGAAAGCATTATTATCCTCCTTTTTTGCCAAATAAGATTGTAGCCCCTTGACATTAAGTTGTCAAGAGGCTACTAACATTAAGAGGAGGCTTCTCGTTAATCTTATTACCGCAGTACAACTTCGTTAAACTGAAGTGACGTAACAGATCGTAAGATAGGATAGTGTACAAAAAATGTTTTGATATTTCTTGTAACAGGATTATAAGTTAAACCCTTACTTGTAGCGATCTCGTCGGTGCCTAAACCGTTATTCCAACTTGAGAACAGTCCTATTCTTTCTTCCTTACAGGTGCTGTTAACAATACCGCTTTGATCAACAACGGTTACATCTTCCGATATCATATCAAGGTTACGATTAGTATCAACTTGCACTGTCACGTAAGAATTACTGTTAAATGACGCGTTAAGGAAGTAAAGGTGTTTTATGCCGAACGGATACTTACCATTGTTGTTTCTGAAGTTAAGAGATACAGTCATTCTTAGCTCATAAAGATTGATAGTTTGATCGATCAAGAACCTTGATATTCCTACTTTCTTAATTCTGTTAGGGAAACTTGACGCAGGTTGGGTGTCTCCCGTGTAATAACCTTGCATCGAAAATATCTCAAGGCTTGTGATATCAAAACTGCCGGGAATATAAGGCACTATCTCCAGCAGGTTAAAGGCCGTACTTCCTAACAGTTCGCCAGGATTAACTCTGACACTAATCTGTATAGTATTGGTATCATATTCTTCGAAGAAGATATCCTTTCCTGTTACCGTATCTTCAGCAAGTATTGACGCGTACTCAGGCAACGTTCTACCGGTATCGTTAGTTGTTATGGTTACTGTAGCATTATCCTTAAAGACGTAACCTGCTGCAGTTTTAAAGTTAAAGACTTGGGTTGGTTCCTTTAACAACTGAGGATATATTGTTGATCCAAACTTGTCGTAAATACCTTGTACAATGTTAGATCTTACAAAGACAATCTTTTGATACTGTTGAATTTGCTGATTGCTGTCAAGAAGTAACAGAAGTTGTTCCATTTGTTGCTGTTCGTATTCTTGGATATTTCTAATGACGGTAAGACGCTTGTTAAGGTTACGAACTAATGTATCGTTATTGTTAACTAAGGATTCTAAACGACTTTGTGCACTGCCAAGAACTTCCATTAGTTGCTTTGACGTAACTTGATGTACAGACACTTTTTAACCTCCTATCTGTTCTGATATCAAAAATAGTTGCTGTAAGATACAACCTTCGTCTGTCAGATTTTTTATAACAGTATCAAGTTCCTTAACTTGTTCATTAACAATATTATCTGATATCAGCTTTTCTCCAAGTCTGACTTCGTTGTAGAACTGCAGTATGTTATTAACATACTTGTCATACTCATAAGGACCGCGATATCTGAAGTTGTAAAGGATCATTAAATCGCCTCCAACATAGATACTTGCTTGATAGCAATAATTTTGATATCAGGAATCCTGCCGTCATTAAAAGGACCTGCAGTAACGGTGACGTCATAGCTTTGTTTACTGCCTACGGTGTATTCTTCTATCATAATATCATTAACGGGATCTGCAGCGGGATACAAAAGTTCGCCGTTAACAATACTGCCGTCGTGACAGGTAGCAAAAATTGTACCGTCGGTTTTAAACGTAAAGGATATGTCTTTATAATGTTCTATGACTATCTTCTGGCAGTAAGGCATATTCTTGATATCGGTACCGTTGAAGTTTTTGTGCTGCGGTTCTTCAGAGAAAGAAAATGTAGCGTAGCTGCCGTTAACGATAAAGAACGTAACTATACCTCCTTCACCGCCTATCTCTATGGGTACGTTAAGAGTAACGGCAGCATACTTCTTTGCAAGGTAACCCTTGGTTATGAAACCCTTTCCTCCGTAAAGTTTATACTTGTTATCGTGAGATACCTTACCTGCCAAACTTGCAGGTGTACAAATGAAAGAAGTTCTGACTTTCTCGCCGTTAAGTACTACATTATAAGTATTCTTTCTTAAGGTGCCTTCTACGGTAAAGAAGTCACGGTTATAAACATAAGGTGAACAGTTACTGATAAGACCTTTACTGTTCTTAAACGAGAAGATAACGTTACGCGGATTAACGGCGTCACAGTCAAAGACACAAAATAGTTTTGCTTGGGCCTCAGCACTCACAGTACCAAGATTAACCTTGACTACACCGTTCTCGTTTTTAATGTCATAACCTACACTTTGGAAGAAGATAGTAGTACCAAGGTAAGTACTGTCAAGTTCAAACTTAGTTTTATAACGATAGTTATCTGTCATATTCTTGAGTTCTTCAAGCTTAACCTCAGACCATACTTTGAGTTCTTCGTAATCTTTAACTGTGATATCGTAAGCTAAGGTGTACAAGATTTTAAGGTCTTGCCATATTCTTAACATATCTTCGTTAAATTTTTTGGTGTCAAATTCTTCTCCCTTACCTACGTTGACATACTGCAAAATACCAAGTGACGTATTAATATTAGATAAGATCGCAGCTATCCTTTGATCGTCAGGATAGATCCCTTTCTTTGTCAGATCTTGAATAATCCTTGTACGATAGTAATCTATCTTTTTCTTTTGATCGGCATAAGTCATGGCTGGATAACCGCCTTTCCCAAACATACTTTAAGTTTAGAAAGATAAGGCGTACATGACGTATCAGGTGTATAAAACTTAACCTTAAGTTTGGCACTTTTTATCGGTTCGGATATGTGTTTCGTGTAATCTTCTGCTACCGTGTAGTTAGAAAACCTGATTATTTTGATACCTGCTTTATGGCTGTTAACGGGCACAATCTCAAACGTTTTCTCGTTAACGGTAAGATAGTAAGACAAATACTTTTGGTTCCCTATGGTTGAGCGATCTGCAGGAAAAGTAGGCGGTATATACTCGTTAGCAAAAATAGCTATACAGTCAACGGCCCCCGGTAAGAGTTCTCCGGTTTCAAGATATGACGTTGTTGTAAACGACCCCTTAAACGCAGTTATCTCGTTAACTCTAATAAGGTGTCTTTTAACTCCGGTTAGCGGCATTATCGTAGTAGCATCTTTGAGTGACTGTTCATAATTATCCTGTTGCTGATCTAGCCTTACAAAATACCTTTCATACTGTTGATATTGTTCTTCGGTTTTAGACGACGGCGTTGCTGTGTCATAGTCGGTTAAGCTATATGTCAACAAAATATCCTTGAGTTTGTCATAGGTCGTAATATCACTGGTTCCTGTCAGTTTTGTCAAGATCTGATATCCAAGAGTTGCCAAGCTGTCTACCGTTTTCTCAGCAAGACTATCGTATTCTTTTAACAAGTCTATGATATCGTCATTAGCTCCTACGACTTTTAGAATGGCGTTACAACTGTCTCTTCTGTTATAAAAGGCTGCTTTTTTGGTATCTTCTTCTACAGTAATATCTTCTATGTCTTTAAAGACAGTATAGTCAAGATCCCAAAAATTAAAGGCACCTACGGCAGCAGGCTTGTTTCTTGTTCTGAGAAGAGAAACAGCTATCAACAAGCTAACGGGACAACTGCACGTTGTTGCTTCAGCAGTATCGTCTGCTTCTGTAACAGTATAAACGTTATTGATACTTTGAGAAAAAAATATCGGGAACAGATAATCAGAAACGTAACTGTTGATATCAAAGACAATATCCTTAAGGAAAATAACGTTATCCAACACTGTTCTGGCAAACGCAAGATTGTCTGCTGTTACACCGTTTGACTTCAGCTTAATCTTAACGGCATTGGTAGTAGGGAAATTCAAAATACCGCTTCCGTAGATATAAGTGTCATCTTCATACTTTTTGGAAGGATTAAGGATTTCTACAGACTTTGTCAACAAATCCTTAAAAGATAATCCGCCATCTTCTGACGTTGATATCTGCTCAACAGATATGTTAGTGATATCAGACTGTATCCTAAGAAAGTTAAAAGTGCTTGTAGGACTTGTTAATACTATACTGCATTCTGCTTCTTTGTCGTCATAGTTAACGTCAACAGGATACATATCATTTTTTACAGCAGAAGTCAGTCTGCTGTACTCGTAACAGGTTGTTGAGTAATAGTCGATCATATTACTTCTTTGACTTGTGTTAACGGCGCTAACTTCGAAAATATTATCGTTATAGACATAGGCGTTACCTTCGTAGCCGTTGCCAAAAACGTCTTGCACTGTAAGTCTTGTACTGACTCTGTCAGTAGCGGCACACATAAAAGTATAATCGTCTTCTGTAGAACAAGTGCCTGAAAGATCTGTTGCTTTTAATGTCTTAACGCTTGTAAACGCAGAGATATTGCCTGCGATAATGTTGATATCTTGAATACGTTCCTTTTCTGTTTCTATTATTTCGTCAACAGCTGCAAGATTACTGACAATCTCTTCTGCAAGATCGTTATATCGTTGTGCCGCACTGCTGTACTGTGACGTCAGAGCAACAAGATCAACTGATATCTGTTGTAGTGCGTTATTGATATCTGTTAAAGAAGGTGTGTCTTCAGGATGCACCTGATATCCGTCAAAGATAGGATCTGTAAACTCTTTGAGTTCTAATGAGGAAGCTTCTTGATATCTATTCTGTTCTTGTAAAAGATCACGATAAGCATTCTTTATGCTTTCAATTCCTACGTAGTTCAAAAGCTCTCATCCCCTTCTGTTTACCGGGTTAGCAGGATTATAGTCAATATCACTTTCAAAGGAAGACAGCTGCCATTGTCGTTTATTACCAAACTTTAGAATCTTGATATTGTTAATGTTGCAAGGTATGATATCAACAATAATTCTTTGTATACCCTTAACCTTTATGATATCACTTTTTGGAAAGTAGCGTTTTGCACTCTCGTTAGGTTTATAAGATATTGTATAAGAATAGTTATTGTCAAACGAAACACCTGAACCCTTCACAGTGTTTGCGATTAAAAAAGTTTCCAAGTCAGACATAGTAGTAATGCCTGTCAGAATACCGTTTTTCTTAACAATGATATCATTAGGTTCGGCTACTGCAAAACGCGGCATAAAACCAAAAAATAGTTTTTCTTCTTTTACGTAATTGGTATCGCGCGGCAAGATAGGTACCTCAACGTTACCGTCGATAACGTAATACTCTACACCTAACGTTTGCTCTGCACTGAGCTCAACGTAAGAACAAGAACTGACGCTAATGGGTTGTGACACAAATCCGGCAGCTTTGCTGATATCCTTATACTGCATAATAGGATTATTAAGGCAGTAAGAGTAACGATATTTATAATCTTTGTAAGTTCGACTGTTTGGCACAAATTCTTCTTCGTCAAGATCGACAACAAAGTCAGAAGGTATATTGTTAAAACTATAAGGAGTCATAACCGAACTGTACTGTTCTTTTTGGACAAGTTGATCGGCAGGAATAAGGTGATATCGCGGCATACTGTAGTTACCTGCAGTGCTTGTGATAACACCTTGATCAGAAAATGACACAATACGATCCAAATTTATATTGCTATTGTTAATGCTGTTACTGTAGTTATACTCGTAAGGATTAACGTTAGTGTTTCTTTCGTACAGAGTTCTAACGTTAAAAATATCGCTCCGTTTTGACTCATTGCTATTATCCGGTACTGTGTTAGGTTTGTCAGGATCGGATAATACCTTTGATATTACAGAGTCCTGTTCTGTAGCAGGAAGTGTAACGTAGTCATAGTTATTGGTATTGTCTGAGATTATCTTACTGTTACGTCTACGTCTTACGTCAGACAATGTGTCATTATAAGTCGGGTAACGACTGCTTACGTCTCTGATAGCGTTATACACTTTTTGTGTTCCTGACTGTACAGTAATAGTGTTTTTAACATTATCGTTTTTAAGAACAAAATTCTTGTCAGCTAACGCTACGCTGCTATTTTGTGTTTTATCTTTGATCTCGTTATTTTTCTTTGATATCAAATCTGATATCACAAGGTTATTATGTGCGCTTCGTCGTCGTTGCTGCTTAGCTAACAAACGTTTTGCGTCAGTTAGGTTAAATGTCATAACTATCGTTGCCTCCTTGAATATCAGAGAAAGAGTCAGAAGCAGAACTGGCAAAAGGTAACTGTACAGGATATTTGACGTAACCTTTACTTTGTAAGGTGACAAGTGCCTTAACAACTCTTAAAGGTTTAGTATAAGCAGTGTCAGACATTACAAGGTGCATATTATTGTCGATATCATAAAGGACAATCTTTATGACATTATCGTTAACAGCAGAAAAACTGACATAATTGCAAAGTTTATTACCTGCAAACAAAATCTCGTAAGTTGTTGTAACAGTACCTTCTGCAGGTTTATTGTTAGCGTAAGAGTCAAGAAAGAACTGTTTATTGTCAGAAGTCGATACCGATACCTGGACTAACGGTTCAACAACACCTGCTGTCTTGTAAACTGTTTCACTATCAGATAATTTCTGTGTCTGTTCCTTAACTGATACCTTTAAAATATCGTTAGTACCAAGTACTCTGCCCGGCATAACCAAAACATTGTTTATGATATCAAAGACAGGCAACAATGTACCATCTCTGTCTTTTACTGTTTGTCCTTTTTGTACAATGATCGGTTCTACGATACAAGAAGGATCGTCTACTTCGTCATAAACCATTTCTATCATTTTGAGATTTTCAACAATTTTGGCACGCCTTTCTTCAATAGCTTTGTTGACAAAACTGTGGGTATAGTCTCTGATATCTTCAAGTAATCGCGTCTTCTCGTACAAGAAGTTAATCTGATCTTCTATGTTTTGAAATACTGCGTTAAGTGCTGCTGCCTTCATATCACCTTCAAAAGATACGGCAAGGGGATCAGGTTCGGTCATAACATAAGTCAGTGCACTTTGAAAGTTTAACGCCGTATTAATCATAATATCATTCCCTTTCTTTTTCTATTTGTATATTACCAACAGAAAAAGACAGTTACGGTTTTAATAACCATAGCTGTCTTTTTTGTTCTTATTATTACGCACTAACCGTAGTGTCCCAAAAGACTTTGCGATTAAGACTGAGAGAAAGATCGTAAATACGCCCCGTGAAACTTTTTAAGACAGTGCTTGCCATTGTGCGCCAGAAGATTTGCAGTTCAAAGCAGTTATACTCTTTCTCGTTATCTATGTCAGCTTCAAAGATAATGTTGTCTGATATCATAACTTTATCTTTAAGTCTTGAACGCTGTAACGGTTGTAGTGTAGTACTGTTGTCGATACTGTCTCTAATCATATTAACTTCTCGATCAAAAAAGGCAGGTTGTATCGATACAAGTTTAAGGGGTATTCTGATAGCAGGGCTTACAGGAACGAGTTGTTGTTTGGTTGCGTCCCATTTCTTGCAAGAACATAAGAGAGTAGCAATATATCCTATCGGGTAAACAGGATCTCCTTCAGCAATATTTGCACCCTTGGATATTGTAATCTTATCACCGCTAATATTCTTAACTTCTGTTATGTGATTGCCTATTGCTATGTTACGATTACCTTCTTCGTAGTTATCTGACACGATAGACATACCGTTCTGAACGAGTGTTTGTTCGTCAGTTACACGATAACTTTTATTTTCAAGATATCTTATCGTGCCTTCGTCAGTAACGTTATCGCTTTCGTTGGCACTTGTAGCAGCTACCGTGTAGTAACCTTCCCTTGCTATCCTTAAGGTTAATCGTGCGCTGTTAACGGTAACAGGTTCGTAGGTCTTAAAAGCAGCACTGTACACGCCTTTATCTGCAGGATCAAGAGAACTCTTTATGACGGGCCTCAACGATACACCATAGTACATGTCAGCACTGTTAATAGTCTTACTTGTTACAAGGGGACTAAAGTAGTCGGTAGACATAAGATCCAAACTTGGCTGTAAAGAATATTCGTAGACTATGTTGTTCATTTGAAGATCAGACAGCGTACCTGTAGTTTGATCGTAATGTTGTAAGAACAATATCTCGTAATAGTTGGTAGCATCTGCTGATATCGCTTCTACTATCATACAGAAGCGTGTTCTTCCTACGTCACCATCCATACCTTGATCGATATTGTCTAACAATGGTAATACTCCGTTTTGTTCAAATTTAAACTCAACAATTGTTTCTCCTGTTGCGACATCAAGAATTAAGGGTTGACTTTCTGCTATTAAAATTCCATTTGTTTTTGCTTGTTCAGGATCTTCGAAGTTACTGATATCAGCAGCATTAATAACATAACATTTTAGGGCTCCGGGTGTACCTATCTTTTTGGCACAGATCTCGATAGTGTCAAGATAGTAAGCTGCACTGCCGTTAGCCCTGCTTGGGTTAACCCTGAACGTAGTAGCAAAACCGGTATGGCTGGTGTTAATCTTTCTGCGAGTACGATAGTTATCGTCATCAACACCGGTATAGAATATTGCGTCACCTGGTGCTTGTTCCAAAAAGGAACCAAAGACAAAAGAGTTACCGTAACTTGTACCGTAAGATTTGTACAAGTGTACCTTGTTGGCTTTAATATCAAAGCCGGTATAGCCGTCAAAGGTAATAGTAGTTCCGCTAATCTTGTCAATCTTTAAGATTGTTCTGTGACTTTTGCTGGTGATATCGTCACCGTTAACGATAACGACAAAATCACCTTCAGAAAAGTTACCTATCTCTTCTGTTTTAACCCTGATAGTATTTTGTGCTGCCGAGTCAACAAAAGCTGTTCCTAAACGTTCTATTTTATGTAAGGGGTAGCTCTCTCTGAAAGTGTCGTAAAAACCTGCGAAGGGACGGTAGTTATCTGTTAAACCGTTCTTTGCTATGTAAGACATAAGTTGTATATGTTCTGCTTTGATATCAGCAATCTCTTTGTTAAAACGTTCTGCCATATTTCTGGCTGTAAGATCTATGTTAATACCGTCTTCTGCAGGAAAGAAATATGCAGGTGCTTTATTATCAAGATACTTGGCGTTACGAACGGTACTACGATCTACCGTGCTTGCACCTGCTTCTTTGTAAGCTACTGCAACGTTAGAAACAGGTAAAGGTACGCCATCGCTGTTCACACCAAGATACTGGATAAGTGCCTTATCACTACCTGCCATTGTGATGTCTTTAACTGTAATAAAAGGTGAATACTGTTCTTCTCCTGTGTCGTTATCTAAACCCGTAAGTACACCTTTAATGTGTAGTTGAGTAGCTACACCGTCCATATCAAGCAAGGTTGTTCCTACTCTTTGAAGATTACTCGACATTGTCTGCTTTACCTCCATTCCATAGTAATTTGGTGTTGCTTATTGGAACGTCTTAGCTTATAAGCATTCAATTCTTCTTTTCTGATATCTCTGATATCAACTATAGCGCTGTACTGTTCAAGGTTATCTTCTCTGATAGCAGAAATAACACTGTTGTCATTAAGTGATATCGTACTTGACGTCTTGCTAATAACGTAGCCGTCATTTTGAGATAAACCGTAAAACATACCGTCAACAAAAATCATAATAGTATCTTGTGTATCTAAAATACTATAAGGAAGATTGACGTTCTCGTCATAGATATAAAGATTACCCGTAAAGTTATTATTAACCGTAACAGTTCTTTCTGTTATCTTAGGGTCATCTCTGACTTCCACCAGTAATCTTTCAGGCTGAAGGTGCCTAAACGTTTGTAAGGTCTCGTTGTGATCAAGATACTTTTCGTTAGGATATCTGTTACCACCTACCCAAGGAACAAAGTCATGAATAACAAAAGTGTAGTTATCTAAGATTGTATAGGCTTCCTTAGGTAGTCTTATACCGTCAACGTAAACAGTTACCGTACCGGGATAAAGAGAAAAGTCTTGGCTTGTGTCTCTTACAAAAGAATATTTGTCGACGTTCTTGTTTGTAACGTCACGTGTAGTGTAGACATTTTGGTGCCCTGATATCATATTTTTGTCGTCAAGAATTGTGTAGCGGCATACTTTGCCGTCACCTTTGTCAGCACGATAGATAACGTATGACACGAGTCCGGTTAATGGCTCTTCTCTAAAACGTTCGGGTAGCCTGTGTCCTTCACCTACAGGTGTATCAACAAAGCCTTCTACACTAACCGTCTTAACTACGCTATTACCTTGAAGATATCCAAAAACAAGGTTGTATCCCTTAAAGATATTTTCGCCTCGTTCTTCGTAGTAAACCGGTTCGATAACGTAATGGATATTAGGATATTGTCTGATACCATTAATCCATACAGCTACGTAATCATGATTAGGATCGAAATCCTTGCCTAAGAACATTTTGTTAACCCACAGGGATCCAAGACCTTTGTCTTTTAATAACAAGTATTGTTCCTTGTCTGCGTCATTGCGCATGTAGACTTCTTCGTAAAAATATCCTGATAACGTTATAGGTTTAGATTGTGCGTCAGAGAGATATTGTGCTACAAGTGCAGCATCGGATATCTTTCCTGTAATACTCCTTTGTTCTTTCCATCTGTTAAATTGTTGTAACAAGAAATAGTAGTAAGAGTATCTGTTTTCCTTATAGTCTGATATCAACGTTGGATCTGACGGATTAAGTTTGTTACAATAAACAGCATTTGCCTTATCTGCTTGAACTATCGGCAGAAAATCATTACTGTATCCTGCTTCTTTTAGGAATATACTGCCGTTGTCGTTCAGGTGTAAAAAGTAGTTAACAGGTGTAACTGGATTTTCAATTAAGCCTGCAAGCTGATATCCAAACACGACAATCTGGTTATCAGATCTTGTAGAGATCTGTTTGGCTAATGCTATGGCAGTACGGGTATTAGTATATGAGTTACTAAAACTTTTGATATCAGCAATGTCTTTGTCTGTCAGTTCTTTCCAAACACCGTAAATACCGGAGCCAGGATCTGCGTCAGTAGCGTCAAAAATTGCCCAGGTATTATTTTCGGTAAATTCCCTAACTTCGCCGTGTACTGCACTAGTTTTGGCCGCTTCTCTGTTAGCGTTAGTTTCGTAAGAGCCCTTTTCGTTCAGTAAGAATCCGTTATGATAAACAAGTGTTTCGTCGATCTTGCCTAAAGATAACGCAGGCATAATACCATTTTCCATATCTTCGGTATACAGACTGTCGTCGGTATCGTTAAGTAATACGTAATGCATACCGGGTTTTAATCCGTTACAGGTTATAACGTTAAGAGAGAAATCATACTTGACGTCTTCCTTCTTAATCATAAGCCCGTTAACAAACAGAATTACTTTAGGTTCTCTGTATACGGTCAGAGTATTTTTTGTAACGTAAGATATCTTTATATTACTTGGTATCCTTATCGCAGGATTGCCGAAACTATCCACAGCATATTGAGTTAACGGAATATAACCGTTATCTTCTATGCAGATATCAGTTATAACAGTGTCTGTTAAAATACCATTCTCGTCATAGACAGGTGTTTCATTGCACATATCGATAATGGTCCAGCACATGTCTTTCTTAACACCCGGTATCTTAAAGCATAGCTTGGAAGGTTCGTTATCTCGTAAAGTCTCTTTATTATAGTAGCTCCACTGAGATCGACATAGTGCTTCACCATTAACAAAGACAAGCGGGTGCTTAAATGTTGTAATCGTAGAGATATAAGCAGTTCTGTTGTCAGTTGCGATATTAACTTCCCTTATAAATCCGTACTCGTGTTTAAAAACACTCATAACGGAGATATCATATTTTTCTTTGTCAGAAATATCTTCAGCTACGGTAACTACTTTGTTTTCAGAGTCAAAAGAGTAATAGCTGTTTTCATAGTCAAAGCCGTTGATAAAAATATTAACAGCACCTAAACGATCAGGTACGTAAAAGGAAGAAGATCCTGTTTTGCTGTCACACTTTTTTAAGTTACCTTTAGCGTTAATCCAAGAGAAAGAAAAGGTTACTGCAAGAATGTAACTGTACTGTTGTGAAGCCTTATCAGAAAGGATAATGCAGTTATCTGATATCTCGTAATCGCCTTCTCTTTTTAGCAAAGTATTCTTTATGATATCAGCCATACCGTAAGCATATTGCTCAAGAATTTCGTTGTTCTTAGCCATATGATCTTGGATCTGTTGATTCTCTTGGATATTCTGTTCTACAGGCTTACAAGGTCTTAAAAAGTGTCCTTTGATATCACCCGGGTAGTAACCGTAAAACTCGGTATTGTGTGCAGAACAGTAAATTTTTGGATTGGTACGATCTACCTTGATCAGTCTTTTTGTCATTCCCGATATCTTGCTTGGATTAACGTGAACAAGAGACGGCACCTTAACGTGGGCTACTACAGGTGTATCGTCATCATAGATAGGATCTTCTTCCAGTAAGAATGACCTTTTATACTGTATGGTGCAGTTGTTTTGAGTAACGTAGTTAGTATCTAGACGATCGTCAACAAAGATACGATCAAGTTTTATGTTAGGAACAAGGTATTGGTAGACAATATCTTTAGCGTCAAAGCCGATAGAAATATGTTCATGCTTTTTGATATCGCCCCAGTCCCATCTTTTTCCTATAGACATATCAGCATTGTTTCTGATATCAAGGTCATTTTCAAGATATCTTCTTTGAAATTCAAGATAAGCTTCCAGCTCAAAGTCTGATATCACTGCAGATCCCATTCTGTTAAGAGGTGAGGCTATCATAAAGTCAGCAAACATAGCTGTGTTAAACTGTGACTCAGATTGTTCCAGTGCTCTGACCGGCTTCCATGAAGCACCGTCAAAAAACAGCAAGACATCGTTATAGATCCAAAGCTGTCCCTTGATAGGGTTAGCGTCAGGTGCTTCAGACGTCATAGTATCAAAGATCTGAAACTTTTTTTGAAAGACAGGCAGCCATCCATTTCTTGCCTTATCATTTTGGTTACCTTGTCCTATCCATGAATAGAGTTGGTTAGTACGTCTGTCGAACCACAGAGAACTAAGGTGGTTTGCAACAGGTGTAGCAGTTTCTTTATCAGGATAATCAATCAGGTGTTTAACTGCCTCATAGACATTGTGTAAATCACGATTAAGAAACATCGAAGAAAGGCGTCCGAAAAAGTCTTTGTCACAGTTACAGTCAAAGTCGTAAGGTGTTGCCAAAGATATAACCTCCTTTCTTTGATATCACTACCTTAGAAAAAAGAGGACTGTTAAGTCCTCTTCTTGATAACTATCGTTGTTCAGATATCAATTTGGATCTTATACAACACGTCGATATAACCTGTAAGGTTGCTGTTTAAGGAAAATCCTGTAACGTCAGAATTCCAGTAAATGACTGCAGGCGTAGTTGTACGCTGTACCATAAACTGTCTTCTTGCTACACTTGTACCGGGCAGATAGATATCAGTTTTTTCATGATAGTAGATACCGTTAATAATGATAGTAACTTCGTCGTTAGTAGGAACAGAAGGCAGCGTAAAGCTGTTATTGGTAATTAAGGTTGATATATCTATACGGTGTCTGACAGTTTCTGTAGTAACAGCAACTTTATAAAGGATAAAAGCGCACTCAGCCAAGTCATTTTTAAGGGCACGACGTGCGTTAGTGCTGTACCACAAAATCTTTTTGTTTTCTCTGTCAACGATAAATGGAGCTACAGCAGATCTTGGACTGTCTTTATAAGCTTCAACGTAACTGTAACCGCCTACAAAAACTATAACAGGGAATACCGGTTTATCGTTAAGGGGTATACTTTTTATTTCACTTGTTTTTAACGGCACTACTTGCACTCTGTCTTCTGTCATAGTTTCTGCTACTATAACGCCAAATCTTTCTGCACTGTCTATAGGTCTTGGCAGTGTAAACTTAAAAAAGATATTATTGTCTTCCTGTTCCAGTTCTACTGTAGGATACTCATCCGTATAGAAGATACGAGGACGTACCTTGATATTGGATAAGTCAAAACTGCTTACAGTTTCTGCTGAAGGGGTTGTACTGCCAGTTTGTGTTGACGTGCCTTCGCCTGCGTCAAGTCGTCTTTGAATTTCTGCAAGCTGCAACTGCATTTGTTGAACAAGCAACGATAAGCTTAACAAGGTAACACCTCCTTTACGATAAACTAAGTTTACCTTTGTTGTTATAGACCGACAGTGTAAAGCGTAGCTTGTTCATAGAGTTATACAAGATACCCGTACCATACTTATCAGTCATTTTTATGAATGAACCTTCGCAGTCAAGAATCTTCTCTTCGTACAAGATCTTAGCTGTTAAGTCGATATACTCACCTACAGCAAGGTTAGACATAACGTCAGTAAAGTTTATGGTCTTTGCTGCGTCACCTGATATCTCTAATATGCTACCTTTTTTTTTGAAACCTACAAGGTTGCTTGTATCAGCTCTTATGGGTTGAATTAAAAGTTTTCGTTGTTCGTCGGTCTTAGTAAAAGTGTAAGGTTCTCCTTTGCTGTCTACAAAGTAACCAAAGCCGTTACTGTCATCTGCCTTTAACCACATACCTGTATAGGATTTGCCACTAACGTTAATCTTTAACGCGTGAACGCCATTTTTAACAAGACAATTGTTGATATCTTTACCTTTGATTTCTGAAATCGAACCTACATCTTTCAACAAGGTAACAAAAGAAGCGTTACTGCTGTCTGCAGGCCATACTCTTGTAAACTGAAGTGACATTCCTGTCTTAACAGCAGTCCAACAACTCTTGGCTACAGAAGAACTTGTGTCGTCATTAGTTATAAGCAGCCCTATACCTGTTGCTCCTGTCTTAACCCAAAATCCGTTACAACGTTCAACTGAACCGTCAGAAAGGACAAGAAAGAATTTAACGGGATTAAATCCGTCAGGTAAGATATCAAACACTGCAGCAGTATTTCCTGTCGTAGCGTTACTTTTATTAACGTTAACGTAACCAAGATTGGTTATACCGGTGCTGCTTGTTAAGTTGATATCATTAGAAGTTTCTGCAAGAGAAAATAATTGTTGTACAATAAATTTTTTGTCGTTATTGCCGCTAACCCACGATATACTGTTATCAGAAAAGATTAAACCTGACCCTTGTCGCTTTGTTCCTTGAGGCTTCGTGTTAAACCACAAACCCATACTGTCTTTATTCTTAAACTTTCCTTGGATAACGTTAGCACCTTCGTTGAGGTCTAACAAATTACTTAACATTTTATCTTCGTTACTGCTTGTAACGTTTTGGGGAATAATAGACATTTTAGCCTTACTGACTATACTGTTAAGAGACGCTGTGTCTATAGTACCGGTATCAACGCCAAAAACGGAAAAGCGATGCAAAAGATCTTCACCAAAAGAGTAACCAATCCAGATATCAACGTCAGAGACAGAATAAGACAGAAATAAACCTATACCGTAAAGGGCGTTATAGTTAAGCCACCAACCAAAGCTGTTAACGTTATCTACAATTGCCTTCACACAGTTAAAACCTTGTGCAGTGTTTTCTCTTAATATCTTACCGCCGTCATGAGTTGATATCTTAACTTCTTTCCAAGAGAATGTTTCAAAGTCCTTGATAACAGTACTTTGTGTACCCTGCGATATCAACTTACCTTTTAAGGTAATATTGTCTTTCCAGATAAGATAGATATTGTTTGTAAGGTCAAAGAAGAAACCAGATCCTTCTGTCTCGTTACGAAGCCACCATCCATAACCGTTGCGTCCTGCTATTCTCGCAGAGAAACAGCAAAAGCCATCGTTTAAGATCTTTTGGTGTATGTCATAACCGCCAGTGTTAAGACTGATATCGCCTACGGGTAACCATATGGTTTTGTCTATGGGATATACTCTTTCTACAGTCATAGTACCGTCAGCAAGACCGAACATTTGCCATACGCCGTGTTCAGGTGTCCAAGAAGCCGTTACTCCGTAACCGGTTTCGTCAGTTTTCATCCAGTAACCATAGCAGTCATACACATTTTTAAGCTTATCTTTATAGTGAAACTTTACAAAGGTAGCACCGTTATTAAGACTGTTGCTAAAAATAAGGCCGCCATTTTCTTCTGTTATGATATCATCTATCTCTTTCCAAAAAACAGTTCCCGGAACAGTTATGGTCGTTGTTACTCCATCCTTGCCGTCAATACCGTCTTTACCGTTAAATTGCCCACTGTGTATTTTTTCTTCAAGGGTTTGCCCATCAGAAAAGAACACTTCAGAGGCTTTAGTTCCGATATAGATTTCTGTCCATTTTTTTGTTGCGTCATCAAAGATTGCAGGAAATCCTGCTGCAAATGACATATCTTAAGCCCTCCATTCAGGTTTAACAGTAATTGACGATAAACTCTCGGCGTTAAACCATAGTTCTTTCCAAACAGGTTCTTGAACAGTACCAAGATTAATATGAACAGGACGCCTGTTAAGCCTGTCAGCGTAAATCTTGCTGCTAATCTTGATATCACTTCTGATATCATTGTCTGTATCTTTTAAAATTCTCGTGACAGAGCGTATCACAATTTCTGCAACGTGATTATGTCCCTTGGCTGTCAATAGCAGATCGTCATAATAATTTGTTTTATCAAGACTGCCCGTTAGTCCGAGATGGAGTCCTGCAAGATTAACTGTGCAGTCATAACTTTGTTCAAAGTTAAGGGCAAGGCAAGCTCGAGAAAATTCCTGATATCTCTGTTCGTTCTTTTCTATGATATTACGATCGTTACCTTCCATAGGCGGCAACAGCATCAAACCAAGCTTGCCTTTGTTGTGAATTTTTTTAAAGATTTGTCTAACGTTAACCGCAGCAACAGCAGGTAAGACCCCTTCTATGATATCATTAAGACCGCAGGAAAAGACCACAAGATTAGGTTGTTGTTCGTCAACAGCTGTTTCTATCTCTGACAAAACAGTCGTAGTTGTAGTACCGCAACGTCCCAAAAAGCAACAAGCAAATGGAACCTGACTTTCGAAGAGTTCTAACCAGTGAAGATAGCTTTGATCTACAGTAGGAATACCGTTATTGATATCTAACAGGTCGTCACCGATAAATAATATCTTTTTGGTCATAATCGTAGTATCACTCCCATTCGATAATGGCAATACCAGGTGCCCCTGTTCCTCCTGCTGTGTTGATCAAGAAGTAATTGCCTTGTTTGACAATAGCACCGCCGCCACCGCCAGATCCAAAACCGCAGCCGTTAGATCCTTCTATTTTTGTAATGATATTGCGATATGATATCATACCACCTGTACCACCCGATCCAAGTAAGCTTGATCCTCCGGATCCGCCATTCCAAATGTAAAGGATATCTGTCTTGTTTTCTTTTTCTGATATCGTTATGACGTTATCTTGTTTGATATCAAATAATGTAGCGTTAGCACCGTGGCAAGCGTAATTGCCTCCACTGCTTCCTACTGTCCAAACAGGTGTGATATCAAACTGTACCTTTCCACCTTTGCCACCTTGTAACATTACGGATCCTACAATAGTATTGCCTCCGTCTTGCCCTTTAAAAGCGGTACCACAGAAAGTGTTACTAAGACCGTCGTAAACAATCCTGTTACCTGCACCACCATATCCTACTATGACGTCAATTGATCGTAACCCCTTAACGTCAAGCACACGTTTTACGCAGCCTTCTCCACCACCACCACCTGTACCTATGGCACCTCCGCCTCCTCCTGCTACTGCAGTAATAAACAAGGTGTTGACACCTTCAGGTATCTGAAAGGTACCGTTGATAGTAAAGATTTCTCTTTGCAGTAAAGGTCTTTCTCCCATTACAAGATGTGTAAAAGCACCGTTAGCAAAAGGTAACGAGTAAGTGCCTATAGTTCCTTCGTTAGGACTTACAGGAACTATGTTAGTTTGTTCAAGGTTAAGATTGCCGTGTGCGTCAAGGAACACAGGCCAAGAAGAAAACATTGCAGTGGTCATAGAAGCAGGCTGCTGTATAGTGCTTGATAAAGAGAAATTTTCAAGATCAGCAGGAAAAGTAAACAAGAGATTAGGATTACTCTCACTGCCTATGTTAGCCACAGTTACTGTGTTACCTTCAAAGACAGGTTCTGCTACCGATAAGGAAAAGACTTGTTGTTCTGCGTCATAGCTGCTTTCTTGTTGTTCAAGATACTGCTGTAACGTCATATTGTTATTAATAATAACAGACGACATTGATATCGTTTGATCTGCCATTGTTGTTGTAAGCTTTGTGATATCAGCCTTGATATCATTATATTTTTCTATAAGCGTAGTATTATCAGGAAACAAAATACTGCTTGCACCGTAGAAGCTCAAACTGCTGAGAGAGTTAACAATGACTTTAGGAAAATGAAAGTCCAAAAGTGTTTCTACAGTACCGTCAATACCTGATATGCTTCTGTTAGTTACTCTGACAAGACCTGTTGTAGAGAAGTCAACGTCGCCTACCTTAACGACAGCAGCAGCTCCTTGTTCGCCTCGATCGCCTTTGTCTCCTTTGCTGCCTTTGCTTCCTTTATCGCCTTTATCACCTTTGTTCCCTTTATCGCCCTTTGGCAAAACAAAGTTAAAAATGGCGTCGTGTTCATTGCCTGTGTTAGTAACAGCAGCTGACATACCTGTTGTTACAGTGCCCAGTCGAATCGTAGCAGCAGGACCTTGTTCGCCTTTATTGCCACGTAAAACTTTTAAGGAAGGATCATAGGGAATTTGAAAGTTAAGTTTAAAGGCATTATTGCAGCTTGTTGTTGTATCTTTAGTTACACTAACGTGCCAGTCATTGTCTATGCTTTGAGAAATAGAACCTATAGACAAAGAAGGGGCCGATATTTTGTCAAAAAGATCAGACATAAGATACATTAAATATCAACTCCGATCTTAAGGTTCTTCATAAATTATCATAGCAGTATTGTGAAACTTACCGACAGTACTTTCGTTCATATAGAAGGCATCAGTATCTATCCCGTCCGGATATCTTGACTGAGGAATAATCCATATATGACTATAAAAAGCATCCATATAGTACTCTTTTGAAGAAGGATCATACTGGTCGTCAAATACGAATCTGTTAACAGAAGATAATTGTGACATATCATAATATTGTCCAGGCAATATTTTAGACATATCAGTTTTGCCCGGTATTAAGTGTAAGGTTTTACGTGTAGCATCATTAGTCAACCATGTTACAACGCTAGCACCTGCTATATATCTGTTTTGCAAAATTACACTGTAATTATTTATCTCGTAAGGCAAAATAATACGTGGAACTCCTCGATTGCTATAACCGAGACTAATTTGCCCAGGCCATTCTAGAGATAAACCACCGTTATTATTACCCTTAGTTCCTGCAAAAACAAAGTGTTTCATAGTTTGTGCATCATTCGCTTGATCTATGGCGCTTTTCCGTTCGGTAGTATATAAGCTCGTATAATTATCTTTGAAAAATTCTGCAACAAGATTCCTAACAACTACTTGTCGCGACCTAATCTTATTCATTTGGTCTTTAGGTAACTCAAGATCACTAAAAATGCTTGATTTCAAGGTATATGATATCATTAACTGTAAGTTACTAAGATTCTTTTTAGATACGTTGCAATTCCATCCACCTGTTATTCTGTCTAAAGTTTCTTGAGGCACATGGATAACACGGTATCCCGGATATGGTGTTCTCTCTGAAAACTTATCAGTTGACTTATAAGTTTGATATGTACAAGTTGAAGACCAAGTAAGTTTATGTTTACTTGTTGTCTTATAAACAACAATAGATCCGTCACTGGGAGCTTCGTCATTATCTTTATCTGCGTTACGTAACCATATAAAATCTTTTGGTTTAGTAGTAGAATTATAAAGATTAACTGTAGTTGTAGCTATACCTTGTGGTGCTCTTATTGCAATGAACATCTCTTCGTATACAGCTTCATCGAAAAAGCTCTCAGGCAAAAACAATGACGCACCTAAAGCAGGGGGTGACGTATTGTCTAGTCTGTCTACACGTTGGTTATACATAAAACGTCCACTAACCTGGTGTTTTCGTTGTGTGTAAGCGCCCTCAGTGCCATCACATTGAGTAATATCTGATACACTGCTATGTTTTGTATTGTGTGATTGTATTCTATAAGCGTTATATCCGTATTTCAATATATTCGGGCTATAATCTTCAAGGGTAAAAATAAACTTATAGTTACGCGCAGGTAAAGTATATTTACAGATATCGAGAAGGTCAGGGAAGCCATCGTCAAACTTTTTATCAATACCAAGAACAATACCTGGTGACGGTGAAGGTGGCGGATCCGGTTCTTTTGGTGGAGGATCACTAACAGAACCGAAGTGATTGAGCAATTTATTGTAAATGAGACGAACGTAAAGATTTTCAGGTTCGTAATAAAAGTTTGTTACGTTATTGACAGGTGCATATGACAAAGTTCTTATTCTTGTAGTTGTGTTTGTTGTATCACCATTGCTAACTACTCGAATATGGCTGCTATCACTGTACTTCCAAGAAACATCACCATCGGAAATAGTAATTTGTCCGTAAGCTGCGTTACCATCTTCGAGTTTATTTTTGGCATCTATAGGTGTTACAATTTTATTGTACCTTGTAGTTTCTGTTCCCTGTTTTGCTATAACATCAAAACATGCACTTGTTTTAGATAAAGCTTGATCTTTATGTTGCCACATATACTTTTCGTAGTAATATGCTTGTCCAGTTGTATGTCTCTTAACTTTCCATTGCAACAATAATCTTTTATTAGTTTGATGCGTGCCATAGCCTCCTGTACTGGTATACATATACTTTCCCGTAGAGTCAAAAGCAAGATTTGTGATATCGTATGGTAGATCATTAACATAAGTGTTTACTAAATTTTTATCTATACTGATAATAACTTGTTCACCATCATTTGTTTTCTTCATAACGTAAGTAAACGGTTGCCAACTTGAATCGTCTTTATAGTCAGACAGTTGTGCATAAGGTATTTCTCTTAAACTTTCGTTAACACCAGGGAAGGTATTATTATATAGAGACCAGTTAACATACATCTTACCGTATTCTGACGGCAGTAAGAAAATTTTCGGTATATAGCTATCATCAACTCCGTCTAACAGTTCAAATGTGATATCACGGTTAGCACCACGTTTCGTCATAAAGTCAGCAGGAAGATAAAGAGATAAGTAATTACTATTTTTGTTAGTACCCCATTGATAAAGCCGTGTGTGGTCAACAGAAAGATTTAAATTTTCTTGAACAGCAAAAACCTTGTTAACCTGTTTATGAGCGAAAATCTCAAACTCAAGACTGACAAGTGTTTCATCGTCACCAACAGGTTCGTCGATACCTTGACAAATTGTTATCCACGTAGAAGGCTCCTGAAAAGGTGGCAATGTCGTAACAGGTAATGGTTTAATGTCGTCATCTTCGCCTTTTTTTTCTGTCTCACTCCAACAAGCTATAGCCAAGTTAGTATAAGCGGCGTTACTAAAACTACGATAAATAGCTGTTGTTGTTGATATATCGCTTAGTCTTAACATAGGTTCACCTAACAGACTATAGCTGTAAGAAAGAGGTGACGCATATTGTGCACTAACGTTAACAGCTTCTTGCCATTCAATCGGATATTGTCCGTTAAGTACATAAGATAATGTACTGTTATAACTTGCAGTAGGTTCTGACAATCTTAGTTCATCGTCAGACAGCCACATTTTCCATAAGTCACTTTTTGGCAAAATAGTACTTTCATTAGATAACGGACTTTCTCCTTCCGGTACAAAACGATAAATTTTAACCGTAACGTCACTGCCTACTGCTAATCCTTGTGCGTAACTGTAATCAAGAACTAAACGCATACCCGTTATATTTGCCATCCCCCAAGTGTCTCTTATAGAATTCAGCACACTGCTTGTAAGTCTTACAACTATATATTGTGAACTTGGTGGCATCGCGTCATACTCAAAAGTAAGATCATTAGATATGTCTATGGGGTCTCTTGTCACACCTTCAGGAGGAAATATTCTTTGTGTCATAGCACGGTCGTTATTTTGGATAGCAAAACTTTTAGGGAGATATAAAACAGCATTGCTGCCGTGCATAGCGAAACGTCCTTTGACGTAGTGAGTATATGCTTCTCTTGTGTTATATCCTGATATCATTAGACCTTGTTCTGTAGTAGGTGCAGCTTCAAGCGGGAATATTAGTCTGTACCTGCACTGATCAGCGTCAACGAGAACGGGGAATGTTTCTGTCACCTTAGGTATACTATAGTTATCGTATTTAACTGCAGGATAAGGAAGAATACCAGATCCTCCGCCACCTTCTATAGTACCGGATCCACCACCGGCAGTAATAGTTCCGTTAAGTTGTACCCAAGCACTGCCGGTATAGAGATAAATAATCCCGTCAATACAAACAGTCCAACCAACTTGAGGACTTTCGGGAAAGTTAGCCATCTCACCTACGTAATATAAATAGTTTTCAAGATCTACGCTACTGCCGCCCCAGTTAGTAGTAAGTGCATTTTCCCAGCTTGACAATCTTAGAGTAAGTGCAGTTAAGATATCGCTTATCTGTGCAAGTACTGTCGCCACATCTTCCCCTTCTTTCATAATTTGTTCGTTAACGTACTGTGTGATATCGTCTTTAAAAGATTGAAATATGGATACAAAGTTACTGTCGATACCAAGATTCTCTCTTGCTGCAACAATGTCAGTAACGTCAGACAAGTTATTATCTCTTCTGAGTCTGTTTCTTATAGCTGCAGCATAAAGTGGCGTCCATTGTATGTTATTATTCTCATCTTTGCCTGTAGCTACTTTTATTATCATATCGTTAATCCCCCATTATTATCAGTACTTCAATTGTCTTATCGCTGTCGTTATAAACTACAAAGCTGTCAGTATTATGAGATATCGTAATGACGCCTTCATTATTAATATAACTGCCATTAGTACGACTTGTTATGTCGTTATCGTAAACAAGAACTGTAGGCGGATACTTTTTAAGGTTATTAACACGTCCTATCCGTTCAGAGTTATTGCTTGCTATAGTAACCGTTCGTGTACTGATACTGCTTGCGCCTATGTTAGTTGCACTGTTTTTACCGTTATTAAGTTTAGCCAGCGTGCCGTCTATGATAATATATTCGATAATGTTAGTAGTTACGTCCATTACAAAGAGATTATCATACAAGGTTGATTCAGACAGGCTCTTGCTAAGGTAAGTGTTTGTAGTGCTGTTGTAGTTGTACACTATACCTTGTGTGCAGTCAATAATGTAAGGTTCCATAGTAGATATCGCACTTGTTACAGAACTGTTGTCGTAACATAAAAGTGCCCGTATGACAGGTGTTCGTAAGGATATAGTGCTATTGTCACTACTGCGATTACAGTAAAAATAACCGCTTTTATCAAGAGTAGGTTCCGTCATTTTTGTAATCTCAAGATTACCTATTCTTGTTGCAAATTCCGATATCCTGTTAAGATCGTTTTGTACGCTGCTTTCAAGACTGGTACGTTTGATACCTGAGCTCACCTTGCCTTCAAGGTTAGTAACAGAAGTTTGAAGACGCCCTATTTTGTTGTTGATAAAAGACAGAGAAGAGCTTCCGTCACCATAAAGGAAATCACTAACTTCATTTATTAACGTTTCATAATCAGAAGAAATACTCAAAGAAGAAGTAACAGTACCTTGTGTATCATAAGGGGGAAGAATCATACTGTCACCGCCCCCGGGATAATAAGGCAATGACGTATCAATAGTAGGAGCAGGTAATCCGTCAAGTCTTTTTATAACAGCCTTAATGGTTTCTTCAAGAACTGTAAACCTTAGTTGCAGTTGTCTGACTCTGTCAGCCATAAGTTGAAGACTAACTGCTTCGTCAGAACGTTCATAGTAAGTATCGGGAAGAATAACTATATGTTCTTCACCTGTGTTATCTCTTACCTTGATAGCTCTTTGTCCTGTTGAAGTTTCTGCTACTAAGGTATTACCTCTGTCAGTTCTGACGTTCTGGATAAAGTAAGAGAGTCCATTAATGATATCAACTACATTTTGATCAAGGTCACTGAGGTTAATGGCTACATCTTTTTTACGGTATTCGTCTTTGATATCAGCTATATCACCTTGAACTGCTTTAATTTGATTATCGATATCATTAACGTAATCCTCAGGCAAACTGTTTCGGTTAACACGATCAGTTTTTTTAAGATAACCTGACAATAACGTTTGAAGTTGCCCTGCTGTTTTACTGCCGTAAATATCTAACAAAAAGTCAGAATCCAGGTCACGTGCCCTAATTTTGTTAACGCTTTTCACTATCTATACCCTCCTTTCTTTTAGTCTGTTCTCATAATATAATAGAGTGTTACTGCAGGAGGTTGTACGGTATCACTTCTGCCGTAAATTGGATCCGATCTTGTAGCACTAAAGCTTATCTTCTGTCCGTAGCTGGTATCATTAACACCGGGTGCACCCGTACTTTGGTTAACGTAAAAGGCACCGCCGACTATACCGCTCTCTTGAGATCCGCTTCCGCCTATCTCGCCTGCTATGTTCGGTAATCCCGCTTCAAGAATTGAGCCCCAAGTTTTAAACTTGTTGTTATCGTAATTCCTGTCATCAACACCCATAATACATCTTCCGCGCAGATCGGGTGTTAAGACCTTTGTAATGCCGTCAGTAGCCGTATGTTCTTCTCCGTCGCAAATAGCCCATCCTTCAGGAATATTATCTGGCGAACCATACCAAGCGACGATAGTACCCCTTGGCAATAAGCTTGATATCAACTTCTTAACGTTGTTCATATGGATAGAGTAGTCTACCATTTTGGATATCGATCTGCAGTTATATGATATCAACTTGTCAGAAATGAAACCGTTGGCTCCTACAGCAACTATGTTGCCTTTTTGTAATCCTACAACGTTGCCGTTAAGACACATCGTATTCATTGACGTTGTAGCCATTCCCGCTGACTGTGCGTAAGGTACTGCAGGTAACGTCTTTCTCTTTAAGGCTTCGTTAACCAGGTTTTGTACCTGAAAGTCAAGATCTATAATTTCTCCTGCACTGTGTCTGTGGCCTTTTGCAACTGCGTCAACCATTAATCCTTTGGCAGCAGCATCAGCTACAGTAGCGGGCATTCCTGCTATCCTGTCATATGATATTACGTCTTCAGGTCTGATATCACCTAAAAAGCTGTCAACATTCTCAGGATTACTGTTATAGTCGAACCAGATATCACCTATTTCTGCATTTTCAGGAGTGCAAGAATCATCAGTACCAGTTAGAGTTTCGTAACTTTCTTGATCAACAGAGTAGTTGCCTTTTCTAAGATAAATACGCGGATATGGATTACCTATCCTGTTAAGTTGATAGTAACGCACCGTGAGTTCCATACCGGGTTCAAGCTTTTCAGGCATTATAAATCTTGTTTCTGATATCTCTGTTATTCCTCCGGTAGCTGCTGAACGAACCAATACGTCATCTATCGTTACTTCGATCATATTACGTCCCGGTGCGTAATGTCCTTTCTTTAGTTCGAACCAAAATCCTCTGTCATTTTGATCGCTATAATAAAGACGATCATTTTCATCTCTGTAAGTAAACTTATTGTGTGGCAAGTCAGTTTCAACAATAGTAAAATTCTCTCTTGTTATAATTGCGTCTTTGGCTATAGAAAGAGTATGCCCGCCTTGTGATACTGCACGTTCTACAATTTCAAGATAGGTAGGATCTGTTACTACATTACCGTTGATATCAAGAATTTGTCCTTCTTCGTTTCTTGCGATATCAAGGCGTATGTTTGACGGTACCCAGTTAGACTGACCTGCTATTTTTATCATTATCAGTCCTGTAGAACCGTTAACTTTAAGAGAACCGTTAGGAATATCTTCCCATGAGTACTCATTTTCGTTCTCTTCTGTTATGATAAGAGCGCGACCTTCTTGAACAGTTTGCTCACTGACCTTTCTTACGCCTTTCCCGATAATACCGCTAAAATCAGTTGAAGCCAAGGTATATCCTCCTCTCAGTGTTCTTGCACTACTGTTTCACTGCCGTGTGATATCTCTGAGTGTAACGTAACCGTAGGTAAAGAAAGCAGTTTATTGTAAACGTTGTCTACTGCACCATTACCGTTAAGATCTTTATATGCGTTATACAACGAAGTTATATTGTCGATATCTTCAACAGACACAAGTCCGACCTTGATATGGTGCAATGACTGGTAAATAATCCTGTCTCTCAGTAAACTGCGCAGTCCGTTTTCGATAGCAATTTGTTTCTTGTATGTTTCTTTTTGTTTGTCGTTATATCTATTAAAAGCGTAAAGAAGAATAATGTTGATTACGACAGAAAAAAGTTGTATAGCATATTGCTCCACAGCCCTAACCTCCTTGTCTTATAACTCTTGTAAGTTTCTAAAAACAGTATTACCTTTTTATAATCCCAAAGCAAAAGACGATCAAAATTTTTTGATCGTCTTTTGCTTTGGGATTATATCAAAGGATAAGCGTTATTTTACTGTCAGTTATTTTCTTTTACTCTATAAAACCGACTTGTACGGTTGCAAGAGCGCTGTCTGCGTAATTATTGTTTGTAAGCTTGTTGGTCGCAACGTAGTTGTATGACGCAACAACTGTAGCAGGATTATCAAGAACTTCGCTAAGATTAAAGCCTGCACTGCCATTGACATTCTTAAGTTTCCACGTAACAACCTTAGCGTTACGGGCGACTGTAAAGATTTGATCGAAATAGTAATAGTTAACACCGTTAACAGAAACAACAAGTTCGTTAAGGTCAAGTGGAATTTGCGATAATGTAAAGGTCTCTGACGTTACCTCTCCGGTTACACTATCTTTTACAATATTAACTGAAAGTTTTTCTCTTATAGGAGTAATAGCTTCAACAACGTCAAGACGACGATCAAGATTATAAGCAATATTGTGTGCTTCAACGATAGCTTCTGCCTTGTGTACCAAAAGTTGTTGATCCACATACTGCTTAGATACCGTAGCCGTATTTTCTGATACAGCGGTTTCAGCATTAAGGGCAGCTTGAACAGTTACACCTGCAGAGTCGGTAATTGCAGCGTGACTGCTCGCTGTTACGATATGAGACCAGTCATAAGTTTTGGCGTCAAGCGCTGCTATTGTAGTATTAAGTTCTTCAACTGCAGCAGCAAGAGCGTTAGCAGCGTAAACGTGTTCATAAGCTATACGAGCAAGAAGTTCGTCTCTAACACCCTCTGTTCTCAGCTCTGCAATCTTCTTGGCTTCTGCAATACGATACTGTGTCCACTTAACAGAAGGTACGTTAATGCTTTGAGTTTTTTCGTCAACAGTCTTGTCATTTGCTGCGGTTGCTATGCCCGTTTTTAGCGTATCACTGCCTGCCGCACCGGTAACACTGTTAAACGTAGGAACAGTAACAGACACGTTATCAGTGTCCTTAGTTCCGTTAGTAATGTTGTTCCACAAGTAAGCATCCTGATAGATGTGTAATTCGTTATAGCTGGCACGTTCCTTTTCTTCTCTAATAAGATAACGTGTGTATTGCTCAGATAAAACTGCTGTACTTTGACTTGCTGCTGTTTCCAGTGGTTTGGCTGTAATACCGCCATTGCTGCTAAGTGATTCTTCAGAAGAATAAGCAAGAGCAGGAGTAGCTGCGGTATACGAAGGAGCAGTAACAATATATTTCCATTTGTAAGACGAGTCATCGTTTTCTTTTATTGTATCAATAAGTTCTGACGTTTTTTCGTTAAAGATTCTAATACCTGTGACGTCAGGGTGATCAGAATCAGCGTCAACAAAGGTATAAGTATCATTAACTTTTGTGACCTTAGTAAATGTATTAATAACGTCATCGCTAAATTGTACAAACAGATCTCTGGCTGAGTTAGGAACAGTGTCAGGATCTGTAACGAAGTGATCAAAATCACTTCTTAACGATGCGTGGTTTGCGTCAACGCTGGCAAATTTTGTAACAAGAGATTTTTCGTCAATAGTATTATTTGTAACAGCCTGGCTTGCAGTAAGAGAGCTTTTGACACCAACGATAAGTTTATCTTTGTACAACATCTTGTCTTTAATACCGTTGATTTCTGCAAATGCTGTACCTAAAGTAACGTAGCCGCTACTGTTAATGGCAGGCGTATCATTGACGCTGCCTACGGCATAAGTTTTAATTTCTGTGATAGCGTCATCTACATATTTCTTTGTCGGTACTACAGTGGTCTTTGTAACAGACTCAGCGCTGGCGTTAATTGTAGCAGTTGACGCAACACCGGTTGCGTTATAAGCAGTGGCAGTTTTTGCAGGTGCGCCTTGAACATACTGATATCTGACTGCTGCTCTGCCTATTTGTTCACTTGCAGGTATGGTTGTATTGTCAGGAGTAGCTACACCTTCAAGAAGATCAAGACGATTATCTATAACTTGAGAGTGAGCAGCAATAGCTTCATCAATAGCTTCAACGCCTACAGCTTCAATTATCCGGTTAACAAGATTGGTATCTTTGGCAAGTTGGATAACGACCTTTTTTAAGGCTTGATCATAAGCGATAAGCTGCAGTTCGTTATTGTCTAAAAGTGCGTTAGTAGGAAGATCTTCAATAGTCCACTTGCCACGTGGGAATACTTTAAATCTTACAGGATCACTGCTGGTTCCTTGGAAACGTTTATAAACAATTTGATCAGGCTCAACAGCGGCCCCTGTTTCCCTGTTAGATCCGTAAGATCCTACCGTACCTTCAAAGTCGATAATATAAGGATCACTGCTGAATGTTCCTGTCTGGATATTAAAGGTGATATCACCTGCTGTATTATTTTCAAAAGAAACAATACGTTCACCTTCAACAGTATAAGGAATAAGCTGTGTATTATAAAGAACGTCACTCTGATCTGCAACAGTTGAGTCACTGCTTGTAAGATTAGCAGTTTTCTCACCGTTTACAAGAGTAGCCGTACTTCCTGACGAAGGTCCTATCCAGCTGTATTCAAGGCGTACTACGTCTTTAATGGGTTTATTCTTTAAACCTAAAACTGACGTGCTGGTTCCGCCGACAGTAGTATAATAACTGCCGCCGTTGAGTTCTGCGTTAAGTTGTCCAATGGCGCGTTCAAGTTCAGGAAGACTGATATTGTTGGCGCCACCCATTATGTTATCAACGTTAGTTTTTAACTCTTCAACAAGATCTTCAGCATTATACAACACCGGAGGATTACTGCTGTCACCGGGTGTTTTAACGACTTCAGTAGTAACTTTAGACGCAGGATAGCTTTCGTCGATCTGATGCAACAGATCATACATTGCTACCAAACCATCAATCTGGTTTCGTTTAATTAAGATTGCCATAGAATGTTACACCTCTTTATGATATCGAAATTTTTATTTTACGGCAATGAGTAGACTGCGTTACCATTGCCGTCAACAGCGTTAGCAAGAGCTGTCTGAAGGGTAGTAACCAAACTTTCAAGATCTGATATCCTGTTTAGTAACGCAGTAATATCGCCCTTAACTGCTATCTCGTTATCGACGGATCCGCCTGTTGCAGTTGTGTCAGTACCTTTAGTGTAATAAGCTCCTTTAGGATTGACGTTAATACGAACCCCACTGTTTTTGACGGTATTGTCACCGATACCGTCTTTATACTTAGAGTAAATTTGTACAGCTATACCGTCAGCGTTACCGTCATTGGTTCCCACGTAAGAAATGATATCAGCTGTTTTGTTATAGTACTGTGAACCGCCACCGTCACTTTCGTTCCAAAGCAAAGCGTAAGATTCGTCAGCGTTATCTTTCTTGGTATAAAAATATCCGTTTTTAAAGATATCATCAGTCTTAACGTAAGACGCAAGAGCTGCAGTAAGTTCAGCGTCAGTAGCTAATCCTGACATAGCAGAAACACCAAGGTTTTCCTTAATGGCATCTGATATTACTTCGTCTTTAACTTTAGCGATAGTAGCAGCGTTAGCTGCCGTTATTTTTGTTTCTTGTGACTGCGATATGCTGGTTGCAAGATTTTGTGCTAACGCTTGTAAGTTAACCAAAGCCATATACCTCCTTTTGTTAAAACAGGAGGTAACCGGACTTTATCTTTGTACAGATTATATTCCGATTACCTCCGGTTATTTTATCTAACTATAATATAGTCTATTAAGATTACTCGCCTGCAAGCTGTGCTTGGATAGTCTCAAGGACTTCAGCAATGGCCGCGTTAATGGCAGCGTCAACTTCAGCCTTGGTATAGGTATCAGATGCGTCAGCTTTAAGAGCAAGACCTGCAGTTACATTTGCAGTAGTAGCAAGGGGTGCAATGGCAGCGTCAACTTCAGTCTTGGTATAGGTGGTAGCCTGATCAGCCTTAAGAGCAATAGCTGCGTTAACAGTATTTGCAACAGCGAGAGTAGCAATAGTGTTTTGTAACGCAGTTTGATCTTCTTGATAATCGTCCTTATCAATTTTATTATTAAAGGTTGAAGAAAGTTCAGTTTCAAGAGTACGAAGGTTAGCAGTTGTAACGTACCCTTGTAAGAGATTGTTTACTTCAGTCTGGTTATAAACGTCAGACTTCGTGTAAAGCTGATCCTTGGTATAGGAATCAGCAATATGATCACGGAATGTTGCCGCGTCAAGCTTAAGGGCCATACCTGCTTCGTAGGTTTCGGTATCAACTTTGGTTGCGATATCTGTGTTATAAGTAGCAGTGTCAAGTTTGGCGTTAATAGATTGCTGAAGTGCAAACTGTGCGTCAGAGAGTGCAGTCGTTGTTGCCTTAGTAGCAAGAGCTGCGTCAGTCGTGGTCTTGTAAGTTTCAAAGTCTTCAGAGAGAGTGCTTACGTCAGCTTGTGCTGCTTCTGCTTTGGTAACAGCAGTACCTGCCGTAGTAACAGCAGTATCAGCTTTACCGTCAGCTGTAGTAGCAGTTGACGCTGCAGTGTTAGCAGTATCAAGAGCTGTTGCTGCGTTACCTGACGCAGTGCTGGCAATACCTTTAGCTTCTTCTGCAATTTCTTTTGCTGTTGTTGAACGAGTACGTGCGTCGTCAGCAAGAGTTTTTGCACTATTAGCAGTTGTAAGGGCGTCGGTAGCGTTCTGGTTAGCAGTAGCTGCTGCAGTGGCGTTAGCTTGAACGCTTGTCAAAACAGTTGCACACTTGGTCTCAAGTTCGGTTACACGATCGGTAGCTGCGTTAAGGTTTGTGATAGTTGCAAACTTTGCGTCAGCCTGTGCTTGAGAATAAGTGTTCTCAACGTCCATTTCACGAGCAAGAAGTTCGTCAATCTTATCCTTAGTGTAAGTACCGACGATTTCCTCTACGTTGGCAGCGTTGCCGAGAAGAGCGTTAACTTCTGCCTTGGTATAAACGTCAGCTGCGTTAGCTTTAAGAGCAATCTGACCATTAGCATTTTCGATAGCCGTAGCGTTAGCACTGATATCAGCTTGTGCTTGTGCGATATCGTTAGTGTGCTGAGTAATGCTTGCGCCGTTAGCTGCAATAGCGTCAGCGTTAGCCTGGATATCAGCGTTAATACCTTCAACTGTTGTGTTAACAGTACTACGATAGTTGTCGAGACTATCACTTGCTGCCTGACGGTTAGTTTCGATAGTGGTATTGACACCGCTGATAGCAGTAGAAAGTGCGCTCGCCGCAGCGTCAGCAACAGCAGTAACTTCAGCTTTAGTAGCAAGCTGATTGATATCAACGTCAAGGGTGTTTTTGATAACGCGTTCAACAACAGTAGTTTCTACTGTGTTGATAACGTCAGCTTTAGCTGCGTTGATATCAGCAGTACGAGCAGCTGCTGCAGCGTTAGCAACATTCTGAGCCAATGTTTCAAGATTTTTTAATTCAGCCATTTTGTTATACCTCCGATTTTTCAGACATTACTGTCCCAATAACTTAAGGGTTAACGTGTTCATTACCTGTCTGACAGTATCATTAATAATCTCGTCAACTTCAGCTTTTGTGTAAACATCAGTTATGTTAGCCTTCTCTTGAAGTGCAGTATCAACGTAAGATGTATCATTTATGGCAGCTTCAAGCTTAGTATTGAGATCTTCTACACTATTTATAATACTTGTTATACTATTGTTTATTTCTCTAACTTTTGAGTCAACTGTTGTTGTGTCAGCTTTAGTAGCAAGTGCACTTTCTACCGTACTCTTTATTGCTACAACGTCAGCAAGATCTTCAAGTGCACTTTTGTCTGCCTTAAGAGACAAACCTGTAGTAAGTTCTGTTTTGCTTGCCTTATTTTCAAGTGCAACGATATCAGCTTTCTTTGCAAGTTCGGCAGTAAAGGTAGCAGTATTCACTGTATTATTCTTAAGGTTTGCGAATTCAAGCTGAACGCCTGCTATCAAGTCTTGGATATTGTTTGCAGCTCTGACTGCACCTTCAACTGCAGCAGCAGCATCAGTAGCAGCACTGAGTGCAGCAGCAGAGTCAACAATAGCCTTATCGCCTTTTTCGATAGTACTATTCGCAATATTAAGAGCGTTGTTTGCTGTGTCAACGGCATTTTGAGCGTTAACTTTAGCTTCAAGAGAATTACGATTGGCTGACCTTACAGCTATAGTATTATCGTTAACTGTAGACAAGGCATTGTCAATTTGTCCTGCCATAGTAGACATATCATTAGTGATAGCCGGTAACTTTGTTTCAAGAATACGAGTAACGTCACGATCTATGGTTGAGACTCTTTCAACAAGAGTTTCAAGATTAGTACTGCTTGCTTTGTTAGCTAACAGATTGTCAACTTCAGTCTTTGTATAGAATAATGTTAAGTCAAGGGCATCTTCTCTTTCAAACATTTCCTTGATTGTTTGTTCGTTATACTCTTCTATAGTACGATACAAGGCGGTAAGATCAGTTTTACCTTCGAGAAGATTTTGAACTTCAATTTTGGTATAAACGTCAGTGCTGTTAGCTTTAGTTTGTAAGGTACTTTTGATCGTGTTGATATCTATGACTGCGCTTGCAATATCTCTTGCGTTAGTGGTAATATCACGAACATTATTGCCGATTGCAGCGCTGTTATCTATGATATCGTGACTTAACGTTGCTATTGTTTCATTGATTTCAGCAACACTGTTATTAATAGCAGTATTGGTATCTTGGACAGCGCTGTTAAGTTCTCTAACTTTAGAGTCGATTTCACTTTTGTTGTAAACAGTAGTCTTAAAGTCAGAAAGATCACGAGACAAACTGCCAACTGTTGTTTTAATAGCAAGATCTTGCTCATTAACGTAAGCCAGCGAAGTCTTTGTGTCATCCAGGGCGTCAATCCTGTTGTTTATCTCTCTTACGGTATCTGTGACGTCAGCTTGTTTGGCTGCTGCTTCGTCAAGTGCCGTTACACTATTTTGGATATCAAGAATGCTTGTGTTAACAGCTACAAACTTATTGTCAATTTCAGTTTGTCTGTAAACGTCATCCTTGTTTGCCTTCGTTGTGATATCAGAAGACAGACGAGTTAATACGGGTGACATTGCATTAACTGCGCTTTGAACAGGTGTAAAGTCATCATAGTTTACCTTGTTCAACAAGAGTTCGTTAGTTTCTCTTTTGGAGTAAATATCAGAAGAAGCTGCCTTTTCACCAAGCAACTCATCAATACGTTGCATTGTATAAGTTTGAAGGTTATCCAAAACACCGTCTTTGTCATAATCTTTAGCTATAAAGTCATTAATAGCTTCCTTGGTATAAACGTTATTTTGTAAGGTGTAGATATCTTCGTAGATATCGTCCTTAACCTTTTGCATACCTTCCTTTGTTTGGTAGGTGTTTTTGGCGTTAGCAATAGTAAGGTAAATTGCAGGATTAAGATCAGCTTCGCTGCCAAGTTTTAACTTTTGAATACCTGTCTTGGTACCTACAAAAAGTTCAGCAGTATCGGTTGTGAAGATCAGTGCATTTTCGTCAAGTTTTTCCGGCAACTCTGTACTTGTAGTGTATAGGATTGCACTTGTAGGATAACTTTTTGTAACGTAAGATCCCCTTGCCTTAATTTGTCCTGTAACGTTACCTGTGAATTTTAACGTTGAAGCCATATCTTAATCCTCCACTTCTATGCCTACATACTCTATCATAATGCTTGAATCAACCTCAGGTGTAATACCTGCTGCACCCATTGCTTCCTTTGTGTCTGTCCATTGAACAGTACACTCATTAGGATTAACAATAAATCCCTTAATATAGGTTACACCGTTAAGGATAAACTTAACTGACTCTTTTACCGGCACATGATCAAGCTTATACGTAAAGTTATTGAGATAGTCGTTGTTGGTAACAGAAAATACTTGATAGTAAACTGTCCTTGACGCATTTTTGACTTCGTTAACTTTACGTGTTAAGTCTAATACCATTTGGGTTAGTGACGTACTTTGTCGTAATACCTGATCAACAAGATTAGGGTGCAGGTAAGGGTCTCCTACCAGTCTGAGCAAGGACATAATAACTTGACGATTACTTTTAGTCTCTGTGTTAATACGTCTTACAAGTTCGTTAATGGCGCCTATGACAGTCTTGGTTGACGTTTCAAGCTTGGCATTCTTTTCAAGTAATGCGTGAGATCTGAGTTCCGGATTAGAAGAAAGATTGTCTGCAAGAACTATTTTTTGTAAGTAATTTTTAAGTTCTTCGATATCAGCTCTTGTAACTGTACTCATTCTTACGCACCTCCTTCAGAAGAAGGACTAATAGTATATATCTTGTAAACCAAGTTAACAGGACTTCTGTTATCAAACACAAGACAGTCAGAATCTTGGTTATACCAGAATGCACCGTTGCTGATAAACGCACCTGCGTGATAACATTCTGTTTCATACTCATCAAAGGTGTCTTCATTGTTGAGTCTGACAGGAACTTCCAAACCTTCAGGATATTTGGATATAAACTTACTGTCAAGAACGTCAGTTGTATCCGTTAAGTCTGTATAGGTCTTTAGAACCGGATTTTCTTGTGTCTCGTCTCTTTCGTTAAGTGCACCTACGAGATCCAGACGTACAGTACGAATAACAGGTTCGCCGTTCTGATCTATACCCATAAGTTCTTCAGATCCTATGCTCTTTTGGATAAATGAAGATGCGAAATCTCTAACCATATAACAGTTAATAGGCATAACAAAGTACTCAATCCATCCGTTATCAGCTATGTCAACAGGTAAGATATTGTCAGGTGCTTTAACCTTGATAACAATCTGCGGTCTTAGCGTACTGCCGACAGGCAATTTAAGATCTGCCGTTTCTTTAATATTACCTGCGTAAACTACAGCTGTTTGATAATTTGTAGGATTGTACATAGTGAAGTCCCAAGATATACCCGCAGGTACAGTTAAAGGCATATCACTTTCGGTAACTGCAGCTACAAGAACGTTATCGGCATCAACAGCTGCTATCTTACTGGCAATATCTTTAGTGCCGTAAGGAACTTCAAGAATATTAACAGGATTATTAACGTAATAACCGGGCACAATATTTGTGATAACTTTTGCTGCAGGGTTATCTATGACGCTATAAATAACTTGTGCACCCATATACCTGTCAAGACTTTGTTCAAGAGTGGTAACCCTTGCGTCATTTTCAAGACGATATTGTGCTATGGCATCAGAACTCCAGTTTGCGTCGGTATAGGCAGCTTGCGCTGTAGAAGATATGTTTTGCACAGCAGAATTTAAAGAACCTACCGTGTTATACAAGTCAATATAGTTATTGTTAGTAACACTTGCCAGGTTGTCTGCTCTTGTTGCAATATCTCTTATTTCGGTGGCGTCAGCACTTGCTGCTTCCAAAGATGCAATCATACGAGCAAGGTTAAGTTCAAAACTGTCAGTTTGTGCCTTAACCTGCCCGTGCTGTATCTCAATACCTTCTACTCTTGATACCAGATCACTGTACATATTTTGTAACTTGTCAATATCGTCTTGTGTGGCCAGTCTGTCTTTTTCTTTTGGTGTCTCTTGGTCTTCGGTATAAAAGATACCGGTCTGTTTAACGAACAAACGACTACCCAAGTTAGAGTTATTTAAAGCTTGTAACGTAACATTATCTTTTTGAACACTGACTTTTGACGTTATCTTCGTTTGACCGTTAATAAACTGGATTACAGATCCGTCTTTAGTGTTAACGTGATATGACTCATTGCCCTGATCATTAACACGTACGTTAACTTTATTGTCAAGACCGTTAATAAACTGTTCATTCTTAACAAAGGTGTTCTGCATCTCTCTGACTGTAAAGATATCATCGTCATCAACTTTATTGTCAAGTTTGATATTGACGGTACTAATAGAGTCTTGCAGACGACCAAGCTGAACATTAAGTGCGTCTACTTGATCTTTGACGGGATTAAAACGTTCAAGTTTTGTGTAGGTATTACCTAACTGTGCTTCTGTCAGGTAGTCAGCCAAGCTTACAACAGCACCGTCTGAGCCTATGTTAACTCTGACCAATTTATCGCCTGTACCGATATACAATTCTCTTGTGTCAGTAGTGTATAAAAGTACATTTTTTGGCAGCTTAACAGGAAGTTCGGTAGATACTGCGTACACCACAGTAGCTACAGGATAGTTAACTTCTTGAGCAGTTGATCGTTCGCTGCTGTATAACGTATCTTTGTCAACGAACCTAACTGTAGACAATCTGATTACCTCCTTTTTACAGAATTCCTTTACAAACCATATTACTGCAGATAAGATATTTCTTATCTTTCAAGTACTTCAAAGTACAATGACTTTAAGTCGTTATTCTTTAGTTTTTCTTCTGTAGCGTTAAAGATTAATCTAAGTTGAAGAAAGTGATCGATATTGTCTGCACTTGACCCGTTGTTTTTAGTTCCTGACAAGACAGGCTTAGTATCCATAGAAAGAACAGCTTTGCGCCCGGTAACGTAAAAAGGAATAATATTACTGTCATTATAAATAATAGTGCAGTAATCAAGCAGTACAGAATCTTCTACACAATCAAAGAAGAAGCATATGTCATAGTTAGTAAGATCTGCTACGGTTTCTGTACCCCATCTGTTATTCCAAAGTTGGATATCAACTACTATGGGGTCCTCATTAGTATACTTACCAGCGTAAAAGTCATTATTAACAGAGTAACGTTCGTCAGATAAACATTTTGCATACCAAGATATTTGTGCCTTATCCACTGCTTACACCTCTCTTGAATCCCCTAACGTAAAGCTTTGTGTTAGGAATAACTAAGTCATCTCTTAAGATAATCTTGACTTGAGTATCAGTTAGTCTTTGTATGTCATAATCAATATCCTGGATATCTCTGTTACTTCCATTTTGAATAAGCAATCTGACGTTATCTGCTGTAACGTAATAGACAGAAAATACATCGTTGATATTAACGTTATTTACAGTAAGGACAGTAGAAGTTATCGGAACAATGATATCAAAGGAATTTGATATTACACCTGTTCTCACTTGTGCAGGAATATCAGACAGCGCTATAGTTGTTCCTTGTTTGTAACAGTTATCAAGATCAGCTATGTTCTCTTGGATAGTATCGGTTAAATCCTTGATATCATTCCAGTTAGAAATAAAGTTAGTGTTAAGAGTTTCTACCTGTTCAAGAGCGCTGTTGGCTACAGACATTGCACTGTTAGCGTAAGCCTTTATGTTAGAGACTAACGTATCAAGCTGATCGTAATTCCAAACTTGTCTTGATATACGGCAAGTAATAGTCTGTCCTACAGTAATATTTTTAACAACCTTAAAATGATGCGATATCGTATCTTGATATCTGGTCACAAGAGAGTCATCAACGTAAGAGTAGTCAACTGTAGGATTAACAGTATCGACTATCTCGCAAAAACCGTTAATACTGCGAGGCAATTTAATACCGTCAACGTAAACTTCAAGTTGCTCTTGTCCTACGGTATAGCCTGCTGCAGTCTCAAAGACTTGGTTGGATCCTGTGACTGCTGCTGCAATATTAACTTCTTTAACAAAGACTGCACCGCGTTGAAATGTTTCTCTCGCAGGCTTCATTCTTACCGCGTGAGTTACAGTTATCGCAACAAAAGCAGGGTGCAATAACGGTTTCTTAAGTTTAAAACCGGCACCTTTGTTTACTCTTGTAGCTTCAAGTACTTCTGATATCGTTGTCAGTTCCTGTTCATAAACCGATATCAACTTCTCTGAATTCTCTATCTGTGATAAAAGGTCGATAAAGTCTGATATCAAATGTGCCAGTCTTTTGTCGATAACCATAAGGTTTCTGAGATTGTCAAGGTCAGTATCCTTTATCGTGTAATCTTCGTTAGCAAGATCGTAAGCGTCAGGATAAAGCTTGGTTGAGTCACTAAGGTCTTTCTTAAGTGCTTTAATGCCGGGCTCCAAACTGTCTCTGTTCCTTTTTAAGGTTTGTAAGACTATTTTGGCTTTGGTAATCTTATCTTTCAGCTCTTTTTGTTGTGCAACAAGATCGTTGACATCAGCTTGAGTCATAACAATTTCGTCGTATTGATCGTGCATTAGTACGGCGTTATCGACAAATATGGTTAACGAGTTAGTACCCGGCACGTATTTCAGGTTAAGTTCTTCGGGATCAAACAGAAATGTTTGTAAGTCGTCAGGGTTGATATCAGGTGTCCAAAGTTTTCTTTCTTGGATAACGATCTCTGAGTGATCATTAACTATAGTCCATCCCCACTCACCGTCAACTTGGCGCCAAATGTACAAGGTGTTATCCTTGCTGTTATACCATAGATCATTCTCTTGTCTGTCTCTTAAAGGAGGTTCAACGAAGTAAATGAACTTTTGTTTCTGATATCTCTCACCGTTAATGTAAAGTTCGTTATGATTATTAACGTAGACCGTACGATATGACCTGTGATTTGTGAAGAAGTCACAGGTTATACCTTCTTCGGTTATCTGCCAAAACAGAACAGCTACACAAAGACTTGTGTCGTAGTCAGCAAGATCTACGTGACTTGGACTGGGTGAATCAATAGACCAAAGATACTCATAACTGCCGTCAAGGTTTAGCATAATCGTATCTACCCTGTTATAAGCTACAGTTTGGGTTACCGTAACTCTTGATCCTGCAAAGCTGCTGTTAAGCCATAAAATGTTTCCCAAAAGCCTTACTACAGAAATTGGATATCCGTCAACGTCACGCACTCTCAGAATGCTGTCGTCAATTTCTACTGTGATATCAGGCGGATTATAAACAAGATATTTCTTGTTCTCAAAGTCATAGACGTTATCGTCCAGCACAACTCTGCCATCAGTATCCACTGTATAAGTTCTTTCAATAGTGTCGTAGCTGATATCACCTGTAGCAAAAACTTTCTTATCAACGATAACTTCTTCACCGTCTTTATTGATAAAGACACCTTCGTTAACTGTTACCGACAAGGTATCTTGATCAAAAGACAAGGCAAAGCCTTCTACGATACCCCATCCGCCTGTTCTTAATCTTTCTCTTGCAAGCCAAGTATTTATAAGGTTAAAGTTAGCGTTAATGGGTGCAGCTTTAATACCGGGTGCAAAGTCAAGGTTGTTAAGTTGTTGTATACCCAAAGCACGTCCTCCTTTCTTACTTTTTGCTTTCAAAAACTATAACGTAAGTGTCACCTGCCGCTACGTGCTTATCAAGTTCTTTGCGTATTCTTTCTTCATACTGTTTTAGTAAGACAGGTAACCTTATAACCAAGCTTGATCCGAGACGGTAAGGTCTCCCAAGGATATTGCCGATATCGGACATATTATAATCATCAGGTTGATCGTCAGGTAATCCTCCACCGTTTATGCGTGTATCGTAAATAGTGATATCTTGTTGTACAGTAAAGTAGATATCAGCAACTTTAACGTAAGAAGACAAAGGCGTTTCTTTTTCGGACAAAAGATAAAAAGTATTACAGAGAGAAGAAGTTCTTTGTCCTACAAAAAGAGAGTAAGATATAGTAAGGTCTTCTATCTTAAATATTTGATCTGTCACCGTACAAATATCATAAGAACTTGATATCATAGGTTTAACCATAAGATAAAACACGTTATCGCTCTTGGTAAAATTATAGCTTAAGGGTGTCTCTACCGTAAAAATGTCCTCAGGCTTATAAAAAACTACAGTATGCTTGCTGGTGTAAAAAGAGATATCGTTAACGTCTTGGGCCGGATCAGGCACTGTATTGTTACTTACCTTAACAAAAGAAATTTCATAGTTATTTCTGTCAATATTTTGATATCTTACGTAAGGTGTGTCAACTATGATATCAACTATGGACAGATTACTGAGAGACAAATCTTCTTGGGGCAAAAAGTCAGACAATGATATCTTAGGATGGGTTCTGTTAAAGCTTGCTGTACTGTATGCCAAGTAATTAACAGGTACGTCAGTTATCCATAATGGTATCGTTCTGCTTTTCTCATATCTTTGAAGATAACAGTAAATAAGTGTTTCATACACTGATTGTGCAACGTCATCGATATTGTCAAGAAACCATGACGGTGTAACGATCACAAAACCTTTGTTTCTCTTGTGTAAAACAAGAGTAGCTTCGTTAAGATAAATGTGATCATCAAAAAAGGTATCATCAAAGAAGGTGATATCTTGGTTAAAAACAGAAGCTTGGTTTCTTGTAATTCTGTAACTTTCTGTTGTGTACAGTGTAGTTGTTATCATATTTAGTGTGATATCAGAAGTGTCAAAAGATGTAACGTTTTTAAAACGTCCTTTATAGTCATCGCAGAACAGCCAAACATTAGTATGATTATCAAAGATATCAGCGATATCGATCTCTTCGTCACTGGTACCATAATGGACACCGTCAGCACTTTTGATAAACAGAAAGTCGCAGTCACTATTTGCACTATCAATAAGTGTCATGTAATTAGTACTACCTCCGTTAAAGCGAAGGTTAAAAGGACACGATCCTTGCAGGTAACTGTCACCAAAAAGTCTCATAAGTTTATTAGAAAAGGTAAGACTGGCGCCACTGCTTGCTGCACCTACCTTGATATCATAAATTCTGTTGTTGTAATATTGTTCTGTTCGTTGGATTTCAAGATAAACGTTAAAAGAAAGCGGACTAAACTCTACAAAGCTAGTAGGTTCATAGTAATAACTGTCACCTTGTCTTTTCATATTCTTTTGTACAACATTATTATTACTGTCAAAAAGAAATACGTTAGCCTTACTAAAAACACTGTAAGGAGTAACCTTTTCTCTCTTATCTTGTAAAAATTCTTCTTTGACATCGATATGGGGCTGCATTTCAACGTTATCAAAGTTAACGTAACCAAGGGGTATTTCTTTCAAGCTTGTATAGCGTAGGCCGCTGTCACCTTGTAACTCTTGCGGTGTTCTTGATATCACAATATGTTTTGAAAGATTGATCTTCATAGTGCAGCACCTCTTTTTAGGATAACAAACTTATTGCCGTCAGGTTTGATATCAGTATGGATAACCGGATCAGATATGCCTGTGTCATTAAGCTCGTAGTTAACCTTAACTGAGGTATCGTCTGTTACGATATCGATAACGTAGTTACCGCTTTCTTCGTCTTTGTTAATAGCGTAAGAGTCTTTTTTTGCGTAATCAACAATGTAATACTCATACATATTTTCAAGAGTACTGTCTAACGTTATGGTACGATCGCCTGCGTTAATATCGTACAGTGCAGAAGACAAAACAGCGTAAGCACCTTGATCTACACACAGATCAATAGAAGACACTGCGCTGATATCAGCTATTCTTAAAAAGTAGTCAGGGTTAAAAGTTCCCGTTTCTACACCGTAAACCGTTATACCTTGTCCTGACTCATTGATATCAGAAGTTAAGCGTAAAACAGTTTCTGTACCGTTAAACAGTTCTCTCTCTTGTACAGTAAAGAAATAGTAAAATTTATCAGCTCTTTGATATCTGACAGCTATGAAGTCATAGTCATTTCTGACAGCGTCAGGAATTGTGATAACGTCATTTTTAACCGATACTGTGATATCGTCCAATTTATTGTAGACACTGGCAAACTTAGTGATATCAGTTTGACTTCTGTCAACAAGAGCACCCTTTGGTATACCGAATATTTCAAGGTTACGAGACAATGACGTAGTATGATAAGACAGTTTTAGTTCAAGCGAACTCTTTGTAAACAAGTCAATGAATATATTATCAGGTTCAACAACTTCTCTGTAACTTCCTGACAGGTCAAAAGCTTCGTCGTTTATGTTAGTTACTATGATAGGCCCCTTAACATAGGAAGGAACAACAGCAGTATAACTGCCTTGTATGTTAGCGTTGATACTTGTTCCGTCAGCCATAATTAACGTCAGGTTAGCGATATCAGCACTAACGTTATAAAAAATCTTAACAGAGTTATGATCTTCTGTTGTTAACAGAAAACTTTTTAACCCACAAGGCTTGCCTGTAACCGGATCATCTACAGACAAGGTTAGAGTGTCCATACCGATAGTAAAGTTATACTGTTGATCAAAGTTAATCAAGAAGGCGTCAAGAGTTATTCTGTTTTGGTTTGTAACTATAATACCATAAGGGCTAATCTTAGCAGCGTCATCAAAAGACGGTACACTGTGGATAACGCCTTCCCATACCACTGTTTTGACGTTACTTAAATCTATTTCAATATAGCTGCTTTCTACAACTTTAGGTTTATCCTGAGTAACAACAAAAGATCCGCCCTTGGTATCCTTAATGGTAACATTGCTTACCTTGCCGTTACGTCCCTTAAAGCTGACAATAACAGTAGCAGATTCTTTAAGGGTAAAACTTCCTTGATTATGAACAAAGCTTTTATTGATATCTTCAAAGTTATCCTCGTCGTAGTGGATTGTTGTACTGTCATAGAAAGAATCGTCAGGATTAACTGTTATCGTCGGAATCTCTTCCTTGTAGATAAAACCTTCGATATCGTAAGTGTCATTAATGGTATCAGTATCATAGTTAAACCAAAACGTACCTGCGGGGAGTTCGATACCTTTTTGTTCAAGGTAAGCGTCGTTAGTACAGTTTTCAAACATAAAGCTTTCAGGCCAGAATGATATCCTGCCACCGTGTATGTTAGCTATGGAACAATGCCAAAAGTCAGGGACACCTTGCAGAAAGGCAACGTCCTTGACAGTATTGCCCGCTGCAGAGTAAAAACCAAGGTAATAGGTTGACAGTTCTCGTGACATAATATGGGTGCCTAAGTTTATAAGGCTATTACCGTTAACGAGAAACAGCTGCCCCTTCTGTCCCGTAAGTTTAAAGACAAGATTAATATCGCCTTCAGGTTTTAACGTGTTAGAAACGGCAGCATAGTTTTCTTGCTGTGATAAATATCGTTCCATAGCTTGAAAGGAGTTAGTGCCGACGTGGAATAAACACGAGTATTTAGCTTGATCCGGTACATTATCGGTTATAACGATACCGAAACCTGATCTCAGATATAATATTGTCATTTTAACAGTGACGTCACCATTAAACAGGTAAGACGATACCAAAATATCTTGTTCGTAAAAGTGCAAACCTTGTTCTGTAGCTTGCACTCTTGCTGTGTCAAAAAAGGCTTGCACGCTATACTACCTCCAGTACAAAGTTACTGATCTTTATCTCTACGTCAGCAGATAAAAGTTTTATCTTAAACTGAAACAATCTGTAGTCATCGAAAATGTGTGACGACGTTGCAACAAGTTGGTTATTTAAGGTGATATCATACCAAGGTGTCCATACAAGATACAGGTTGTCTTTTTTACATCCTCTGACAAAAAACTTAATCTTGGTGATATCAGAACAAGATCCTGTAAGGCGTAACAAACGATAGTTTGCTGTAATAACTGTATCATAAACTTTAGTTGTTACAGAACCATTACTGTTATCTTGTATTACCAAGGGAACAATACCGAGTTCACCATAACGAACAAACATTTCTATGACGTCTACAACCTTGTTTGGATCCATACTAACCTCAGCACTAACGTAAGACTTTACAGTTGTACCGTCAAAACAAGCAAGATTAGTTTTTTGTACGTAACCGATAAGTATGGCGTCAGTACCTTGTTCGTTATCGGCAGTGTACAGTTTGATATCAAAATTCTTTAAATGTCCTGATATCAAACTATTAACCTTAACGTAAATATCTATAGCGTTAGCACTGTTATCAAGGTAAAAGAACGGCGTCCGAATCCATCCTTTATTTTCTGCTGTTACAAAGGTTTCCTTATATCTGCTTACGACAACGTCAGCTATGATATTCTCGTAACAGTTATGACTGCTGAAAACCTTGGTTACGCCATAGTCAACGTTAGATCCTATTCTGACAGTACCATCGTTTGTAATCTCAAGATCTGCAAGAGTACAACCTACAGGATCAAAGGCCAAAGAAAGAGTCATACCTTTTTCTTCTTTCTCGACAATATCAAACCCCAAGTGTTCAATATTCTTAATATGTACCTGCAATTGATCGTCAAGCCGTATTTCCGGTCTTGCTATGATATCATCTACTATGCCTGTTCCTTTGACTACAAGATAGTAACGATAAGACAGGTCTACAGTATCATCAAAACGATATCCTTGAAAGTTGCCGTCAACAACAAAAGTACCGTAAGGTTCTGCAAAAACCGTCTTTCTTGCGATATCGTCAGACATCTTGATCTCACGGTAAATCTCTAGGGTAATATCTCGTGCGGTAAAAGCTGATATCACAATAGAGTTATTAACGTAATGTGTAATATCAGTAATGGCGTAACTATTAGAATCTTCTGCGGTAAATAACAGTCCTATATCCTTGATACCTGTGACGAAGTTGATATCCATTTTATATCCTTGCCAGGTGCTATAGCTTTGTGCAGCTGTAATCTCGTTAAGTAAGGAAACACCTTTTGATCCTATAACAGGATCTGTGAACTTAACTAAACAGAGTTCATCTTCATTGTTTCTTCCTTTGAAGTCAGATCTTCTGATCCTGTTATTGCTTGATATCATAGTTTGTAACAAAGAACCAAGTCTTTTAACGTTATGCAGAGTAACGTTACTGTAACGATCTATAATATCACTATATACGTGATTGTACAGGTAATATTCTTGCTCATCATCGTAATAGTAACCTGCGTTAACGAGAATAACGTTATCGTCGTATACCTTATGAACTGTTACAACACCGTTATCGTAAACAGCTATAAAGTTAGGGTTGCTGCAAACAGGTGCCGGCACGTAATCTACGGTGTCAAAGAATGTTACAACGAAAGAGTCACCGTCTTCAAGCTTGGTCGGTATAGTACTTTTCAACGATACAGCGTTATACGCACTTAAACTTTTTGGTATGATATCATACAAGGCAGATAGATCGGTATACAGTAAGCTTTCGGGAATTTTGTAAAGATAAGTAACCTGATACTGAATTGGAGTATCTTGTAATGACGTCATATCGTTTAAGTTCCAGATAATGACACCTTCGTCAAGCAGAATATCGTAACTGTTTGTCGGAAGTCCGTTAATCGTAATCGACACGATACTTTTAATGTTAGAGTAATGAAGTTTGGTGAAACCGTCATCTGACACATAACCTGTATCTGTTGTTTCACCGTCATATTCATTACTATAGTGAACTGCAAGGTAAGAAGGCGGCTTGATCATAAAACAAGAGATATCTTCTTCTCTTGTGTCAATGACGACTTTTTTAGGCAGTTCAATTGCGTTAGACAGTTTAAACAATGGTGATATCATACTAACATCGTAAGCTATGGTTTCCTTGTTTTTAAAGTCAAAGTCGGTTATGAAACAGATTTCGTGTTTCCACAGGCACCATGAACCTTCAGTTAGCAGTTCTGTTACTCTGTTAAACAAGGTTGTGTTGTTAGCCAAAACAATACCTGATAAGGCTTCTAACGTTGACAGTTTCTCGTTGACAGTTGTTGATGCGCCGTCGTTATCAAGCAGCCACAAGATATCTTGCAGTACCGATCTTGCAGCAGCAGTAACACAAAAGTAGTGATTATGATCATATCTTGTTTTCTTAAAAACGGCAGTTACCGCAAAGGCATCGTCAATGCCTTGATTTATGATAACGTTATAAACCATTGATACGTTAGCAGGAAGTGCAGGGTAAAACGTACTGTCTATAATCTCGATATCTTCTGATATCCCCGTTATATTCTTGTAGATATCAAGCTCGTTATGTGCTATGAAGATCTGATCGTCTGTAGTTTGTAAGAATGTGCAGTCAAAGTTTTTGTCAGAGTAGTTTGATATCATACTTGTATTGTTAGCGATATCTGTTACGAAAACGCCAGTAATTCCAACAGGTAAGGCGTTGTAAACAAAAGTAGTAGCTGTGTCAGAGAAAGATTTACGATCAATCCTTGTAAGCCATTCTTCACCTGTAGTAGGATTTCTTACGACAAAACCGTTGATCCCTTTACTAACGTAAACGTTGTAGGTTACGTTGATATCAAGCAAAGTATCAAGACTGTACTTGCCAAGTTCGCTGTTAACGATACCGTTAATAGTTACGGACTCTACTTCTTGCTCAGGTTTAAGAGTAACGTAACTTACAGTTTTCCCTGCTTGCACTGTTTTCTTAATAGGTAATGACGAAGATATAATTTCGCTAAACTGAGAAACGTTGATATCAAGATAAATGTCTTCTGTTGTTTTATTTCTATACTTTTTCTTAGTAACAAAATTGTCTGATATCAAAGTGTTTGTGTCAGCGTCATAAAGACTAACGTTACAAACGGTATCTATGTCAAAGAACGCACTGTCGTTTTTGGCTGCTACAACAGCAGTCTTGTACACAGCTCTGTTTGTAGAAGGACCTATGTGAACATACCTTATAACAGGCGCTTCAACGTCGTAAGCAGAGACAGTAACGGTTAAAGTATTAGGTGTATTATCAGGTAAAGACGGTAACACCGTAGAGAACAACTGCGGCTCAAGAACACCGTGAGTCAGACTATAGTTAATCTCATACTTAGTTCCTTTAACCTCAGCAGAAAAAGGATAGCTGCCTTGTTTAACAAAAACTATTTTGACAGTTGACATAACGTCAAAAGTTTGTTGCAAAGTTTCGTTAGCTTGCAGTTGGGTATAAGTACGTTGCAAGATATCATTAACATAAACTTTCATACTGCAAGTTCCTTGGTTTTCTTCTGTTGATATCAGCTTAACAGAGTAAGACATTACACTTACAGTAAGAGTAGCACTGCCGTTATCTTCAAGTACGGTATCTGATATCAGGTAACCGTCAACAAGTTTTAATCCTGAAAGTTGCCACCTGTCTGTCTGGTTGGTTAAGTCAAACATACGCCCTTCAGACATTATCCGTAATGTCTTACCTCCGCATCCTGTAACGTCAAGGGTAAAAGATCCTTCGGTACGACTACTTTGCAATGTGAAACCACCGTTAATATCAACAAGATTAGTAGAACTTTTTAATTCTGATATCGTGTTAGTATGTTTAACTACGTCAACGTGAGAAAGTCCGTTACCGTCTTTCTTAAACAAGGCAGTAGGTGATATCAAACTAACGGTATCGTTGCCGTCATAAAAGTCAATCTTATTAATCTTCATAGAAGAATAGTCACCATTTGACCTAAAGATAAGGTAGTAACTTTTAGACCCTTCTACGAGACCAGAATTGATAACAGTAGCGTAACCTTGACTGCTAACGATATCTTGCAGGTAAACTGTGCTGAAGCCTTCTTTCTTGATTATCTCGGTTATAAAGATATCTTCGGTATTAATCTGTACAGCAGGTGTTGCCGTTATCGTGTAACGCACATGTCTCGGGTTAACGATATTATGATACCTTATTAACGATAAAGGTATCGCACTTCGTAAGTCTTGTTTTCTGCAGTAAGAGTTGACCTTGATTTCACTATGCTTAAAACCGCGCACAGTAACGTTAGTGGTAGCACCTTGTCCTTGAGATAACGATATCTTAAGATCGTCTCGTTGTCCTGTGCCGTCTTGATAGACGTCAAGGTGCGCATCCCATTTGTTAGAGAGATAGCTGAGTTGCGCAAAGTTATGTTCCCACCAACAAAGATCCCAAACCTTGGTTCTGAGAATGTCTCTGTTAATCCTAACAAAGTACTCATATACCGTACTGTCGTTATAGGGTAACCACGCGTTATTGTCGTCAAGGATTTCGACCTTAATATCTTCTCTGTCAACAGTGATATCGTTAGAAAGACAGTTAATGATTGTATTTTGCAGTCCACGTCTTGTGCTGTTGGTAGGGTTACCGAAGACTAAGAAACAACGCTTTAGCAGCTGTTCGTTAGTCTCATTTGTGTCAGCAAATCTTTCAAGACCAAGAAACATTGCAAACTCGTCAAAAATATTCCAAATATGATATCGTGAAAGTTTGCCACCATATCGATAACCGTCAACGGTGTACAGTAAGGTGTTATCGCTTGGTTCGTTGTTAACACTTATAATCAGATAACCATCCTGATAAAGTGCGTAACTGTCCATATCGGCCAAGAAGGTTTTAGGATCTATGGTAATGTCAACAGCAGGCTTGATCATTGCAGCGTTAGTGTAATCAAACACACCTGTCTGTATAATATCAACATATGACGCTATTGTTGACTCCTTACCGACGTATGATATCAAAAAAAATTCTTTGATAAACTTGTTAAGTTCTTCTACGATATCAGTTTGTTCGTCTATGACTGCTTGAAGAAAAAGACCGGAAGTAGCTTTCTCCGGTCTTTTTCTTATACTCATCCAGCGCGGAAATTCTGACACGGCTTGTAAAAAAGTATTTCTTGCTGTTGTAAGTTTAACTGCCATTATCAGTCACTTCCTGTCCAGATAATTTGATCATACAAAAACTTGGTGTCTATACCTTGTAATAAAGAAGTATCTGTTACTGTCTCACCATTAACTATGACAGACATAACGTTAAAGTAGTCAACCTTTTCTTCCGTTATGCCTATTCTGTTAATTTGTCCTATCTGCAGATAAGCGTAAGGCGGTATATCGTTAATATACTCAAGAACCTTGCTTTCTATGTTACTCCTGATAGCATCGATATCGCCGTTCTCTGATATCATATATACTTGTAACTGTATACCAAGAATTTGTGGCACTATATACTCTACAAATAATCCCGGAGTACCTACTCTTTCTATAACTTCTTTAGCTTCAAGAAGTGCGTTAGTAATGTAAACATCTGTATATTCTTTAGGAATAACGTAACATATACCCGTGCCGCATCCCCTTACCTTAGGTCTAAATTCAATATTTGACGCCCATGTAGGTGTTAAAAGTGCGTCATTAATTGCTGTCAGGTTAGACGCCTCATTAGAAAGCGTCCAGTTCATAAGACGATATCGGTAGTTAGTATCAAGTTCACCTGTCTTTCTTGGAAGGTTTAGCATTACTCCGGTATCATCAAGTTGTTCTTGTTCAAGGTAAGACCACACATGCGGCGTCCTGTTATTATCTATCTCTTGGTAGATATCTTCTACAACTTCAGCAAGAGTAGTTGTAAAGATATCTATAACCGTTCCTTCTTCTACTGTAGTTTTGGTCTTTTCATAAAATCGATCAAGAATATCTTCCTTAACCTGTTGAGAAGTTTTCAAAACGACAGCACCTCCTTTCAAAGAGATAAGGTATACAACAAGATATCATTTTGATAAATGTAAACGTTGATATTCTGACAGAAAAAAGGACCGCTTTTACGCTTGGGTACTACTACAACCTTAGGATTTTGTACGATATCAGCAATAGCAAACAATACCGCACTTTGAAGTTCGGCTTGTGTCTTCTCTGACAAGATATCTTCGTGCTTAAGGATAGTAACGTAAGAACCTACAGACGGTAGTAATCCTATCTCACCCGCTTCAGTTCGTAATCTTATCATAATTCTCTGTCTCAGTTCGTTGATATCAGATACCGTTGATATCCTGCGGTTCATACTTTCTTGTCCTTGACAAGTTGCAAACTTAACACAAAGTTTGTTGTTACCGTCAACAGCTGCTACGTCTTGTCCTTGTTCGAACCTTACTCTTAAGACAGGGTACTTGCTGTTAACAAAAGATATCTTTAATCTCTTGTGTAATGGCGGTGTAGAAACGACAAAGTCACCACGATCATCAACTTTAAAGTCAATAGACATTGTTATTATCTTACCTCCTTACTTGAAAATTCCTCCAATACTACTATCCTTTAACGTTCCCAAAAGCTTAACCTTAACATACTTAGAAATTTCGTCAATAAGTTTCTTTGTAACATTTTCAATTACCTTCTTGAGTTGCTCTTTCCATTTTTCTATAAGCTCTTTGGCTTTCTTTTTAAGATTGTTCACAGTGTCAATAAGTTTTTTAATTCCTTGTTTTACCTTTGACACTATACCAAGGGCTTTTTCTACAAATGGCCTTGTAATGTCATAAAGTTTGCCCCCCAAACTCTTAGTAAAAGTTTGAGTTAGGTGCACAAATTGCTTACTCAAACCAAGATTGCCCAAGCCTATCTTCTTAAAGTAATTGTCTATTGACGCAATCTTGTTAGCAATGTTAGTAACAGGTGTCTTAATGTAATTATCAAGTTGGTCAACTATAATGAGCTTGGCAACTTCAGAGTTAGTAAGCCATGACTCAATATTGTCATAAATATTATCAACCTTCTGACGATAAGGGTCTATGGTCTGCATAAATCTATCTGCTACGGCGTCAACTTGGTTTTGCAACTGTTTTGCCCGCTCATCAATAATCGGATTAATCTTATCTTCTATAAGTTGATCAATTCGTTCTTCAAGCTGTATTTTTAGTTGTTTGATAAATTTTTCTTCCTTAAAGAAAGCATTTTTGTTACCACGTATTAAGTCACGAATAGCACCTATGATATCACCATTTTGAAATTCAAAGCCCCAATCTTCAAGCTTGGCGCCTATCCTGGCTTCTATTTGTTCTCTTATATGTTTATTAAGGTGGTCTTCTACAATCTGTCCTGCTATTTCTTTAACTTTCTTTTTGTACGTATATTTTTGGTCGCTTTTGACAACAGCAACCAAATCTTCTGCACTAACGTCGTCAGAAAGATTCAAGCCGTATTTTTGGTTAATAGCTGCTACTCTTTCTTTCTTTTGATCTTCAGACAATTTACCTAAACTGATATCACGTTCAAGGGCTTCAAGTTCTTTCCTACACTTATCGTCATTATTATATTTACCGGTAATAACACCCCACATAACGTCACCGGTAATACCTTCTTTTGTAAACTTTTGGATAGTAGAATTCTTGCTGTTGTCCCAATAACCTGACAAGTGAGTAACCTTCTTAACTCCTGCTTTCCAGGCATCGGCTATGTCATTACCGGTAAGGTGCGCAATGCCGTCTTTTTTATCTGCCGTCTTTCTTAGTGTAGCAGCCGTAGCTTTTTCTGACACGTTAGCACCGTAAGTACTATTGAAATCTTTAATCGCTTGTTTCTTTTCGTCTTCTGTTATTTCATTTTTTTCGTAACGATCAGCGATATCACGAAGAGTATTTTGCGCAGCCTCAGAGTAAACGTTCTTTCCCTCAAATAAGTTATTAACCTCGTTAACTATACCACCACGTGTTTTTGTAGCTTCCTTGTGAATTTGCGCTGCTGTAAGATCTGTTGATATATTGGTACCGTGACTGGCGTTAAAGGCTATAATTTCACTTTTTATTTCTTGTTGTGACTTACCGTTTTTGTAGTCATTTGATATCTTCTCAAGAGCAGTACGTGCTTCTTTATCATAAACGTAAGTTCCTGTTATTTCTTTGGTTAGATCTTGTGTTGCTTGACTGACAGTGTTATTGATATCAGACAAAGAACTTTGTATTCTTACAGCTTGTTTTTTTATACCCAGTGTACCTGCCTGTTTTGATAATATTTTCTTTCTGTCATTGTGTGCAGCGCTGCCACCGTAATAGTAGAGATTAGTGCTGCCGGAAAATGGTATTGAGTAAAAGTCTGCAGGGGTTCTGTTATAGTGTTGAAAGTAAGCGGCACTGATATCTACACCGTCTTGCAATAACATATCACTTTTAAACCATTGCACACAAATAGTTATTGCCCAGCTGTTAAACTCAGCTTCAAGTTCAACTACTGTTTTACAACCCTCCCAAGCAGGTACAAAGTCACCGTTAGCGTTAGTTGTTGGCATTGACGATATCACTTCCTTTTGTTACGTTCTTGACGGGGTATCTTTCTTTTCTTCCTTTTTTGTTTGCCCCGTATTACCTTGTGCTTGTGCGTTAAGTGCGTCAGCAGGAAGTTCTGAAATATACTTATTAATCAGGTAAACGTAATTTGTGGTTTCACCATAATTCGGTATTTGATTCCCGGCTTTCTGAACTGCACCGGGTCCTGCGTTATAAGCAGCGTGAGCTAAAGACCAATCACCAAATTGTTCATACATACTTTTGAGATACACACATCCTGCTTCAACATTTTGTTCGATATCATAAGGATCAAAACCTAATCCTGCAGCAGTATCTGGCATTAGTTGCATTAGGCCTATTGCTCCCGCTCCTGACATATCTCCTACGTTACCTCTACTTTCTTGAATACAAGTCGCTAGAACTCTTTCAAAAGGCAGACCATATTTCGCAGCAGTATGAATTAACAGGTTGTAAATGTCGTCGGTAGCGTAAGGTGCTCTTTCTAAGAACCATTGTCTTAGTGCAGGAGATCCGAGAGTAATACCGGGTGTTCCAGACATAAACTTATAAGAAGAACTTGCGCTACTGCCATCTCTACCAAAACTTACGTTACTGTTAGCATTGCCCCATCTTGCTTGACCATCTTTACCTATTAAACTCTTAGAGTCAGAGACTACAGCGTTAACTTGATATCCTTTAGTACTTTTAGCAAGCAAAGTTTCGTCTATCCGTAGTGGATCTGTTACACCCAGACCTTCGTCAATTTCAGGTATATTAAGGGCAGGTGAAAACATAGGCATTCTTGCAGGGCGCCGTAAAAATACGTAACGCTTAAGGTTCATTTCCCAAGCAAGGGTCAGAACAGATCCAAACAAACAAAAGTTACCTACGATCATATTATCATTATAAGCTGTAGCAAGTTTCTTGATATCAGTTAGTTCGTAAAGATAAGGATTAAGCTTATGCTCGTTAAGAACTATATCATCTGTACTAACTTTTCTTCGATTAGTCACACTGACACTTTCCATTGATTCTTCTATGATCTTACCGTTAGGGCTAAGCTTATACTGTGCGTAACGGCTTGAACTAAGGTTAACTTGTCCGTTATGTCTTATGACTATAGACGACTGCGTAGTATCGTTGATAAGGCCGCTTTCGTGCCCTCTCTTTATAAACTTAACGGCGTCTTGGATCTGTGTTTGGGTAGGATTAAAGTTATCGTTTTCTTTTGACACAGGTACGTTAATATCACCTGTTTGTGCGTCAGAATTATCAATAGTAACTGTATCAGATCCTATAGCCATTTGACTTTGAATTTCAGCAAGTGTTTTTGCCACGATATCACCTTTCTTTCTTTGTCAGTATATAATACCACCCGGAGGATATCCAAAGCTGTCAGAGTAGATATCTTGCTTAAGTTCCATCTTGCTGCGCACATCCATATTGTAGTTAGAAACACTGCGTGCCACAATAGCGCAGATATCACGAGAAAGTTCAATAGTAACATAGTCGCCCTCAACAGGGAACCAATCCATACCTGATCCCGTTAATCTTACAATGACATTTTCTCTTTCACACATAACACCTTCTTTGTTAACAAATCTGATATCACAACAGTTATTCTTATCGTCAGCTCTTAACACAAGTGCAGTAGTAGTTATAGCTTCGTTAGGATAAGTTATCGGTGTTACAAGTTTATCTATCATTTGTTGTCTTAGTGCTGTCATAGAATTTTACCCCTCTTTCTTTTTACTATCGTTACTTGAACTTTCAGGTTGTCCGCTAACTGACGTCATTGTAACTACTACAGATACTTCACCGTTATCTTGTTGTTTATACTCAAAGATATCAGAAGATATACAAGGGTTGCCCTCATAGTTTTTAGTTTCTTGGTAGAATTCTTCAATAGCACTTTTAAGAGCCCTTTTACTGTTATCAGCTGTAGCTTGTAATACGAAGGTAAATCCGGTTGCACCCATTGAAGTTCTGTCGCCTACTCTTAGTGCACTTTTTAACGCTATATGATCGTTCTTGTTCTGTTCCCAGTACTCTTGTGGGTCTTGTGAGTTAGCAGGCGGCATTTTCTTTTTAGCACGTTTGATAATCTCGTAAAGAATGTGTATTGCGTCACGGTGTAAGAATGGTATATCAACAACAGCGTTACCTTTTCCGTCAACTGTATGAATTGCTTTTAATCTTACCGTTTTTCCGTTGACGGTAACGTTTTCGTCAGTAACTTTTTGACCGTCAACAGGTGTACCGGGTTCTACGTGAACTATAGTTAAAAATTGTTCCTTTATATAAGGTCTTAATCTTGTGTCATTTGGTATAAAAACGTTATCGCCAAGATCGTTTTTCCAATTTTTAGTATCAAGTTTTTTATAATGATTATAAGCGTTAGTAAACGCAACAGGGGTAGAAGTACCTGCTCTTGGTACTATCTGGTTGGATCGATAACTGTTGGAAAAGTAAGAAGAAGGTGCTCCTGCAAGGTGTGCCATCATTTTATTATATTCTTCCTCTGCAACAACAGGTTCTCCGTCACTACCAATAATTGCGTTATCCTTTTGGTACTTTTTTGCAAGATCGCCTACTTCGTCACTGGCTAAGAAACCAAGTACAGAGCTGACAATAGGATATTCTTCTTGCATATAGTCAAGTACGTCACCAAAACTGCCTCTGTCACCCCAAGTAGGTGAACCGTAAACTGTACCCCTTGCACCTTCGAAACCTGCAGTGTAAGCGTAACCAAACTTCTTAATTGGATAGATCGTTATAACCTTATAATTCCTGAGTTGTTCTGCTACCCATGAGTTAAGAAGTGGCATTATAAGTGCACTTGCTATTGTAGTTGCAGCTATGATAGGTAGAGATATGGTACCAAGGATTCCGCCTGCTATGACACCTGCGCCTGTTGCGCCGGCAGCTCCTCCGGCTAACATCATTGACGCACCTCTTGCTGCTATTGACGTACCTACTCTTCCCAGTATACTGGGTGCCCTGCTGACAAAGTTACCTATGGTTTGCACTATCTTGCCCATACTACCAAGGACAGTACCTGTAGTTGTCGCAAACATAGGGCTATGTTGCATAATAAAAGTAGCAGCTTGTTTAATGGCACGAGTAGTCAAAAGTCCTACTGCTCCTGTTGTTGCAAGACCTATGCCGGCATAAGCTACAGTACGAGCAGCGACAGACAGCCATGACGTTGAGTCGTTAAGTTCCTCAGCAGTAGTTGCAGACATAGCACATAAGCCGCCTATCCTATTCATACTTTCATACTTTAACAATTCAGCTTTGTCGTTAACAACAGCTATACAGTCAGGTGATATCGTAGTAGTAAAACCGTTTTCTACAGACAGTCTGTGTACAACCTCTTTAACGAGACATTGACCGTGCATACAAGAATACTTATCTGACATAAAGAATCTGTCTTGTGGTTTAACGCTTGCGTCACCTATAACGACAAGATCCCCTGCGTACATATCCATAACGCTTTCTCTAAGCTTTGACGCCGTTGCACGCCAAGCTATTTTTTTATGGCTTGCTACAGGACCTGTGTCATCAAAAAGTGCGTCAATACCGCCTTGTCCGCTAAAAAGATCACATCCCCATGTAGAAAAATAATTAGTTATGGTTCCGATAAAAGGCGGACCTTTTCCTAACAAGCTTGTATCAACAACCATAGTTCTTTGACAATCACTGTAGATATCAAAGTCAGCGTAAAGTGGGCCTACTCTTTGTTGTGACTTGCTGTTAAAGGTCTCACAAATTTGGTAAAGCCCCATGGCTACAGTTTTAACGTCACGTGTTGTAGCTACTACACCATTACCTATGATATCTTGTTCTGCTGTGTAAATATGCCATTGTTCAAAAGGTTTTCTCTTCTCCTTAGCTACGTTATCTTCGTCAATGTAATAATCGTAAGCGTAATAGTAATGGGGCATACCCATAAAGACAGTGCTTCTTACCATAAAAGGTACTACAGCAAGTTTGGCGTCAGGTGATATACTCTTACAAATATTGAGAACGTCCCAAGGCGTTTTTTGAAACAAGTCAAAGGTAATTCTTGTGATATCCTTAAAGTTGTAGCTGTTACTGAACAAGTCATTAATGCTTCCACCGTACATAGGCTTTGTTGTCATCTCGTAAAGGTTTTGACAACATTCTCCCGTTTTGCAAAAACTTTTAAAGTCAGGATCACCAAAATGAACTATACCAAAAGGATTTCTGGGGGTTAAGTTAAATTTTAATCTTTTCTTTAATTGTTCATTAAGAAACCCCCCGTGAATAGTAAACATTGCTGTAGCTAATTGTAGTGGTGATATTGCGTTAGTAGCCCAACTATGTCCCTCAAAATCATCTTCGTTAGGAAGATTGTGCGCTTCTTTGTCTATATTAATGGGATTCAAAAGTTCAATGCCGTCACCTTGTGCTACTATTTGAACAGTGGCTTCTGAAGATACTTCAGCTATAACGCCGTTAAAAACTATAGGTAACATATCAGCGTTATTGCCGTAACCCATTCTAACGTGTAATCTTGCACCGGGTCTTAGTCTGAGTTTAGGTTCAGGTGGCTTAATAGATCTCGCAACTTCTTGTTCTTGAAAATATTCCTTTGGTGAAAATATCGAGTTATAGGCATCGTGTAAAGGTGCAATGACAGTCCTAATGTAATCTTCATCTTCCGTAGCAAAAGAGTTAAAAAAGTTAGACATAGTGATAATACAAGTATCTGCAGGCAGCTTTCTGCTTTTGACTACTTCAATGCTTGATATCGCGTTAACGTTATAGAAGTTGTCGTGTAGTTTCCAAAAGCCGATCTCTCTACCTTCATCTATAAATGTCATAAAGAAAGTAGGAAAGGCACGGAGCATACGTCCCCTTGCGTCAGATACTATCATATCATGAAAACTGTGTGGTATATAAGTCGTAGGATCGTCTGCAGCTTCAAGATATAACTTATTAATAGTGTCTTGATTGCTTGGTATAGCTGCAGTTGTTTGAGAAGAACCTGCTGTTTCTCTACTCATTACTCCTAAACCTACGAGAGCAAGAGTCATCTTTCGAATAGTAAGTGCACCTTGATTATTGATAGGACTAAATTTACTTGTGGGAGCAGCACATGTTTCTATAATTGCGTTAAGGGCGTCATAATTGCGATCTTCTATTGCTTTCAAAATGCTGGCGTCACCTTCTGACGAAGTAAGAATAGCTGCTGTCCAAATCTTTCCTGAGTCAACTGTGTGCATATTCTTGCTAAAAAAGTCGATATGCTTTCTTAAGCTTACAAGACGATCACCTGTACCTTTAACCATAACCTCAGCGTTAGACTCACCCAGTAATGACTTTGTAGTATTTTGTACTGATATCTCGTGTTGTGCGTGAGATCTTGCAATATCGGTAGAGAAGTTAGGAAATACTCTAAGATAAACAAGGCGGCATAACCAGTAAAAGAGAAGTCTTAAGTAAGCGTAGGTAGCGTAAGCCATACTTGTAATACACTTACCTTTATATTCTTCGATAAGTTCTACTGTAGCTGTTCGATATCCGGGGTCTAACAAGAAATGACTATAGTTAACGTTACCTTCTTCAATATTGTCAGTATAGGGTTTTTCAATTGCAGCTTCTTCTCCCTTATAAATAGCAGCGTAAAGTTCTTGATCAGTTAGCATTTTAAAACGATATATGCTGAATTCAAGACTATGTTTAACTATGACGTTAAAACATTCTTTTTGCTTACTCTTGTCTTTAGGCCAAAGTACTTCATTGCTTCCTCCTGCGTTTTGACTTGTGCCAAGTTGAACGCCTACAAAATTACAGTCAGGCTTCCAGTCATCTGACGATTCTGCACCTGAAAACTCTTTTCTTGCTCCTGACACACAAGCAGCAGCACAAACAATATTTTGTACAAGATCTACAAACTTATTATTGATATCAACGTAAAGTGCAGAAAGAAAATCTTGAACTTCAGATAACCCCAACCAAGCAACCACAGCAGTTTTTATTATGGAAAATACTTGACTATTTGAAATTACAGGACCGGTTTCAAGAAAGACACCTGCTGACACTGCCATATTAGGAATGGTTTGTTCTATAGTCTTTGTAGATAACCACTTGTAAAATTCTTCTGCTGCTTGAATAGCCTTTTCTTGTTGATTAAAAATATAGCTTCCTTCTGTATGAACTACTTGTTTATTTTGTTGATTTTCTGTTTGTACTACCTCACCGCCTTCTGACTCTTTATCAGCTGCGTCAGTATTGGTAGTACTGCCTGTCCCTCTAGTTTCGTTAACGTTACCTGCTGTAGCAGCAGCGTTAGTATTCTCGTAAGTTTTTATTTCTTGTAAGAATCTTTTTTCTAAAAACATTCCTTGAATATTGTCACAAACTGACCAACTGTCACGTTCCATGGTCAGATTAACAAGAGCCATAAAGGGCATCTCTACCTTAGGGTTTTGTTTAATATTTTCTTCTCCGTCTTTGCGCAATTCTTCCTTTAGTTTAATAACACCAAGTCTGATATCTCTTGCAGTTTGTGCTTGTTTATTATAGGTGTTATTACTCGCAGTAGCTTGAAGAGTAGACCCTTGTGCAGGTTTGACAGTAACACAAGCACCGGTAACGTCAGTTAGCTTAGTTTCTCCTATTCCGCCTTCCATACCGTGAATAGCAAGCTCACGGTAAATATTACTGGTAAGCTTGACCGGATAGATAAAGTAAAAGTCGGGATCAACGTAAAGACGATTATCCTGAAATTTATACCTTGTGTAATAAAAACCTGCTGCTTCCATTTCTGCTATCATAGGAAGTTCAAGGTCAGGATAAAGATCCATTTCAGCAAGAGAGTTTTTGATATCAAAGTAATGTCTAAACTTTCGTCTGTTAATGGTGCCGTCACCTGCAGAACTTTGAGACAAGTCAGTACTGTTTAATGTCATAACGTCAGAAATAACGTGTCCTATGCCTACAAGAAGACAAGCACCTGTAGCAGCTACGGCAGCACCTACCGCTGCTGTAGCAAGCAAAGCGCCTACACCTTTTAGAGTAAGTGCGCCTACACCACCTGCTATACCTCCCAAAAGACCTGCTACAGATCCTAGCGCAGCACCATAGAGATGTCCTTTACCGTAATCAGTTAGGGAATCATCACCGTAATAATTCCAGCCCGCGTTATTGATAGCTTTCTTCGTAGCTGCTTCCCTTTCTCTGATAGTTCTGTTCATAGAAATAAAGGTCATATTAACTTCGTAAAGACCGGGGTGATTGGCTACTGTTGATATCACACTTTGTTCACAGGTAACGTCGTTAACACTCAAGAACTTAGAAAACTCACTTTCTATTCTTAACGGCACACAAGGCATTACAAGGTGATACATTCTTGTTAATCTTGATATCTGTTTGGGAATAGCCGTCAGCATTGTAGCAGCTTGTTTATTCTGAGTGCGAATAGTTATATTAATCTCTGTATCTTCACCGCCAAGATATTGCGGTGCGTAACTGTCATTTGATATCACTCGTATCCTTGCAAGGTGATTAGTTAAGGTTGCGCGCCAGTCAACAACTAAAAATCCTTCAGAACTGTCGTCGGTAACAGCGTAAGGATCGTATACTAAATTCATAAGTGCGTTAACGTCAGGGTGTCCTGTTGCTGACGCCTTTTTATCTTTGTAAGTATTAATAATATGATCCGTTTGTGACAACAGTTTCATACCCGCAGTATTACTGTCCAAGTCAAAGTTAGAGTAGGGATCTATCTTGTAAACGTCGGTTATATATCCTTGCTTTTTAACACCAATAGACATAGGAATTATGATACGATCTTGGTTAGAGTCAACAAGGTGATCAGGTATTGCCATTGTTTCACTGTTTCTTCTGTCAATGGCGTCATCTATCCATCCCTGCCAGTTGCCTTGTTCTTGAAAAGGATCGGTACCGGTAAAGTTCTTTATAGTTTGTCTGAAAGACCCCATCTCTGTATCGGTTAAAGCACTGCGTTTAAGTCTTATAGCTACAGCAAAAGATACCTTAGTGCCATCTTTATTGATAATACTGAAATACTCGGGATCATACTCAAAGTAGTTATTATGTCTTGTTCTTACGTCTTGAGTAATTTGATCTATTCTTGCGAGACAAGCGTTGACTCTGTTAACACATTCTTGTGGCAGCCCCATACCGTTGGTTATACAGCCTTTGTTATAAAAAGAGTCAGGACGAAGGTTGCCGACAAGGTCGTCAGCGTCAGAGAATATACCTGCCATATGTATCAGCTCGTTAGCGCTGTCTACACACTGTCTGAACTCTGCATTTTGTGACAGTTCTAGCAAATTCTGTCTAAGTTCGTCAAGAGCTTCCAAGAACTTGATCTGATCCGGAGAAAATGATATTTCCTGTCCCTTAGTACCTGTCTTGCTAAGATATTCAAAACGTGCCTTAAGCAGTTCCTTAAGGTAGTCCTCATTAGCCATGTAGAATTTGATCCTGGGTTCGGTAAATTCCATAGGAACAAGACAGGTTAAACCGCCACTTGTGTAATAAATATATTCTTCTGAGTTAAAGTCAACGGGCAGATTTTTAAGAAGATCGCCTCTTCTTATAGCTCTTTGATAGTAGTAACGAAATGTCTTCCAGTTAATAGTCTTTTCAAACCAGTTAATATACTTACTGTTTCTTTTAAGGTCTGACGCTGCTTCTTCGATAGCGTCATTAGTTACAACATTGCCGTTTTCGTCAGTAGCAGCGTTAGCTGCAGCTTGAAGATCTTCCCAGTTTTTTTCTTGCAAAATAGCGGCACCATAAGCTGCGGTTATCTTAAGCTGTGAGATATCAGGCATATAAACAGTCCAGTCAAACTCAAGCATTGTTATGGTCGCGTGAATGAGCTTAGGATAGTTGTGTACTGACGTTATCTGCAGTGACGATACAGTTACTGCTTCTATACCGAGAGTTTCGTTGATAAAGGTATTAGTTATCGGAAGAAACGGTGTAAACTTAAACTGTGATACCAAAGCTCTCAACCCGTTAAGAGAATAGACGACGGGTGTCTTTTCTGAGTCATTCAAAGTAGTAGTATACTGATATCCGTTAATACCGCGTTCTTCGTTAAAGAAGATATCCATAGCAATAACGCGGGTCATGTGTTGATCCGTCTTTGTAGCAGAACCTGCTGCTCTCAAAAGTTGCATACGTTCTGACTGGGTATGAGTCTGCATTCTTATATTGACAGGCGGTACAAAGAAGGTAACGTCACCTATGGTAACGTTGTACTCGTGAAGATTATCCCAATTTTCACCGTGAATCGCTTGTTGAATTTCCCTGCGATCATCTAAGATATCAAGAGTCTCGAAGAAGGCGTCAGCGTAAACCTTGGAATCAATATCGTAATCTCGGGTTACAAAGTTATGATTATTTTTGCCTTCATAAACGTCAGACATTTTGTAGAAGTCAGTCATTTTGTATTCGCCGGTTTCGTCACGATAAAGTTTGTTAGCGTCAGGGTTATCTTCAATGGTACCTAAGATATACTTGGCAAGATTAATAAAAACGTTACCATACTGAGAGTCCATTTTTATAAATACTTCGCCTAAATACCTTCTGTTACTGGTTGTGTGAATACGGTTAAGGCCACTTGCAGTGATATCAGAAGAGTTAGCGGTCATACTTAATAGTTGTGACTTGGCAGTGATATCAGAGAGTGCTCCGGACATTGCTGCAGGAAAGTTGACACTGCCACCTTCCTTAAGTCCGGCCCCTTCAAATCTAATATAAATTGTACCTCCTGCACTGTTTATTAATTCCCGTAAAGTAGAGATACCTTGTGCAAGTGCCATATTAGCTATAACGTCAGAACTTTTATCAACACTTTCTGTTCCTTTTTGTTTAATCGTACTGACCGTTTCAGAACCGGGATCAATAAGCCACCTGAAATCACACGTGCCGTTAGTCTCTGATATCAATTCAGCTTGGTGCCATTTACCGTTAACGTAAATAAAACAAAAGTCATTAGTACTGTCATTACCTTTTTGTTCAAGCAAAGCCAGCATATCGGGAAATGATATCACAAAGGAGTTTGACAAGAAGGTTTCAATAGTGTCGCTTTTTTTTATTCCCTTGTAAGATATGCTACTCTTTTCAACGTTAGTTTCCGTAGCCCACCTTGCAGGTTTGGGCGACGATATGCCTACTAATTGCAACTCGAACATATTACCGGCAGAAGATCCTGCTATAGCAGGATAACCGGCAGTTTTGTTGGCAATATCGGCAGACAGTTTTTCCAGTGCAGCAGTAGCGTCACCTTCTGCTGCACTGACTTGATCTACAAATAAAGTTATAAAATCAGTACCCATAAAACCATCTTTGATATCATTATCTGATAAATTGACCTTAGCTTTTAAGAAATAGATATCGGTATCTTCATTATAACCCAAGGTTTTCTCAGGTGCAGTTTCGGCGTAAAAGGCAGCAGCGTGAGCATCCTTTTTATTTTCGTAACGTTCTGATATCAGATCAAGGTAAGTAGTATCAACGTTACCAAGGTAGTAATCGCCCATGTCAGGAAGTTTAAAGTCAGTTTGATCTGACAGATTAAGAGTAGAGTTACCAAGAACTTCCTTAGCAATGTCGTTAGCGGTCTTTTCTTCTGTCCTATCAACGTCACTGACATTTTGTGAATCTTCGAATGTACCAAAATCTTTTAGAAAAGAATTAGAGTAAAGATCTGTAGCTTTAATTTTATTTATTCCTGTATTGTAAGATATGGCTATCTGTGCAAGCTTAGCCAGCCGTAATCTCATATATTCGTCTTTCATAACTATGTCTTTAACGCTATCGCCTTTTTGTGCTCTTAGAGAATTGTTGTCAACAGCGTTAACTTCGTCATAGTGCATTGCGTAATAGGACAAGGCTTTATCCAGTAAGGAACGATTTGACGTACCGCCAGTAAGAACTTGATAGCATTCGTCAGCAGTCATAGGCTTTGCGCCACTGTCTACCTGTTCTTTGAGTGCGTCACTTAACTTTTCACCTTTAATAAATCTTTGATAAGTATCCTTAGAATATGACACAGACCAGTCAGAATCTTTAAAAGTGTAAATCTCTTTATCTTTGTCATAATCAGCCTTACCTTCTTTAACTTGTTGCTGTAGCCACTGTCTGTAAGTATATTCGTCATTAGAAGTTGCTGTACCGTTAGTTATTCGTGATATCACTTGTTCTATTGACACAACAGTTTGTGCACCTTGACTTGTACCAATGCCTGTTGTTTGGGTAGCCATTCGTTAGCCCCCTTCCATTATTCTTTTTCTATTTCTATTATTACCATTTGTACAAAATGTACAAACTTTCATTGCACGATATCAAAAACCCATAGCAGTTTGAACCATACGTCCTACCTGTGCTTGTGACAAAGTATCTTTATAGTTATTGTTGATAGCAACGTTAATGGAAGAATTTTGCGGCACAGGACCTCCTATGGAACTTTGGATAGCTTCTACTGCTGCCTGTTGTCCTCTAGGACTGACTCCCGATATATTAATAGTGTAAGCCTTAGCAGGACCGCCTCTCATAACGTTAAGATTACTGTCAGCAAAAGAGATTGGATACTGTGACGCGTAAGCTGCTGCACCGCCTGCTGCTAACCCTGTAGCAGGTTCAGGCAAACTCTGTGCAGGAATAGGTGCGTTACCAAAAGCTGAACCTTCTGCTGTAGGAAGTTGTCTTCCGCCTTGTTGATATCTGGGCGGCTCTTGCTTTTGTGACGGATTGTTGGCAAAGCCTGATATCATAAGTCCTCCTGCTATATTAACAAGAGTGCCTGTTATGCCTCCCGTTTTCATTGCTCTAAGTTTAGTTCTAAGCAATGAATTTCTTTTTTTCGGTACCTCAGAAATATCAAGCAGGGGTTTTTGTTTCGCAGTACGATCTGCAAAGTTATCAAGATCTTGTGCTGCAGATACTTTTCTGTTAAAACCTACGTTACCGCCGGTATAAAGCAATGCGTCATTAACACCAAGGTCAGACATAACGTTACCCATGACGTTCCTAAGCTGGACAGCGGCTTGGTTACTTTCTTTTGGCAAAATAGTAGGCAGATTCTTTGGATTGCCTGAACCGTGAGATACGCTAAATGAGAAAAGATTTCTCTTGTTACCGTGCCACCCTACATTGTCTACCAAAAAGTCAACGTAAGTGCCTATAGCTTTTTTAGCTGTTTGTGTCAAAGCTCGTGGATCGTCTTCAGGTAAACTGCCAAGAGTATCTTTTACAAGTGCTTTATAGTTGACACCGTAGGTCTTTGCCTTATTCTCGTCTTGTAAAAGTTCAAGCAAAGTAGGTAACGCAGGATCCCTTGCAAGTTCGTTACTTGCTCTCGGTATGACTATTTCTTGTAAAATATCGGACAGATCCTTTTTAATAACAGCCCTTTGCTCGTCAGTAGCGTTATCTTTCACACTGAGAGCAGCAGTAAACGCACTTTCAAGACGAGGAATGAGTTGCGTTCTTAAAGTTTCACCTGATATCGTAGTACCTGCTTGAGCGCCTATGTTCTTAGGTGACAAGAATCCTTCTTGCACAGCAAGGTTAACCAAACCTATTTGATTCGTCAGCAAGCCTATGTCTTTTTCAAAGTATTGTCCTGCATCTTCGTTATGCAATACCTCATGCATAATATCATAAACATTTTGGGTGATTCTGTTTATCCTGCCTGTAGGCACTCTACCTGCGCTTGAAACCATGTCACCTACCAAGCTTGCGTCATGCATGGAAAACTTTAGCACGTCATAGGCAAAGTCAAGATCTTGATTATCGCCTCCGCCCAGCAAAGCACCTGCTGCTGCAGCGTTCTTCTCAAGATATTCAAGCATTCTTATCCGTTGTGTTTCGCCGCTTGCAAAGATAAAGTCTCTACCAAAGGTTTTTTGATCGAGAGAAGCTTCTTTAACCATATCTTGATAGAATTGTTTCATGAATCCTTTAAATCGATCATCACTGCCAAAGTCTACTCTCTGTCCGTGAGTCATTTGAACTGTAGACAAGACGTCACGAGACAACTGAGAGTCATAAGGTGCAATCTTTTCAGCTAAGTGTTCAGCAGACAAAGAGTTAAAGTCAAACTTGAAATCTTGGCTTGAGAAATCTTGCACCGTGCGATATCTTTGTGCTTCACCTGCACCAAGAAAGAATTGTGAAGCCTTGTAATTCTCAAAACGTTTGGCTGCACCTTCGTCAAGAAGCTTAACCGACATTTGTATGCCTTCAGCAGGCTTCATCTTATTAAGAGCAGACAACATTGCACTGTCAACTTCGATATTAACTCTTTTGGTAACACCATTCTGAGTAATGGCAAGTTCGGCTTGTTCCTTGTGTAAAGCGTTAGTTACAGCGTCAGAGTCATAGTCTTCCTTGCGCATTTGCGCACTCACAAAGTCACCGATAGCTTCATTACCGCTTGCAAGAGAGTTGAAAAAAACTTTTCTTTGGGTAACAGAACCGTAATACTGTAACGGTTCACGAGCCGATATTCCTTCAACACCTTCCGTTTGTGCTATCTCTTTTGTTATACCTGACATTTGTGATATCAGGCCGTCAACAGTGCCTTTGTCTATACCTGCGTTAATAAGAGTATCGCCTATCTCAGCAAAACCGGTATCATAAATCTTATTCATTCTCTCAAGAGACAGAATACTGTAGCTAAACTGATGCGCGAGTTTACCTTTGCTTGCTTCTTCTACAAGGTTAAATCCGTTAATACTAAGTTTGCTGATATCAGCTTCTCTTTCTTTTGCAAGAGATATCAATTCTTTTAAGTTATCAATCTGGTGTGCATGACCAAGTGCGGCCTCTACATTTTCAGTACCAAGTAGCATCATACCTTTTGCAGTAGCGCGCTGTGCGTCATGCATCCAGGCACGGGTAGCTTCATCCATGATACCTTTTTTACCTGCCCAGACGTCATGTTGTGTCATTCTGATTTTCTGTACCTTATCTGTTATCTTACCGAAAAGTTTTTGTCTTTCGCTGTCTGTTGCTCCTTCACTTGACGCGAGAAGATATCTGTCGATAGCATCTTGTAAGCCTGCTACCTGTGCTTGAGGTTTATCAACAATAGCTTCACGATAAGCACCCGGTTCTTCAACGTGATTTGCTGATATCGCAATATATCTTCCGCTCTTATGACCGGGACCTGCGTTACGCCATAAACTGTTACCAAAAGCACTATGATCTCCAAGATCAATAAGCCAGTTATGACCATATAGTGACTCTTCAAAGTTACCGGCACCAAAACGACCGGCCATAAGATCTTCAAGTTTGATAGTTTTAAAGCCAAGATGTTCGGCTTCAGCTGGACTCGTAGACACATCGATAGTACCTTCATTAATGGCGTTAGCTGCAGTAGCAGAAAAAGCTTTCCAAAGATTTAACGCACCGGCTTCGTTAATTGTAGTTATGCTTCTGTCACCTATGCCGTCTTGGTGCATTCTGCCAAGAATTGACGTCATAATGTTAATGCCTTTTTGGACGTCACCATTACCTACGTTATAACGCTTAACAAATCTTTCGACTGCAGGTTGATCAATACTCCATTCAAGACCTTGTCCTGTATCCTTGATAAAGCCTGCAAGCTTTTCACCGCCACCTTGCCTGTTAAACATATTACGATAGATCTGATCGATAGCTGCTGTAGGTACTATTTCACCGTTCTCAAGACCCTTAATGTAGGTATCATATATCTTGGTGTTACCTGCCTTAACACTGTCTTTACCGTAAACTTTTTCTCTTTCCTTGTAGAAATTTTCGATATCAAGTTTATTCTTTAGTCCTGCTCTGACATTGCTAAGTGCGGTTATGGCACGTTGGTTAAAACGAACAGCGTCATCACTTTCTTTTTGCCAATCCCAGTAATGGCGCATCTTCGTAAACTCACCACGTGACTTCTCATAAAGGAAAGAGAAATTACCGGAACCGCCTTCAGAACCTTTCATCATCTGAGAAATTCCGTCTTTAACCATAAAGTCTCTTGTGGTTTGGTTGCTAAAGCCGTAAGCACCGCTTTCAAGACTTCCTGTATCTATGTAAGCTTGTGCAGCTGCTTGTTGATCAGCGGCAGATAACTGTTTTCCTTTCTTTGTAAGATCTACAATGCCGCTTTCTAACAATGCTTGTCTGTACTCTTGAAGATTAATATTAACACTACCTGGTTGCCTTGACAGAATAAGAGTAGCATCTTCAAGATTGATATCACCTTTGTATTCTTGTCCTTTTTCATCTCTGAGTAACCATTTCTTAACGAGTTCAGCGGCAGAAGTACCACCTTTGAGAGTTCCTTTTTTTTCTCTAAAGACCCATTCGTCTATCAGGTAACGATAATTACTGATATCACCGTGTTTAATAACGTTAGCTATATGATTAGAGATAAAGTGAAATGACTCGTCTTTACCGTAGATACCAGCTTGTTGTAAAACAGTAGCCATTACCTTACTGGGTGCGTAACGTTCTTGGATAATAGCTTCTCTTAGTGTTTTTGCGGCTTCACTCTTTCCTTCTGTTGTTGTAGTGTCAATACCAAATTCTTGTCCTATCGTCTTAAACAATGCATCATCTGTAAGTTTTTCACCGTGCAGTAACTGATATCTGCCTTTAGCTGCAACACCAAAGGCACCAAGGTCGCCTTCCTTGAGTGCGTCAATCATTTTGATATCAAGGGCGTCAACCTTACCAAGAGTACGGGTAACCTGTTTTTGTACAAGACGTTTGTTAGGCGAGCCTTGTTCTTCTTCCCAAACAGCTTCTTGCGCAGTGTAGTTACCTCCGTAGAAGCCAAGATTCTGCATTACGTTTCTTACTCTTGTGTCAGCTTCACCTGTGTTAAGAATAAGGGCACGGGTCATGCCCTTCTCAGCCATTTCTGAAGCCTTAAACAAAGGATTGGCTCTCTCTGTTTGGATATAGTAAGAAACGTTATATTTTTGGCTTAACAGATCAACGATTCTTTGTGAACGCTCTGCTGTAGTAGCGTTATCTCTGTCAATCAGGTCTTTACTCTCTTTTATGATCTGAGTTATTGTATCTTCTTCTACAAGATGCCCTGTAGCAAGATCAAAAACACCAAGCTTAAAAATACCTTCATACTTGGCTTTCTTGCCGTAAGGTACACCACTGTATCCTGCTATGTGAGCAAAAATATCACTGTCTTGGATAAAGGTACCCTTACCGTAAGAGAAGCCTTTCTGTTCATCGTAAGAGAACATCGCAGCAACTTTTTGCGGCAGGTCAAGCAAGTGACCTTCGTTGATATCAAGTACCTTTTTAACGTTAATCTTTTGTAAGGTATCGCGTTCGTTAAACGCTCTGTCAAAAACTTGTCCGTGAACAAACATTACTCCTTCGTCAGGCATAGCAGTTGTTAATAATCCCGTGCTTGCCAAGAAGGCTTCGTTAGTCATTGACGATTTTTGCCCCGTAGTCAGTTTTGTTGCAGTATCTGCAAGATTAGCCGTTATAAGTGCGTTAAGACCAATGGGTGACGTATGCAGTACGTTAGCTTGAATATGGGTATCAAGACGCTTGCTGTAAGTACCGTCTTGCTGTTTAACACTGCCGTAAGTAGCTTGTTTCCACACTGACAAGTTAGTAGATCCCTTGCCTATGTAGATATCTTGTAGTGCGCCAAACTCGTCAGGCAAATCTTCTGCTTGCCGAATATAGTCCGATATCTTTTTGGCGTTAAGTTGTGCAGCGTCTTCTACGTTAGCGGGGTTTCTTCTTTGTTGAACAAACTGGTTATACCAGTCACCATGGTAAGTTGCTATACCTGCAAGGTGATCTGCCATCTTAACGTTAGGAATAAAACTTTGTAAAATATTATTGTAGTCAGCTTTTGTTACAATTCCTGCTTCTCTTGTCGTAATGAGCAGTCTGTCAAGATTAGCCTGAAGCGCAGTGAAGTGAGAGTAAGCAGGGTGATCAGGCTCATACTCTTGTACGCCGGTTGCCAAGTCTCTTATAACTTGCTTATAGCCTTCGTCTGTGTTCCAAGTGTCGATATCAGGCACGTTACTTCCAAGCAAAGCAGGAATATTTTTAAAGATATCTTTATACTCTACCCTAAACTGGTTACTGCGTGACGTTATGCCTACATCCTTAACTATGGGTGCAGTTCGTAAGGTTGTGCCAAGGCCGGTTAAAGTTTTACTAAGGTGATACAAAACGTCGCCTTCACCTTCGGCAAATTGTTCCTTGTGCCACTTGATAAGGCCTTCTTGAGTAGCAATGGCTTTTTCTATCAAGCTTGTCATCTTAAGTTCGGTTCTTTCACCGTAACCGTCCTTAAGATCGAAGATACCTACCGGCATTGAAAGCAAACTGCCGCCTACCTGATATTGTAACTGTCCACCGATAAAGCGCTCTGTAGGTATGGCAAGATCGATCATCTTGTCACCTATCTTAGCCATAACCGATCTTGAATGTGAGTCCCAAGTTATCGTACCGCCCATGTGCGCTATCAGACCAAATAACTGTTTTGTGTAACGCTGTAAACCTTGCTTGTGAAGACTTCTGACTGATCTGAGAGTTGTGATCTCTTGAGCTGTATAACCTGCACCTTCTAAAACTTCATTTGATATTCTGTCGTCTTTGAGCATTAAAACGTTGTCAACGACGTCATCAATAACTTCGTTAACCTTAGTTTCGATATCTTTTTCTTTTTCAGAAAAAACACCTGTAACTGTAGGAATAGTTTTACCAATAGTATCTAAAACCTTTTTTGTTTCATCGGCATTTGTAAAAGTCTCTGTCCATCCTGACGTCGTATGACGATAAGTCCCTGTAATATGTCCGGAGAAAGGATTTACTGCTCTTTTGTTTTTAAGCGTTTGTACCAACTTGTGAGCAGCAGTAACTTCGGTATCTTGTTCCATAATCCTAAAGGGGTTCATAGGTCTTTCTTGTTCATCTAAGGGATACTGAGAATTAAATTCTTGTATGAAGGCGTCAGGATACTGTCGTGTTCCGTCCCTAACTTCTTGAATCCACGTCTCTCTACTACGTTTTGACAGACCGTCAGTAAAGTACCCTATCTGTCTTGTATTGTACAAAAATCTTTGTACTTGTTTTAAAAACAATGTTCTCTCTTCAGGTTTATAGTTATCTCTAAAACCATTTTGTGCAAGGGCATTCATTATGTTGTGTGATATCGTATGAGGTTCAGAGTTAAGGTTAAGAGTAACTATAGTATCCTTTGTGATATCACCAAATCCCTTTAGGTTAATCTCAAAACGGTTTTCAAATTCGTAACCGTAAAGACCGTCAAGTTCCCATCCCAAACGTCTGCTGTTCTTTGTTTGTTCTTGTTGTTCTATGTAGTCTTCTATACCTTGCATCAGCTTTCTGTAGTAATAGCTTACTACAGCACGATTAGTTTGCTTAGGTCCTGCGAGTTCTTCTGCCTTAGTAACTGCAGCTTGTATGGTCGCTTTGTTTTGGCGTGCCCAGTCAATGCGACCAAGTTGTCCTGACAGTGTCTCAGGTAATAGGTGACCTTTTTGTGCGTCATCAAAACTATAAAAGCCAAAGAAGTTTTGATAACTGTTTTTATACATTTCACTGTTAATATCAACAGCTTCTCCTCTAAAGATCCGCTGTGCTATGATCGTAGAGTTTTCCCAAAGTCTTTGATACAGCTTAATCTGTGCTTCTCTTTCAGAAGGAGAACCTTGTGTAGTTTGGCTGGTTAACTCCTTAAGTTTGTCTTCTTCGTACTCCAAAAAATCCAGAAGCTTTTTATCTGCCTTATAGTCATGATACCTGATCTTACGAGCAGCAGCTTCTTGTTCTGCACGCCTTACACCTTCTCTTACGATATCAGGTGCTGAAAAAGGCGTTGTCTTTATAACTCCGTCAGGTGAAAAGGTATGCTTTGCAAGCTGTTTTTTTGTATAATCTGATACCTTTATTGTATCTATCTCACCGTTACGTTGTAAGTCACCGATATAAAAGGTATGATCCATCATAGCGTTAGCTATGTCTTGTCTTGTACCTACGTAATAAACAGGGGTTCTTAACCTGACAGACAAACCCCTTGGATCAGGTTTAGGCGCGTAAGCTTCAAGCTCAAGTACAGTTAGTTTACTGATATCAGTATCAGGATACATATCTTTCATAATATCGTGAAATTCTTTTTCTGTAGCAGCTTCAAACAATCTTTTAACGCGATAGGTAACACCTTTCTGGATCCCTTGAGATCCTACAAGTTCTGTTTGAACCTTGCCTGGAACTTTATTTTCAACGTCTTTAGAACTTACGGCATACTTATCGGGGAACCTGAAAGTTTCTGTTAAAGGATCCTTGGCAAAAGTCATCAGTCTGTAAGCTTCATGATCTATCCTTGACGTTGCAAGAAAAAGTTCAGAGCCGTCATTTCTTAACACGATATCAGATTGTTCTTGTAAAGAAGATAACGCCTGTCTTAGCGGCGACGTTTCAACAAGCATACCCCTTTTAAGAACATACTCGAGATTATATAAGGTGTCCGTAGTTGCAGCGTGAGCTGCGCCTGCGTTACGGGGATCGTCGTAAACAGACATAGACCAGTTACGTTTACCTGTTTGTGGATCTACAGCTGCAGACATACGTCTTACTATAGCTTCTTGCTGTCCTGACGTAAGATTCATACGACCCATTTGATCGATATCACTTTCGTCGTAAAAATCTTCAGGCATAAAACGCCTAAACACAGCCAAAGTATCCAAGTGATACTTAAATGACGCGTTACCAAACTCATCTCTGAACAATGTAGCGTCAGGCATACCAATAACGTCACCTTGTGCAGTCAGCTGGCGTAACTTTGTTTGTATACTTTTAACTTTTGCATTGCCTTGTTCTCTAGCGTCAATAATTTTGTCGTATTCTTCTGTAACTGCTTCCCAATCCACTGCAGCTTCATTTATATCTTTACGGCTCGCTTGATTAATAACAGAATCATCAGATAATGTTTCAGATATCATATCGTCTATACTTTGTCTTGTCTCGTAAATGATATCTTCACCTTGAGAAGCCTGCTTGATTCTATTGTCTATGGTTTCAAATCTGTTTTGAAATTTAGCAAAAGCTTCATCTGTAGTGAAGTCTTTTCTTTCAAGCTTACGAAAACTATTAACCGTTTCTTGAAAATAACCGCTAATTAGATCTTCGATTCCTTTTGTCGTTATACTTTTAATCTGGTCTGCCAAAGTCTTTGGTAACTGTGTGTGTTGTTTTGCAAGATTAGTAACAATATCTCTTCTGTCACTGATCTTTGTATGAAGCTCAGGTAAGGCACCTTGGTCTAAGGCGTCTATACGTTGTTTATAATTAGCTATCCTGTTTTGTGCTTCTTGTTTTCGTCTCTCTTCTTGTTTAGTTTTACGTTTGTAGCTTTCCGCGCCATACTGTTGTTTATAGTTATCTTGGACGTTATCATTTGTTAGAAAGTTTTCTGCTTGTGTTATAACTTTATTATCTGCGTTGATAAGACGTTGAAGATTATGCCTTTCTATTAAGACTGCCTTTTGTTTGTAATCTGAAGTGTTTTTCAACTCATCTTGTAACTTTGTTTTACTGTCTATCTCCAGCTTATTTTGTTGTAACTGTTCTTTACTTGCCTGTAACGCTTCGTTACTGGTTTCTAAGTTATCGTAAGCACTTTTTAAAGCGTCGTCTGCAATTGTGTCAGGACGTTGTTGCGGATCATAGCCTTTTGATCGAATTTCATCTTCGTTAAACTTAATGATATCTCGAAATGTCTTTTGTTGGTCCTCAATACCTTTGTTCATATTTTCTGTAGCTTGTATATCTCTCTCTATGCTTAGACTTACGTTATCAACTTGTTGTTCGTATTCTCTGTCTTGTACTTTTCGCATTTCATTTGTAGCGTTATCAAAAACTGTCCAGCTATTAATAAGAGCTCTTTCTTTTTGTGTTTGTTGCTCTCGCAAAGCAGCTATTTCTTCCGGTGTCTTATTTTGTTGTTGGTAGCTGTTTAACTCTGCTCTTGTTTGTTGTGCTATTACGTTTCTCTCATGTGTAATGGCGTCATTGATAAATGATATCTCACTGCTCTTACTAAATACTTCTTGTTGCAGTGACTTTATCTGGCGAGTTACGCTATCTCGTGCGATTCTTTTTTCGTCACGTTCAAAGGCAGCTTTTTTAAGTTCTTCGCTGTCATCGCCAACACCTGAGTTTTTAAGATTTTGATATCTTTGTTCAGCGCTATTATAATCTGTAGTTCTCTGTTGTAGTTCATTTTCAAGTTGTGTTCTTTGTTGTTGTACGTTAAGAAAGTACTGTGCATATTGTTGTACGTCTGCACTTTCTTTTGCCTCAATTCCTTGTGTCACAAGACGATCTACTTCTGTGTGATAATCTTGTATAGTCTTACTGATATCTTCATTGTTAAGTGTATCACTTAATTCTTTAAGTTGTTTATCAACCTTATCTTTAAGAGTTTTTGCTGTTGTTGATTTTTGTTGACTGTCATTTTTGTCTCTAAAGAGATACCGCATTGCTTCTTGGGCGCCTTCAGAGAGTTGTCCGTTAGTCATAAGACTGTTTAGAAGTGAGATATCAAATGTTCTTGTGTTATGGCCTACAGCTGTAAGAGCAGTTTTCCCTTTGCCTCCGTGCAGTACGGCGTCAACACCTTCTAACAGCTTTTTTTCCCAACCTCTAACTGAAAACTTTTTGTGATCAAGTTCGATATCTTGTAACGGTAAACTTCTTTGGATTTCTCCGATCTTGCGTTGTACGTCCTTGCCTCTACGCATCATTCGTGTATCTCTGAGAGCAACTTCGTTTTCACCGACAAACTTATTAAAGGTAAAAATACCATATTGTTGAGCTTCAGTAGAATTCCAAGCAATAGCGCCGTCAAGTTGTGACGACGCACCTATTTTTGCCAAACGCGTTGCTGTAACTCTTTCTTCGTAAGATAATTCTTGTCCACGTTCAATTTTGTTTATGATATCTTCATATTCCTGATCGTCTTCTTCGCTTGAACCAACAATAGAACTAAAAATTTCAGGAATATCAGATTCGTCATAAATATTCCTTTTAACAAAGGTAAACTCGGTTAGTTTTCTCGGTATCTGTTTTTCACCCAGCTTAACGCCTCCTGTACTTTCAAAGTCAAAACCTACAACCATACCTTCTTGCTTTTCAATATTAGCTAACGCCTGTATGGTCTGGTTCGTAGTCTGGTGAATTTGAAAACCTTGTATATTCTCGTAAGGTATCTCTACAGGCTTGTTTGTGTTTTTAAAAAGTTCATTGTCTTCGCTAATATAGCTTGTCAGTTTGCTGAAGAAGTCGTGTGTCGCGAGCTTCTTGTATCCTTCTCTAATATGGGGATTATGTTTAAACTTCTCTTTCTTTCTCTTAACCTCGTAAGTTTGTGTTTCTTCTTTTGCAACCAGAGCCTTAATGGTTTGTTCTGTGTTATCCAGGACACGTTGGATACCTGCCTTGTTCAGAACAGCTGTACCGAGATTAATAACAGATCCGTTCTCTGACTGTATGACATTACGTAACAGATAAGCTTGAGTCTCGGGATCAAGGTGCTGATACCAAGAATCGTCTTGTAATACGTCACCAAGGTCTATAACACTGGCATTGTCAGCTTGGTATACGTTATCGACAATGTTAACGGGTGTGGCCGCCATATTACCTCTCTCCTATTCTTTTTTATACTATCTGTACATTACCGACAAGCGAACAGCCTAAGAGTTACGAAAACAAAAAGCCTCCTGTCGGAGGCTTGTCTTATGACAATTACGGTTCTTATGATCTGCTGCAAAACTAGTTCTGCAGCTTCGGATTACTTAATACGTTTTTGTTAGTCATTCTCCAAACTTACCTGGGGGTATTCTGCCGAATCAACGATAAACTCAACTATTTTTCCTGATATCTCACTGGGATTATCAGGCATAACGTTCTCTGTTAAAAGTGCAAGAGAGTAAAGCACCTTGCAAAAATCCCTAAACGTAACGTCGTCTTTTCCCTTTTGATACAACTCTTTGAGCTTATCAAAGACCTTATGGTTAGGATTAAATTCAAGAATTTGTACCGACTTAACGTTGTGATTACCCAGACTTTCAAAAGCCTTTTCCATAGAAAGAGACGGTGACCCTGCACCGGCTACAAGACATATCGCTTTACTCTTAAGATTAGACGTCAGCCTGACGTCATAAACACCATTACCTAAAATGTCTTTGACGTCCCTGAGAAGTTCCTTGTAATTTTTGGCTGTATCTTCTATCTTGTTTTTCTCTTTCTGTGCCTCAGCGTCACCAAGATCAAAGTCTTCTGCCGTAATGAACTGAAACTCTTTGTCTTTGTAGCTGTTAAGCAGACGTATCGTAAACTCGTCTATCGAGTCAACAAGGTAAATGACTTCTAAGCCGCGATCCTTTAAGAGTTCCATTTGGGGAACTTGTTCTACGTCACTAAGATTCTTACCCGATACTACGTAAATCTTTTTTTGATATTCAGGCATTCTCTCTACATATTCTGCAAGAGTAGAAAGAGCGTTACCTTCTTTTGACGTATGGAACATAAACAGTTCCTTAAGCTTTTCATGCAGAGTAGGGTTATAACCGCTAACGTAAATACTAAGTTTAAGTGACTTGCCAAACTCAGACCAAAACTCTTCATACTTGCTGCGATCTTCTTTTAACATTTTAGCAAAATGTTTAAGAATATTCTTTTCAAGTGCTTTACTTATGATCTGTACTTCTTTGCTGTGTTGTAAGGTTTCTCTTGAAATATTAAGGGGAAGATCAATAGAGTCAACCAAACCTTGCATAAAACGTAACCAGTCAGGTAAGATATCTTTGCACTTTTTCATAACCATAACGTGCCTTGAGAAAAGTTGCAATCCTGCTTCATAGTCACTGCTGAACAGGTTAGCAGGTGCATAACGGGGAATAAAAAGAAGGGCTGTATACTCTACCGTACCTTCTGCCTTAACGTGAATAACGTCAAGGGGATTATTACCGCCTCTAAACTGTGCACCTAAGAAGTTACTGTACTCTTCTTGAGTAATCTCATCTTTGTTTCTCATCCACAAGGGCTTCATAGAGTTAACGGTTTTAATCTCGGTAATAGTCTCTTCTTCTGACTCTTCGTCTTCAGGATCTTTCTTCTGTACTTTCTCAAAGTACATCTTTATGGGATATCGAATAAAGTCGGAATACTTCTTGATAAGCCTTTGGATAATATACTCGTTAAGAAACAGCAGTTCATCGTTGGGATTGTCTTTAAATTCTTCCTTAACGTATAAGGTAATAGCAGTCCCGTTAACGTGCTGTTCACAATCTTCGATCTCATATTCTCCTGTACCTTCAGATACCCATTTTACTCCTTGATCAGTGCCCGCTTTGCAGGTTACGAGTTCAACCTTATCAGCTACGATAAACGCAGAATAAAAACCTACACCAAACTGTCCTATTAATTCCTGCGCAACACTGTCAGACGATCCACGGATCTTGTCGAGAAAGTCACTTGTGCCACTTTTGGCGATAGTCCCTATATTGTTAATAACTTCGTCACGAGTCATACCAATACCGTTATCTGTTACAGTTATAGTTCCTTTTTCTTTGTCTATGAGAACAAAGATTTCGGGCTCGTAGTCGTCACTAATAAGATCTTTGTTTGTTAACGCCTCAATACGCAGTTTATCAAGGGCATCACTTGCGTTAGATATCAACTCTCTTAAGAAGATTTCTTTGTTAGTATAGATAGAGTTAATAACAAGATCGAGAAGCCGTTTGGTTTCTGTTTGAAATTGCAGCTTTTCTGTTGCCATAAAGTTTAAAGCCTCCGTAACGTTTTTTTCTCCATTATATCACTCTGTTTACTTTAATGTCAAGATATCAAATCCAAGAACGTATATTGTCTTCTACCTTTCTTTGTTGATCAAGAATACCTGACCATATTCCGATATCAGCTATTATTTCTGTAGGCCCCATTGTGTTGTTTTCCGTAACGTTAACTTTGACGTCTTTTAATCCTTTACCTTTGAGCAAGCTTTTAAGTTCACTGCTAATGTTAAGATCTTTGTTAGTCATTTTATAAGGCAAAGGTGACGCTATCATAACTTCAGGTTCTCTTAGGCTGCTTTCGTAAAAGCCAAAGTCAGAAAGATTCATACCTTCGTTATCTATAGTTTTAACCTCAACGTCAGCGATATCAACTTCAGGGCGCCAACCTGCCCAGTTACTGTCAGGAAGATAATGGTGTTGAAAGAACTGTTCGTTAGTTTCTCTTTGTTCTGTAGGCAGGCCCCATGACATTTGTAGGGCTCTTCTAAGGGCAGGTGATACTATAGACAAGATCTCTTTCTTCTTGTCAGGATCAGTTTCTGACACAAACTCCATAAAGTATTCTCTGTCATTGGTAGGTAGTGCCGATATAATAGAAGACCATGACGCGCCTTTTTTGAGACCATACATTGTAGCTTCAGCAGCTTTCTTGTAGATAATGGCACTTTGGGTATACTTACCGCCTTCTACCATACTTTCTACAGGAACGAGTTCTGATATCCTACGGTTAACAAGCTTACTCAGGTAATCCTTCATAGCGTTAGTTTTGCCGCCGTAAGCTTCACCAAGAGCCTTTTTGATACTTTTTAGGTGTCGCAACATTGCTTTTCTTGCTTGATCTTTTTCGTCAGTATTTTCCAAGACTCTTTGGATATCAACGCCTTCTTCGTCAAGGGCTCGTCTTGCTGCTTCGTGATAAAGACCTTGGTACTTGATAAAAGTGAGACGGTCCCAGTAATCTTCCATCTCTCGAGCTTCAAGAACACGATCCGGAACCCAGTCACGGCCTGTTGTGATATGTTTAAGTGCTCTGAATCCTGCAGCTATAAGAGCACCTGCAGCCATATACTTACCCTTAGTTTTCTTGTCTGTTACTTCATTAATACGAGCAGCTTCCCATCCGAAGTAAGCACCGAGAGTCATACTGCTGAAATATGACTTACCGCCTATCATAATATGGGCAGCACCTGTTGCAACGTCAAGAGCGTGAGATATCGGAACAGCAAGCTTAGAGTTATTGGCGTCGATCATATTAGCTATCGCGTGACCTACTAAAACGTTACGATTAGCCAAAATCGACGTCATATAAAGAAGTTGTCTTGGTCCTCTTGTAATCTGTTTGCTGCCTATCTTAAGACGTGGTAAGTTACCTATCTGTACGTTAATCTCAGGTGTTTTTTCCATTTCTACCACGTGAGAGAACATTGACGAAAAAATGGAACGTTCGTAGATCGATCTCTCAAGAGCAGGATACAAGAAGGTATTAATGGGGTGCGCCCAGCTTTGGTAAGGTGTACCGTAAACCTGTTCCGCAAGATAACTCTCTAACGGTGATCTTACTCTTAACCATTGATCAGAAATAATAGGAATATCAGCGTGTCCTATGATTTCTGACACAAGACCTATGGCTTGTTGCACCGAAGACAACTGTGACAGTGTAGCCGCAGAGCTTTTATCGCCTTTTCTTTCTACAGCGTCACCACTGTCCATCATAAGTTTATTAACTGACTCGCCTTGTACAAAAACAGCAGCGTTAATAGTTTTCTGAGAGTCTTTGTT